GTTTAATAATTCTAATGTACTCATATCATTTTAAGTTTATGACGTCCTAAGATCGTCGGTTAATGTAATAAAAAATCGCTCTCAAGTTGATCTTTCATCTTATATAAATATAGGTTAAATTCGTTTTAATGCCCTTCTGCCCAATTATTAGCAATTTCTGGTGGTGCTTTTAAAGTTACTCCGGGTAGTTTAGTAGTATTCTCCATAATCTCTTGAACGTAAGGAGCAAACATTACTGCATCTTTTTCAGCTATATTAACTATCAATTGATCATGCACTTGTGCTTGACATATAGCATCGATGTTTAACTCTTTAGCTTTTTGATTAATCTTCAACGCTGCTCTATTCACTACTGCTGCTGCCAACGACTGCAATTGGAAGTTAAGACAGTTATTAAGTCCATTTCTATAATCTCTATACGCTTTTAAAACTATATCTTTACCGTAGGTTTTTTCTAGTTCTTTTCTAAATCTCCAATCCATCATCTTATCTTGAAACTTGATATAAGTCTTTTGAACTTTAGGTAAATGTCTAACCCGTCCTACATAGTTCTTAATATAACCATGAGCTTTGACTTGAAGTCTAGAATTTTCTCTCCATTCCTTTAGTTGAGGGAATCCATCTAGATAACCCTGTACTAAACGTTCAGCAGTTTTCTGATCTACTCCTAAAGTCATTTTTAACGCATAAGCTTCCATACCGTATGCAATACCTAATGAATAAGCTTTAGCTTTATTACGAGCTGGAGCATCTAATTTCTTTAAATAATTAGGAGCACTTTTATCAGCTGAGACTCCGTTAGGAAATCTACTAGTATCTTCGTTTAGCTTTTCAGTTTTAATAGCAACAGTAGAATAAAAATCCCAGTTCTTATTAAAGATTTCCTGTAAAGCTTTATCTCCTGTTACTGAGGCAAAGCAGTGAGGTTCTAAAGATTCGTAATCGGCATCAATAACCTTTCTACCATTTCCGGCAATAAGAAACTTTCTTACTACATTTACATATTTCATGATGATAGGAGCTTCTTCTCCTTCTTCAAGAGGTTTTGGTAGTTGTTGAGCATCAGATCCATAACGACCAGATACAGTACCGTTCTGCTTAAAGTAAAAATAGTATCTACCATCTTCCTGACGATCTCTAAATCTATCTACATAGGTAGACTTTATTTTAAGTAGTCTATTATATACTCTTAAATTTTCTGCCCAAGGGTAGTCTTTAGATAAATCTTTAATCATATCCATATCGAACTTTGCTCTACCAGATTTAGTATTGGATCCTGCTACTTTAGGAGTTATGCCCATATACTTAAATACGATCTCGCCTAGCTGTTTCTTAGATTGAATATTAATATAGTCACCATCATTCGATTCCTTCCACATAGTCATAGAAATTCTAGCTACTTCAATTTCATCTAGTATTTCTATATCACCTGTTAATAGGTATTTTTTTGCTGGTGATTCCTCTAAAGCTTCTATATTTTTTTGAGTTATAGAATACTTACCTGTCTTCTCAGATTTAGGTAAATTTAATGAATACCTTTCAGCTAATCTTTGAGCCCAGTTACCTTTATGAGACGGAGGATATTCTTTAAAAGCTGTATCCATAATCCATTCTTTAACTTCAGGTATCTCTAATAAAGATTTCATTACTATCTCCTTATTATTTTTTTGATCTTCTATGATCTCACCATGAACTTTTTCAATCAGGTCTATATCTAAATCTACTCCACAAGCTTCCATAGGTACAGTTACTTCACGGTAGATAGGCATCACCTCATCTTCAAAGAAAAACTTCTCTAGTCCTTCTTCTTTAAGTTTTCCAAGGTATAAATTACATATACGTAAAGTAAGGTCGGTATCAGCAGAAGCATATTTACTAAGAATATCCAAATCAGCTTTAAATATTTCATATAACGCTTTAGTAGTTGATCCTCCATTATTTTTTATTGATTCTTTAAGTTCTATTTGTTCCTTATTAGCTGCTTCTTCTACATCTAAACCAAGCTCTTTTTGATTCATTATAGCAATAGACTTTAACCCAAAAGGATTACCATAGCCAAAGGCTCCTTCTTCGTATACAGTATGCACTAATAGTCCAGTATCTACATAAACACTAGGTAGTAAATCAACTCCAAAATAGTTCTTTATAAACTGAACATCAAAAGAAGCATTATGAAATACTAATTTTTTACCTATAAGTAATTTTAGTAAGTTTCTAGATATAACCTCAGTAGATTTACCGTTTATTTCTTGTAATACCAGCTCATCTTTCTCATAATCAAAGACTAAAGTAGGTAAGTAAAAACCTACTCCTTCGTCTCCAGAAACAGACCAACCAATAATTTTATTCTTACGAGGGTTAAGTCCGGTAGTCTCCGTATCGACTGCTATTACATCTGAGTCTAAGATATGTTGATGAAGTAATTTTAAGGTCTCTTCATCTTGAACCGTATAGTACTTTTTTTCTAATTGCATATATAACCGTTTTATTTATTTAATAATATACGAAAAATTATTCAGAGTAAAAAACTCTTGAACAGCTTTCTTTCCGTCTTTAATGTTTAATTTATCTTGATACATTTTTTCTATGGTATCTAGTCTTGGAGTATAATCTACTTCTATATCATCATCCATTTGAGTAATTTTTTCATCAAATGCTCTAGCATAGATTTCAAACTCTCCTTTAAACTCTTTTAAGAACTCATGCATTGCTGGTGATAACCACCCTGTATTTGCTCCAGATCCTTGTAGATAGTTTCTTCCTATTCTCTGATAGCATTTCTGTGAGCATCCTACTTTAAAGAACTGTTGGGTTCCGGAAGGTGCTTTATACACAATAAGGTATATTAACCTTTGCATTGGGAAGTCTTCTGGTACCATAGTGACATGGTCTTTTGTATCTCTTCTGACTTTTAATTTTAAAAAGTACTTATACCTATTTGCTTCTGTGATATGTTCTGTTAAAGCTCTTGTGCTCTGTTCTACCTCTCTTGGGAGTACAAATGAATCTAAATACTTGAAATTTTTTGGTATCATTCCTTTATAAGTTTTTTTAGCCTATCATTAAACCTTTTTAATTCTGCTTTCAATGCTTTTTTTCCTGAAGATGATAAAGAGGTCTCTGTTCTTTGAGCATATTCATTTTTTGCTTTTGAGTATCCTGGGTGTTTCATATTATATTATGTTAAAAGATTTCTCTCTTTTTACCCATTTTCTCATTATCATCAATGTCTGAGTATCGCTCATAGGTACGTAAGTCTTTTCTTTGTTACACCATTTCTGGCAATCTTTAATTCTATCCCACCACACATAACCAGCATCTTTATACCCATTGTACTTTTCCATGTGCTTGATGTAAGATATTTCTAATCTATCTAAACTTTGTAATACTGTCATAACCTTTATTGTTTTAAACTATTAATATATCTAAATATAAGAAAATAAACAATAGGAAACAACTTTTTCCCTAATATTCTCCGTAAAGATCAAACTTTTCTGGTTCCGGTTCTTCTATAGTAACCTCTTCAGTCTTTATAGCGAATAATTTGCCATTCAAAGGTTCTAATCTATAGTGACCTTTAAATTTAGTTTTACGCATATACTGTGTGAGGGTAGGTACTAAGCCATCAATAAGGTTTTCCTTATCAATGACTAGTTCCCATTTATCTCCAGGTGGTACCCGTTTTGCTATAAGTTCGTTATTCTCAACTATTTCTTTTTGCATCAAAATATTCTTTTAAGAATTCTTTTCTATATAGCATTACCTTACCTGTGTAAGCTCTATTGCTTACATCTCTTACTCCAACTGGTTCTTTCTCTCTTAATGCTGTCTTATATACATCCCTTCCTAATTCTGGACCTGCTTTCTGTCCTAGGTAATCAAAAAGTGAATATGTTGCATCTAGTGCTGATTTTCCGTTAAATTTTAAACTAGCGAGTTCTTCTTGTAGTTTTGTATTTTCCATATTACTGTCTTAAGGTTTTTTCAATTCTATAATCTGTGTGTGTAAAAAAGTCTGGTATAAATCTTGAATGCGTAGCTCTAATAGGGTTAATATCTAAACCACCTCGTCTAGTGTATAGACATGATACCATTAAATCGTCTGGTTTATACGCATCCATTAAATGCTTAAATACCATTTCACATATTTCTTCATGAAAATGACTTACCGTTCTATGAGATACAATATACTTAGCTAACGAATCTACTGCTGGTAAATTTTTACCATTCATTCTAATAAATACATCACCCCAATCTGGTTGATTCGTTACTCTACAGTTAGATCTTAATAAGTTAGATCTTAATTTTATTTCTTTTGGAGTATCTGAAGTATCTTCTATAAGTAGCTGAGAAGCATCAGATTGAAAAGCTGTAAAGTCTATTTGATCTAAATCTACTATCTCACCTAAATCTGTATAACCTTCAAAAGATAGTGCTTTTCCGTCCTCTAAATCACTATAAAAACTTACTGTTGTATTTGTTTCCAGTAATTTGTCTAAATCTTCTTTTACCCTAGCTTCTATCACAGCCATACAATCTGCTGAACAATCTCCTAGTCTGGTCATATTAAAAGAATTTAAATACAGTTTAATAGATTTAGATTCTACGTGATATTCTGAGTCTGAAGGGCATACAATTTTTAGCATACCTGCTACAGGTTGACCTTTAGTTGTAATTGCTGAGACTTCGTAACAGTTCCAAGTATCTACTCCTACGAAGCTTTTATCGGTTAACCCGTATCCTTCTCTATTCAAATACCTTGGTACTTTGACCAGTAGTTCAGGTGAGTAGGTGTCTTTATACCCATCACCACCAACTTTACCTAAATGCTTTGATGCTATTTCTACTACTTCTTGATAATTTTTTACGTCTGCCATAATTTAATTTTTAAATGTTTGTTTTTTACCACCCTCGTATATGTAAGCGTGGCCGTTTTCGATTAGTAGTTTATTTAAAGAGGTTTCTTCTCCTTTTATGAAAATTTCAGCTAATATCCTACCGTACTTACCTTTCCCGTACGACTGAATGATAAAATTACCATCATTCATCTCTAGATACTTTTTTGTAAATGCTGAGGCTTCTAAGCCTTTAGCTTTTTCTTGTAAATCTCTTGTTCTCTTTTCCCAAGTGTCAACCCCTTTAAATCTTAACCTTGCTTTAACCCAAGTATCAAAACCCAAATCGATCATTACATCTGCGGTATCTCCGTCGACTACTCTAATTAATTTAGCTCCGTATTTATACATTTATAAATTTCATTATTTGTTCTACTCTTTGCATAGGAGAACCAGTTATAGTTAAGTAAGGTTGACGTACTCCGTCTAGTACTGCTTTAAATTCATCATCTACTTCTTTTCTCCACTCTTCACTTATACTCCTTACTCCATCATCTACTGAATCGAATTCAATAGGGAAGTAAATATAATGAGTATATTCATTTTTAACCCTATTCCAAGTATCTTCTATATAACTGTACGTATGTGAAGTTACCCCTTTCATAAATTTAGTATAAACTACAACATCCATATAACATCTATCTAGTACTAAGTTATAAGGTTGGAGTAAAGCTTCTAAATGAAAACTACTAATAGCTAACTGAGTAGCACAAGTACCTTCCTCGTTGATAGGAAATCCGTAACTACCTACAGTTCTAGTAGATTCGTTTACGAATTCATATTTAGGTAATTTATTTTTTAATAATTCATATACAGTAGTCTTACCTGTACTACTTGCTCCTACTAATGCTATTCTTTTTATCATAAAAACCTTTTATTTAATATAAGAAAAAAAATGTTATAAACCAAATATTTTCTTTAAAAATATAGACCACATATATAATGATCTATCTCTAAATATACCCCACATTTCTTCTTCTGTAATCTTAAAAGCATTGAATCTTTCCTCTGCTAGTATTTTACCTTCATCTACCCCTGCATCAACTTTATGAAGAACACATCCCATAACTGGGTATTTACCTTCAAATGCTCTAATCTGTGGATCCTTACCTTTAAGTTCCGGGTATTCAGTTATTAGGCCTGGATGTCCGTTAAAGATGGAAAATCTTTCACATACTTCTTTCGGCATAATACGTAACCAACCGTGTAATGTAATTATTGCTTCCGGAAAATATACTAATACTTCTTCATAATCTTCTAAAGTAGGTTTATTAGGTAGGGTAAAAAAACCTTTTTCCACTATTCTAGGATCTATTTCTCTAAGACTTTCAGGTCTTTCGTTAGTATATATTCTATCAGGCCATTTACCAAGTGACTTAGCTAAATCAGCTATTTCTCCACCAGTTTGACTAAAGAATACTATCCAGGGCTTAGTTACCATTAGTAAACCATTTAAATTTTTGAATATTATTTAAAATTAAATTACTATCTTCTACCTTATAGTTAATTAATTCAAATAGCTTCTGTCTTTGTTTATCCCATAATCCGTCTGTTTCGTATCTAATATTTAAAATACCGTGAACTACTGGATTTGATGTATCTAACGAATATATCCAATCGTAATTTGAGTTTTTATAGAATGCAAATTCTTGAGGTAGTCCGCAACCTAATAGATGATGAGGTTTATTTTCATTTATAATACCATCTCTTACCAAATCTCCAAGTAGCTTAATACGTCCTAGCATCCAACTAACGTACTTGTTAGGATGAGTTATAGAATGGGTATAATACGAATAGTCAAAAGATATTGCGATCATGTCTACATCAGCAATTTTATCCATATATTCGTAACATGCTACTATCTGCTTGTATGTCTTACCTTGTACTACTCCTATCTTTTTACCATATACTGATTTTGAGTAATTCATATTCCAGCTTGCCATCTGACTCATAGTTTTCTTAGTATCCTCTAATGCGTCAGGTACTATATACCAGGTTGGTCTTAGCTCGTTGATCCAGTATGCAAACTTTTCAGCATCAAATGCTTCTTCTAGTTCAAATATAGAGTTATCTAATATTACTTCTCGACCGTTTTTAATTGCAGTTTTAAATTGTTCAAGATACTCTTTATCTTCTTCAAAAAGATGAACTAATGCGTAATCGTAATCTGTGTGCCTCTGTACTTCGTTAAAAATACTTTTAGGACTTTCGTGTGCTATTTTTATCATTTAATTCTTCTAGTGTTGGGTTTAAACTCGTTAACTCTACTGATAAGTTGCTTATTGCTATATCTAAAGCGTCTAGTAGTTCCTGTGAATCATCTTCGTATGCTTCTTGGACTGCTTTAACTGCTGTTGAAAAAGGTACCATTTCCATTTTATGTGTTTCAATATAAACTTTATGGTCTTCTAAATTAATTTTATTGCTCATTGAAAAATTGTTTTAAGTTAGGTCTATAGTAATTTATGCTTTTCATTACTTTTTTATCACGTGTTCTATAGACAACATAAGAAGCACCAACCCTTTCGTAGTGACACGGTTCCTTTTGCTCAACTGCTCTAATTTCCACTGTTTTCTGTGCTTCCTTTTCGCTTGAACAAGCCTTTGACATATTCGACCCTTGTACTTCTTGATACGCTGGCCATATTTTATCTTTAAGCCCATGTAGCATAGTTCCGTTACCCAACGAAACATAGGCAATGTCACATAAAGCATCAAGAACCTCAACAATATCACCTGCTTCACAGGCAGCTTTGTATTCTTCAAGCTCTTCAAGGATGAAATCATATACAAATTGCCAATCTTTTTTCTCAGGTATATTAGGTACATAGTTGTTAGGTTTACCGAAAGTATCATTGAATATTTCTACTTCATCCACAAATGGTACTGAAGGAGCATAAAATACTTCGTTATTATCTTCGTTAAATAGTGATAGTTGTTTTCCCATAATATTAATGTTTACAAATTGATGCTAATTCTATATTCTTATAAAACTCTGCTTTTGCAGAATCTTCATTTAAAAATGCTCCTGTTAATTTTGCTGTTTGCATTGAAGCTCCTCTATGTTTTACTCCTCTACATGATACACATGCATGAGTTGCGTTTATTTGAACTGCTACTCCTAAATTACCTTCACAGATCTTATCTACTGCATTATGAATAGCTACAGTTAATTGTTCTTGGATAGCTCCTCTTCTACCGAATTGTTCTACTATTCTATTTAACTTAGATAACCCTACTACTTTACCGTCTTCAGAGGCTATATAAGCAATACTAACTGTACCGCTAATAGCTTGGTGGTGATGTGAACACATAGAGGTTACAGGTATATTACTCTCCTGTACGATTCCGTCGTATCCGTCTGATGGGAATGCTGTTATCCTATCTAGAGGGTTATACCTTCCGGCCCATAAGTCATTAACATATGCTTTAGCTACTCTAAATGGAGTATCTGATGAGTTAGGATCTTCTTTATAATCACATCCTAATGCAGTTAAAAAGTCTGCGTAAGCATTTGCTGCTCTTTCTATAATTACTTTTTTCTCATGTTCAGTTAACCTTGCTTCAGGTCCTTCTAATTCTTGTTTTGCAGCTAATTGACTTGATATACCATTTGCATATCCTGCTTTTACTAATTCTGTTCCGTCTATAAATTTTTTAGGCATAATATTTAATTTGTTTTATTGAGGTTCTACGACTCATTTATTAATACAATATACGATTTTTAATTTAATTATCCAAATAATCTTGAATAGGTTTTGAATTTTCTTTTTCCCAAGGGTATACTACCCAGCCAAAATCATCGTCTATTTCTTCACCATAGTAATCTGGTTTAAATACAGATGTTGTTTTGTAGTGTAAAGCTCCATATTTAGGGTTAGGAAAGTCTTCTTCTAAGTCTTTAAATGTTTTTCCTGAATCTGCTATATCATCTAGTATAAGCATACTAGGGTAATGGTTACTCATATAAGGAGTATACTGAATATCAAATCTATGTGAAAACAGTATTGCTAATATTGTACCTCCTCTTGGTACACCTGTTACTAGTGATATATCTCCTTTACACTGGTCATATACTTTATCCAGTAGTTTATTTATATCGTCCCAGTCGTAATAAACTTTTTTTACTCCCATGTATGATTCATTTTCCAGTTACCAGTAGAGTAATTTGCTATAGATTTACTACCTACTGATTGTAGCTTCTCTTTTAAATGGTCCCATTGTTTAGGAGTAATATTATAATGATGCACTCCTTCTGCAAATCCTCGTAACCATTCTATAAATTGTGATTCATTCATTTTCTATATAACTTTTTAATTTATCTATTAATACTAATACTTCGTCTGGTTCCATTGTTATAGCACAACAAGTATTTATATTTTCTGCTACTTCTTCTAATACCTCTAAAGCTTCATCTTTAGTCATTATACCTCTCTTTGATCTTCGAAAGCAATAATGTGCGGTCTCCAAGTCATTCTATAACCATTATCTCTAACCCAATCAAATAATACCGGGTAAGATTTAAACAGTGCTTCTCTTGAATCTCCAGCAGGCATAAACCAAACTTTATGTTGAGGTACTTCTAAGATATCGATACATTCCATAATCTCTGATAATGCTCCTTCATCTTTACCGTCCCATACAGGTTTAATATGGTAATCAGAATGGTAATCAATTGATTGTCTTATTGCTTCATAATTAAGTCTAAACTTATTATGACGTTTTACCATTCTTTCGTCGGTAATGGATCCCTGAGGAGTTGTAACACCAACAACGGGGACACTATTACTAAACTTAGGACTAATGCTAAGCAAATTAATAGGATAATCGGTAGGAAGAAAATGAGATCCCTCAGTTTCAATAGTAATGAATATGTTGTTTTCATGTGCAAAGTGTGTTAGTTCGTTTACTAAGGCTGGATGCATTGTTGGTGAACCACCAGTCAACATCATTTCTTTTATATGAGGATTATCTTCATATGCTTTAATAATATCTTTGAAATTAAAATGCCCTTTTTCCGGATGAATACTTGTATACCAACTATCACACCATCCTCCTTCACCGAAGTAACATCTGTGTGTACACCCTGTAGTTCTAATTACTACTGTTGGGTACCCTGCTCTTGAACCTTCAGATTGTACTGCAGTATATATCTCTACAATAGGTAGGTTCTTATCGTAATCCTCTATTCTTTTTAACTTCTTATCCAACATAATACGCTGCGTTTTTACCGTGTTCCATAAATTTTACTTTAATAACTTTAACTCTACCTTCTGTTTCTTTACTAACAAATTCATTTAGTTTGTTAAAGATATACTCTGCAAATTTCTCTGCTCCTGTAGCTGGTATTACTCTTACCTGTGCAACTCCTGCTTCTGCCATCCTCTTAAAAGATTCTAAGAATGGATCATCTGCTGCTACTATAAAGGTGTGGTCAAACATAAAATCCATCCACTCTTTCGGTGATTTGCCGTCTATTAAGGTTTTAGCTCTTTTCATACCTCCAAAATCCCAGACCCAGTTTCTTTCATCTAAATCTCCTTCAAAATATACTTTAAATGATATACCGTACCCGTGTAGGAATCTACAGTGTGTGTTTTCTGCTGAATGTTGACGAAACACTGTACTAAATCCGTCAAAAACTTTACTTGATTGAAATTTTCCCATAATTTTTATTTAAACTAATTCTTCTATTATTCCTACTACCTCACTTAAAACTAAAAAGATTGTAGCCCATACCAGACTAAAGGGTATGCAAATATACCCCAGTATTCTTATACCGGATTTTATAAAACTTACTAATTGATGTAATTTTGGATCTGGAATTTTATGATCGTTGATCTTAATTCCTTGGAAGTTTTCTTTTACTACTTTATTCATATTCGTGTTTTTAAAGTGGTGCTACGACACTATTGTCTTATAACTAATATATGAATAATAAACTTATAAAACAACTTTTATTCATATTTGTTGTGGAGAATATCGGAGTCGAACCGATGACCTCTTGCGTGCAAGGCAAGCGCTCTAGCCAGCTGAGCTAATCCCCCTACCTTTAGATGGTGCGATGTCTTCGCATACCATCCCACTGTACTTTTTTGGTTTGACTAAGCATTCTGAGTTTATCTACTCTACTGTTGAGTTTATTTCTTTCAGAATTAAGCTGAGTGTTACCGTTTGTTTGGTTACTTTGAGTGCTCATATCTTAATTATTTAAATTCAAGATTATAAATATGATGATAAAACGTTTTCAACGTGTCTTCTTGCAACTTCATAACCAACTTCTCCTGTTTCATCTTCATACTGTACTGGATCAGGTCTTCCTAATGCAATAAATGCTTCAATACGTTCTACTGAAGATGCTGACTTATAATCACTATTTCCTGACGGGTAAGGTTTATATGATGTGTTTGTTCTTCTATAAACTTCATCAAAATCTAAATCTAGAACCTCACATAAATTTAATCCATCTTGTAAGATACCAAATTTATCAGTATCTAAATAAGGTGTGAAATAACCTACTCTATCTGCATCCCAATTTCCCATTCTAAATGCCTTATCATCTGCATCTCTAAATTCTTGTCTACAATCAGGATAAACTGCATGATCACCAGCATGAATACCTAAAGCGATATCACAAGGTTCTCCTGTTTTATTTGCTACTGATAAAGCTACTGCTTGAGTTATAGAAGCGAACATTTTGTTTCTATTAGGAACAACAGTTTCTTTCATATTCTCTTGCTCGTAATGACCTTCTGGTACATCTTTACCTCCTTCAGTTAAAGCTGAATCTAGTAAGTCTACTAATCCATCTAATTTAATTTGACGATAATTTACTTTGTGACCTTTATCTGCTAGATAATCAATTAACGATTGAGCTCTTTCAAGTTCAACTCTGTGTTTTTGACCGTAGTCAAATGATATACCTGTTACAGTATCATACTTTTCGATAGCTCTTAACAATAGGGTGCTACTATCCATTCCACCACTTAAACTTACTACACAATGTGCCATAATTTACTTATTTAATATTTGCCAGGTATTTCGCGTATAGGCTAACGCTTACTATTAGTTGTCTAAAAAGGAAGATAATTTTTCCTGAATAATTCTATACTCTTTAACGTATTCTTTTATGCTATCAAAAGATCTATTTGCATTTAATAATTCTTCTGCTGCTTTTTTGATTGCAAAATTAAAGTTTGATGGGTAGCATATTGTTTTAATATACTCTGTGTCGTTCACTCCTTTTACTACTCTTTCATATAATGTAAAACCTCCTGTTTGAGATCTAGTAATAAAGAAAGGTTCTAATGCTGGATCTGTTATTACAGTATCACTAGCGGGTATTGAATCTGGTTGTCGTAACATTTTTTTTATTTAATTTATTAATAACTCTTTTAATACATCTTCGTCTAACACACCTACCTGTTTACGTACCTCTTCGTCTTTGATAATTACTGTAAAGGGTATTGATCTAACTCTGTATTCTGCTGCAAGTCCTGAAGTGTCTTTATCTATGTTAATTTCGGTAAACTCTACATCTGTATGTTTGAAGTCTTCCTCGACTTTATTCCATATTCTTGAATACGCTTTACATGGTCCACACCAGTCTGCATAAAATTTAATAGCTTTTGTCATTCTTATAATCTTTATATTAATATACGAAAATTTAATCTAAGTAGCAACTTTATCCGTCACAACTTAAGCAATCTGTTGCTGTTCTACTCCCAATATCTCCATTAATAACTGAATCTGTTCTTAGGTAGTACAGTGTTTTTACTCCTAACCTCCATGCGGTTTGATGTACTTCGTTAATAAATTTAGGATTATCGGTAGGATCAAATGCTAAATTAAGAGATTGGGTTTGATCAATATATTTCTGTCTTGCTGCTGCTTGTTCTACTAATTTTAACTGATTTATTTCAGCAAAGGTTAAAAAGATAGGCTTATCTTCTGCTGGCATTATTTCTTCAGGTAAATTAGCAATACTTCCTCTATCCAGCATAATTTGATCCCAAACTTCTTCTGTGTTATGACCTTTTTCACTTAAGTAAGATTCTAATGCTGGGTTCTTTCTAATAAATGTACCTTTAGCAGAGTTAAAAGTATATACGTTTGCTGGTACTGGTTCTATTCCTGCTGAAACTCCTCCTGAGATTGTAGAGTTAGATACTGTTGGAGCTATAGCCAATAAGTGACTATTTCTCATTCCTGTACCTTTACACCATACTGGTTCTCCATATTCATTTGCTAATTTTCTTGAAGCATTTTCTGCTTTTTGTTTAATGTCAGAAAATATTTGATGAGTATACGACGTTGCTGCTATTGAATCAAAAGGTATTCTTTCGTTCTGCAGGAAAGTATGCCATCCTAGTACACCTAAACCTAATGCTCTTCCTTTTTTAGCTGACCTATGAGCTCTAATTAGTGAATCTCTTCCAGAAGTCTTAGCTAAAAACTCTTCCAATACTCCATCTAAGAAGTAAGTAGCAGTTTCTACTAAATCACTATTCTTCCATTCGTGGTACTTTGTTAAGTTTAAAGAAGATAAGCAACAAATAAAACTATGTTCTTCATCAGTATGTAATGTAATTTCTGAACATATATTAGTCATTGAAACATCTAAGTTATTTCTCTTATACGCGGGAGGATTAGCATTATTAACAGTATCCTTAAACATTATATAAGGTTCTCCTGTTTCCATACGAGACTTCAATATAGTTACCCACGTACCCATAGCTTCAACGTCTCTATGCTCTAATTTTTGCATAAATGTATCATCCACTACAACACATTGATGAAGGTTTAGACACTGTCTATTAGGGTCTCCTTTTGGTCTTCTAATTTGTAAAAATTCTTCAATATCTGGGTGATTAATATCAAGGTTTACAGATGCTGCTCCTCTCCTTACTGCTCCTTGGTTAGTCGCAATAATTGTAGAATCGTAAATCTTAGCCCATGGTACAACTCCTTCTGATTGTCCAATACCTTCTCTTCCGATTTGTTCTCCTCTTCCTCTTACTTTCGAAAGTCCAATTCCAACTCCTCCTCCAAGTGATGTTAATCTCATCAGTTCAGCATTTGTGAGTCCAATACCTCTAATAGAATCTGGTGTATCTATTCCAAAGCAAGATATAGGTAACCCTTTATCTGTTCCCGTATTAGAAAGTACCGGTGAAGCAAGATTTAACCAACCTTTCCACATGTACCTAAAAAATTTATTTTCTAAATCAGGTCTATCTAATCTACTAGCTACTGTTGAAGCAACCCGCCTATAGGCTTTTTTTGGTGTTTCGTCAGGTAGTAAGTAACCTTTTGATATTGTTGCTATTGAAATTTCGTTCATCCATTCTGGATAATCCTTGCCTGCTTCCCACGCCGAGGTATCTACTGTTATGCTCATATGTCTTATTATTATTTTTTAAAATGCTGTGGACCAGTCCATTGTGCCTTTACTGTAATTTGTAACTCTATTTGCAAAGAAATCAGTCTGTTGTTTTCCTGCTATAACTGCATCAAACCATTTCATAGTCTTTAATGCGCCTTTATCTATATCCTCAGAAGGAATTAATGGTGCAAGTCCTAAATCTCCCATTTTAGTATTGACTCTATGACGTATAAAGTTTTTTAAGTCTTCTTTAGATAAATTCTCTAAATCTCCTTGCTCAAAAACCTTATCTATAAAGCCAAATTCTAAATTAATTGCTGCTCGTGCTGCTTCTCTTATATCTGCTTCTAGTTTATCAGTTTTTAATTCTGGATGCTCTTCCATAAGTGTCCTGAAGAGCCAACAGCCTGCGTTACTATGTAAAGATTCATCTCTTACTGACCATTCTACTATTTGACCTACACCTTTAAGTAGGTTTCTCATCTTAAAGGATAATAGTACTGCAAAAGAACTAAAAAGATTAACTCCTTCAGTAAATGCTGAAAATATAGCTAATGATACAGCTCTAGAATGCCAATCTGGAGTACCATCATGTGCGTCTCTGACTTTCATTAGGTTGTCAATTTTAGCTAATGTAGCTTCATCTTCTAAGAATTCAGCAAAATCATCTAATCCTAATTCTTCGTTTAGTAAAGAGTAAGCTTCAGCATGTATTGTTTCAAATGCACCAAAGGTTACACCCATCATTATAACTTCTGGTTTCCGGAACCAACTGGTAACTAAATTAGTCCAGTAATCGTTTACTACAGTTTCGGTTTGAGCAAAACCTTTTAGTATTCCCCCTATTAAGTTCTTTTCATGCGGCTTTAAATTAGACTTCCAATCTGTTACGTCCTGTGCCATAGGTACTTCTGTATGTAACCAATGTGCTTGTTGTTGTTTTAACCAATAGTCGAATGCTTGTGGGTATTCAAATGGTTTGTATACTATTCTTTCTGTTTGTAGACTCATATATCTGTATATATTATTAATGTTAGTAGATAAAATGTCCCCAAGAAACTGTAGATAAAAATCTCTTGAGGACGCTTATATAAATATGGTGTTAGGAGTTATTTTGTTGTTCTATACTGAAAAACTTCTTAGCTAATTCTCTATGTGTCGGGGTAACACCGTTATCATTGGTACTATTTAAGTCGTCCATATCAGCTTCTCCTTCGAAGGTTATATGTCCGTTATTAGTATCCATTTTAACGTGGTAAGTCATCCCATCCATTCCGTATCTGTTTTTCATTACGTGAACACGTCCTGTTCCTAATACCTTATCTTCTTTTTGTCTTGAAAGTGATAAACATACATCAGCAATCATCATTTTATCATACGAACCTGCTGCTTTATCTCCTTCAATTATACTATCTTTTGCACCCATTCTGTTAACCTGTGATGGTGTTAGTATTGGTATTTTTAAATCTTTTGCTAATCCTTTTGTAGCAATAAATACATCATCTACTTCATGTTTCCTTTCAGACTGGTTACCTTTAGAGGGTGCTTTTAAGTAATCAACGTAATCAATTATTACTATGTCGGGTTTATGGTCCATATCAATACATTTCTGTATATGTGATTTGATAGTATTAACGCTTGCTTGTTTAGGTGCGTACTCCTTTACTATCAACTTACCCTTTAAGTTATCTACATGTGTTTGAACTTCTTTACGATGTTTGTTAACTTCATCGATAGAGTAACCTGTAAAGTAGCAATCGAATCTTTTACCCACATAGTCTTCTCCGAGTTCGAGAGTATAGTAGTTAACTTTATGACCCAATTTAACAGCATTAGCAGCAATTGCAACCATAGTCCAAGACTTACCACCACCAGGGCTACCAAAGATAATACCAAGATCACCAGGACCAAAACCACCTTGTAAGCCATCGTTAAGAATAGGCCAAGGAGAAGGTATAGTAGGCCTGTAATTTTCCCTATACCTGCTTTCAACGTCTTTATTATATTCATGTCCAATATTTTTATCCATTCCTGCTTTCATTGCTCTTTCAACAGTATTTCTAATACCATCAAAATCACCTTGTTTGAGTAAGTCTGCAGAATTAAGTATAGCTTGTTTCATCTCTTGATTTTTACAAAAACCTAGAAACTCTTCTTGAACATACTCTAAATCATCTTGAGATGCTTGATAAGAATTACGTAATTCCTCTTTTAATGCTACTTGTAGTACTTCGTTCTCTAATTTCTGTAGCTCTACTTTAAGAACATCCATTGTTACTGTAGTATGGTATTTATCAAAGTAATTACATATTTCTGTAATTATCCACTTATGTGAATCAGCATCAAAGTATGCTTCTTGTAATACATCTCGTACGTTTAGTAAAAATATTTTATCTGTTAGCAGGGAACCTAATACTTTCAGTTGAAAACTTTTTCCGTATGCTTGTAAACTCTTTAGTGTCATATTGTAACCTTTATTTATTTAAATATAATGAAAATCAACATGAAAAGCAACTAAAAGATGCTTTATCTTCACGTTTTTTTTACTTCTTTTTGTAGGTAGTTAAACCTCTAAAATTCTCTAGCCATGCTTCAGTATTTTTGGTAATACCTTCGATGCCGTCCAGTTCTAACATTCGTAAAAAAGCGCCTGTCTGTAAATCATTTACTGGTGTCTTAATTACGTCTCTTACGTATTGCTTTTCACTATCATCTAAGCTTGTTACATGTAGATCCATTAATTGAAAGTTTGTTTCTACTCTATCCCATTCTGTAATTATCTTTGGAAAGATTTTCTTTACTTTCTTTTCGTCTAACTTTGCTTCACATATATCGTAAACATACTGTAAAGTAGTTCCAGGCTTATCAATTAAGTCCGGAAATTCAGATAATATAGTTTTTATCCCTAACCCTTTTACTCCTGCTAAGTTATCGGAATTATCTCCTAGGAGCGCTTTTACTACATTATAGTTTTCAGGGATTACTTGCAATTCTGCATTTATATTATCTTGTGTAAAGGTTTTCTTTTTAACCGGTGCGTAAACTTCTACTGTATCATCTACTAACTGTAAAAAATCTTTATCTGAAGATATAATTGTGCATTTCTTAACGTTTGAGGAAGAAGCTAATTTAGCCATGTACGCTATTATATCATCTGCTTCTAATTTCTCTAACATCATAGATTGCATAGGTAGACACTCTAAATAATCCTGAACTCTATGTAATTGCCCTATAAGGGCTTCCATCTCTTGTTCCTTAGTATCATATAATCCCCAGTGGGTTATTCTACTTGTTGCTCTTTGAGCTTTATAGTTTGGATCTACATTTTTCCTATTAGCAGATCCTCCTTTACCGTCCCATACTATTAACACCCTAGTAGGATCAAAAATCCTCGTTACGTATCCCAATGAGCGAAGGAAGCCCACCAAGCCGCCTACATGGGAGCCTGATGGGTTCATCGCTTTGAGTAGAGAGAAACTACGAATTAACATATTCATAGCATCTACGACCAAGATATGGTCGTTTAACTCACGGGGTGGGGTTTCTTTTAAATTATTGAGTATGTTTTCGTACGCCATTAGTCTAGTAGGTTTGGAGATATTGGTGTTTCTTCTAAATCTCCTTCTTCGATTAGATCAAAGTCTACCGAACCTACTAGTTTTAACCAGTGTTCTTTATGAGCATCTCTATACTTATCAATTGCTTTTTTATCATCTTCGATAAATCCGTGAGATGTCATAACTACTCTTCCTCTTGACTGTACTCCTCCAATGTGGTTCTTTTCAATCTGTATATTCGTTCTTTTAGCAAACTCTACTTGAAGACCGTTTTTTACAGCTTTAATTTTAGAAGTACCTGGGTTAGTAATATTACCAAAGGTGACTACTAATGTAGCATCATACCACATAGACATTCCTCCTTTATTCTGCAACTTAGGTTGCCCCATTGGATGCTCTGGTTTCATAGTCCATACCTTATTAATAGCTACCAATGTATTGGTATAAGGTGAGTTCTCTTTTCTAGATAACAGAATCTTTTGATTCAAGTTATTTCCAAATTGAGTAGACATTGCTCCTGCATTCCATTCATTGTTGTTCTTATTAGAACGTACTGATAAGTCACAAGGTATAGATCCAATAGAGTCCCAAAAGAAACACATATCGTAAGGTAGGTTCCCTTTAGCTTGTTCATCCATTAAATCAGCCATATATACTGCTACTTCTTCAATAGTATTTAATGAACCTCTATCAGCATAAAGGAAGTGACCTTCATAGTCTACTACATTTCCATTCTCATCTTTTACTTCATTAAACTTTAATCCCATTTCCTTAGCATGTTCCCATGACCATTTCATCTCTGAGATTACAAAGACTGGTAGTATCCCCATCTTTTGAGCGTTAACAGCTGCTTCTAGTAAAGCTGTTGTTTTGCCGGTATCACTATGCCCTCTAAGTAGTGTAATATGTCCTGTTGGGATTCCCGGTAAGGAAGTAATATCTACAAAAGCTTTAGAAAGAGGTATCCATCCTTGCTCTTTAAACTTTACAGATGAGGAGGAATACCCTTTCTTCTTCTTAAAGTTTCCTAAGTTGAATGATTTTTGTACAGACGCTGCTGCACGTACTTGTGTTTGTTCTTTCTTTTTCGCCATGTTTATTCGTTAAATAAGTCATCAAATTTACTAACAGTGTCTTTATTCCCAGTTGCAGCTTTATCTAAAGTAAAGTCTGTTTTTGCAGGGGTTGTATTATCTGTACCTCCTGGTAATGCAGCAGGTTGATCTTCCTCTACTGAACCGGGGTTTAAGTAATTTTGCAATTGCTTTTTAACAAAATCGTAATCATATTGAGTAAACGATTCTACAGGGTTTGGTTGTTCTTTTAACCAAAGGTCTACTAAATCATTATTATCTGATAATGGTGTTTGTTTTGGTTTAATTCTTACCGTTGTAGTAGGGTATGGGTTACCTTGTTGTTGTTCAACAATTAAGTCCCAACCGTTAATTACGTCTGTAAAGTCACCTACATCTTCATCTTCAGCAAGAGCTAAAAGAGCTTTATAAATAGTAACTCCGAAACCCCATAACCTAACACCTTTATCTTCTTCTCCTCTTACTACTACAGGAGCAAAGACTCTAGTTTTTGGGTTAATCTTACCTGATAAAGACCAGTTGTCTTTGTCATTGGTTTTTCGTAGTTCTTTCACAAATTCTTCGATAGGATCTTGCTTACCAAAATTTGATAAGGCAATCATAGGGTACTTCCCTATTCCATAGTGAAATTTTAATTCCTTAAAAGGAAATGCAGGGTCTAGAGCAGATGGAACAATTCTAAGAGTTTGTTTACCTAGTTCAGGTTTCCAAAAAATCTTTGAATAGTCTGTCTTTTCTCTGTCCTGTCCGTTGTTGTTTAAGGCATCGAGTTTAGCCTTAATAGCATTTAAATCCATATAACATTTTATTTTTAATTATAACCTACTATTAATATACGAAAAAATAATTAACGAAGCAACTTTAAAGCTCAATAATATTAAAAAGTTTTGTGTTAATTCTTTTAAGTTCTGGTCCTTTTGTAAGTAGTATACAGTTTCTATAGTCTGACCAGTTTACTTTGAAAGAGTTATCTAACTTACCGTCGTTTAGTTGCTTTATTAATGTGTTTAAAGCATTGATAGTGTATAGTGTGTTAGTCTCTTTTTTTCTATGTACTAGTATGGTATTATCTAAGAAAGTAGATACATTACCAAAATCAACATTATATGTACAAATATATTCGTTTTGACTTTTTGAGTAAAGTACGAATATTTTATTATACACTATGCGATATTTTTCTCTTATGGATGTAAGTACGTCGTCTAATGTTTCTTCAGTAGAGAACGTACAAAACAGCTTGTTGCTCATATCTTCGTTTAAATAAACTTCATTGAGATCATAGCTCAACGAAAAATCTGTAACTGTTTGCATTTTATATAAATATTAAACTGTTTCTATAAAACTAAGTCTTTACTGAATTTAAATTTTACCGGGTAAGAATTATCCTTTTCTAGTATATTCTGTATACCAAATAAGACTTCTTTTCCGTCTTCTTTAGAAAAGTCAAAAAGCAGTGCATCATATGTGTATAACACGACTTTAGTCTTTTTATCCTGTAAATACCTTAGTACTTCTTTTAATATAAGAATATTATTTGAGGTTTCCAACGATTGCATCATATAATTCATTAATTTTGCTGGATGCATGTCTTTTAGCTTGTTTGAAAAGGCTTTACCTGATTGTGGATTCCAGACACAACCTGTTTTTTTGAAACTATCCCACATAGCATCAATATATTCCTGTATTTCTTTAAATATTTTTAAGTCTTTATGCTTTTCTGGTATTTTGCCGTATATAGCATGAAAGTTAATCTGTTTTGCTTCTTTATACTGCTCTTCTGTTATGTCATCAGTGCCGAAGTAGTGTTTTGCAAGTTGCTTATGGGCAGATTCATCTGATAAATAATAGTCAATTTGATTACAAAGTAACCTAAGGTGATAACCATCAAAATCAAACTCCACAAAGTAATCATTTTGCGGTGTGAAGGTCTTTCTATAATCTTCCGTGTGAGGAATAGCAGCGAAATTAATACTGTTATAAGCATTAGTGGGTCTAGATGTAGCATTATATAAATTATATGAAGTGTATACTGTATTTTTTTCTATATTATACCTAGGTTCTCTTGGTTTAAAGTTACTAATAAAGTCATCTCTATGTATACCTAATCCTTGTTGCTCTAGTAAGTAAAATACTGATGTAGCTGTATTATTATAAAAATCAAATCCATCGGGTATTTCTATATCGATTAACTCTTTTACTTTGTTGTATAATTCTTCGCAAGATTCATACAATTTAGATATGGGTATAAGTTGGTTTATATTATTATGTTCTCTAAATCTATTATAAAAAGGAGTAATACTTCTAGTAAACTTAGAATACTCTAATCTACTGTAGTTTGTCATTGAGTGTACCAATGAAAGATCTATTGCAGAGGGTACATTAAAATGGTAGAGCAATTCTTTCTTATTTAATGTATATAGTTTAGATGCTTTGTTTAAAAGAGTAGAGACACGTGTTTTATCTATATTTAAACCTTCACTATGTTCTATAGGAATTATGTACCCATGTTGACTATTTAACAGTCTTAGGTATACAGCAACTGTAGAAGTTAATTTTGGATGAAAGTTATAGTCTGATGAAATTACATCTACATAACATCCTAGCTTAACTAGTTTTTCTAAGTTTTCTAATTTTGATTCTTTCTCTACTATATAAAACATATATACAATATAGTAAAAAAAAATCTATTTTCAAACTATCTTTACTGAAATGTTAATAGTAGCTGCCTCCACCACCGCTGCTCGATGAACCTCCACCGCTTGAGGAACCGCCAGAAGATGGTATTGCTCCTGCATTACCCAGTGATACTGTTGATGGAGTTGCGATTGTGTTTAAATTATCTGTTTCTTGCAATGATTGCTCGTTGTTTATTGAGTACATTGGAATAAGTAGGTCGTGCGGAGTTGTTGAGTGAGTTTTACCTACCATCGCACCTTTTGTTGGATGGATGTGGTAAAATCCTATATAATCCATATTTGTTGATTTTACTTTATACCTTCCTCCTGGTGTGTATAGATTCTCTTTATTGGTTTCTTTTGAATTCCTTGCTTTAAATCTTCCTTTAGATTTAATTAACGGTACTTCCTGTAAGTTGCTTCTAACACTTTTTATAATCCTTTTTTGTTCTTTTCTAGGTAACTCTAAAAATTTATAACCTTCAATATCTGATTCTATATCTGCAAATTGACCGTAATCTGTTATATATTCTGTTACTGGTGGTATAGTTAAAGATGCTTTAAGTATATTTTCTCTATTTCTAGTAGCTGCTCCTTTGTAGAGGTAACCGCTTGAAAATATATCTTTGACGGGCTTCTCTAAAACCCACTTCACTTCTGTTCCTTTAATAAAAAGCTCTTTAGTATACCTTTCATAAGCCTGTAAATCTACCTCTCTTACTAAGTTGTTACGTGTATCAAGTAAAAAGTATCTAAGAAAATATTCTCTTTTGTAATCTTCCGGGGTTGGGTAAACTAAATCTGCTTCTATTTCAGATACTTCTCCTTCGTACTCTAAAAACCTATCGTTTTCTGCTGCTAGTTCTAATTCCGGTGTAAGTGGTATTGAGTCTTCAGATGGTGACTCTCCAGTGTACGTATTTCCGTCTATTGATTCATGTATTGGTCCTTCATAGCTAGAGCCATCAGGTTTAGTAAATTGCCCTAGTAGTGCAAATAGTCCTTTGATAATATGAAATGGAGGTGTCCACATAGTTTATACTGTAAAAGTTTTAAATTCTGGGTTGTCTTTTAATCTTCTTCTTGCTACTCTTAATTCAGATGCTCCGTCTCTGCCACCTTTACCAAACACTACGTGCATATGGGCACCGGTTGCTGCTCCAGAAAGCCTCGCATACTCATCTTTAAATTTAACTTCTCCATCGGTACCAAGGGCATACCCGTAAAGTATATCTCTAACTTTGTGATAGTTTTTTACAGTGTAGGGAGTAAATTTAAAATCAATTGCGTTACCCATAACATGTCTACTTGTATAGTCTAATGCGTCGCTATGATGATAGTGATCGTTTCCTCCTGTTGTGTTTATAGAAAGCGATGGTAGTTCAGATTTTAACGTATTAAATAGTGATATTGCTGCATCTGCCATATCCGACGAAATGTCTGGTCCTGGTGATCCATCTTTTAGTTTTTCTCGATCAATAGCACTTGTAAGTTCTCCTACAGAGTATTCTGGTATTTGTTTTTCTAAATAACCTAAATCTGCTAAAGCTGCTCTAAGTCTGTTTGCATTAGGAGTATCTTTGGTTGGTACTGGTTCTGCTGGATCTCCCTCTTCTACTTTATCTCCTTCGTAGTTATCTTCTTCTGGTATAGGGTCTGCAACACCGGGTAGGTTGTACATTAATGTGTTTAAGCTTGTTACCCAGTTATTATCTAAATTTATACTGTGGTCTATACCTACAATTGTAAAGGCTATTCTTCCTCTGTTACGCGATGGAAGTATTTCTTCATTTATTGTGAATGCTTCTCCAACTTTCATTCCCGCTACACCTCTCATTGTTAGACTTAATGAAATAGGCAATGCTCCACCAAAAGGACGTGGTACTTGTTCTTCTCGTAGTTTTTGTTCCTTCATTGCAAACATTGCTACCATATACTTTCTGTGTAGCTCTTTATTATCTTCATAGTCTTCTTTACTATATATACCATTAACAACTAAGTTATGCCAAGGTTTTGATAAAGACTTAAAGGTTTCTTCTGTACATGAAGCAAAGTAATTATCTCTTATCGAAGGTACATTTGTCTCTGGTGCTGTAGGGGCGTATGGAGAGTACCTATCACGTAGGTTCTTATTATACTGTAAAAATCCTTCGATCGATTCGTCTGTGCTGTATCCTCCTGCTGCTGCAGCTGAAGACATCATGTTGAACATTTCGTTTGATATTTTACTTTCTATTTTTAGACTGGATACTTCTGTTTTGAGTCCTACTATGTTTAACTTAGGTGGCATTGCTGTTGTACCGGCATCTAAGTTCTGTGTACCTAAATCAAAGTTGTTCTGATCTACTATGTGCCAGGATGATTGATCATCGTTAAAGTATAGGGCCAGTCTATTTATACCGCCTAGAGTAGCATTTAAATCACTCAGTAATCTACTAAAAAACTGTGATACTACTGCTTTAATCTCTAAGTCTTTATTCCTATTTTCTACAAAAGATTTCTGTATTCTAATTAAATGACTGATTGATATCATTATCTTTAACGGGGATTCTTCTGCTGAATCTTCTCCTGAGATTTTTAATAATCTAGGTAGTGTATGTTTTGCTGCTGCTGTTGTTGCCCACGGGGCTGCTTTGTTGCCTGGTGTTACTAGTTCACCTACAGATTTTCTTCTAATTCTATCTCTATTCTCAGGACTGATTACAGGTTTATGAAAAGCGGTGCCGAATTTATCCTGAGCAAAACCATAAAGGTTCCACTCTTCAGCATTAGGAAATGAAGTACTAAAAGGTTTTCCGGCCCTGAATGGCATTATTGCTATTGCTGGATCATTAGTTATATGTCCTGGAAATGTTGACATCACTTGATCAAATTTAGTATCAAATTTTACAGCTACATTACCCGTGTCTTGTTCTTCTAAAATTATCTTATTAAATATTTTTAAGAATTCGCAGAGCGATATATAACTTCTTCTTTTACGTCTAGTTTTTGTAGACTCTCCTGATTGTTTTACTGTAAACGTACTAGCTAGTCTATATACTTCATCTTTACCGAATTTTTCATCACAAAATTCTTGTACTGTTTGCCCATCTTCTTTATCTGGTCGACGTAAGAAATCAAGTACCGATACTAAGTAATCCTCGTTTGCTGAAGAATTTGTTGCATCTACTACCTCCTTTGGGGCTACAAATGTAGTTTTAACTGCATCAATGGTTTCTCCTTCTGAAAGTACTGTTAAATTTGCTGTATATGATAAATCTTTATCTAAACTCCAAGAAAAGTTAACAACTTTACCTACCATACCGTCGTAATTACCTCCAGACTCTTCTCTATGCTCTTTAATGTCTCTTTTTAACATTTGCATAGGAGCTTTCGTAACCATTTCAGGGTCTTCTTCAGTTCCATCGTTTACTTCAGTTTCTACATATTTACCAAGTACAAATTTCTTTGATGCTGAGTATCTACCATTAGATAAATCCCCATCTTTATCTATATAAGAAGTATTCCCCCACTCTAGTAACATTGTAAACCCCGGTCTAAAGTATAACTGCTCTAACATACTGAGCTGTTCTGGTGAGTGGGCTTTTATCTGAATAGTAGCTTTTCTTAAAGTACCAAAGGTTGACTGTGATACCAATTTAAAATCCACTATACCGGGCATTGGTCTTAGCCCTAGTATTTCAGAGTCTTCGTAAGATGTCTGTACACCATACGGGCTGTAAGGTGCATTAAAGTGTATACCTGTCCTACGTTGGTAATTAAGGGTTTTTTTGTTTGGGTCTTCTGTATCTCCTAAACTACCATACAGCACTCCACCTGAAAGAACATTTGCACGGGCAAACTCATTTCCGTAACCTGCAACATCTTTCTGTATTTCTGCTTCCATTTCTGCTGCTAGAGCATGCCATTCCGCATACCTGTAATCATCTGGAGAGCCTTTGCTTTTTAAACGTTGTATATATTCTTGTTTCTCTTGTTGAAGGTCGCTTAAAATAGATACTCCGGAAGTTAAAGTCACCCATGCTCCTCTATTATTACCGAGCATAAGTTCATCTACATTTTTTTCTGTTTTTTTCAGCAATTCCTCTCTATACTTAAGTTGTTTTAGAACTCCTGTGTTTAGAGGGACTCCATGGAGCTTACCTTTTAAGTTATCTGCCATTACCTATTTTTGTTTAACTCTTTATACTGCTGTATTATATTGGTTGTATCCATTGGTATTCTTATCTGTACACCGGGTAATACATTTAATGAATCTTTCTTGCTATTGTTTGCTGATGCTATTATCCACCATAGTGATGAATTCTTATAGTATGTTGATGCTAAAGTATCGTATCTATCTCCTCCTGTAGTAATAACATACAAATCATCTTGTTGAGGTTCTATTGTCGGAAATATTGTATTTACTCTATAGTTTACTCCAGAGTTTGACGGTGCTACATAAATGCCTTTGTATCTATTCATAATTATATAATTTTTTGTCTACTCTTCTGGTTTTAACAGTTTTTTGCTACCTATGAAGATATTTCCATTGGTAGGAGCTTGGGAGTGTATAGGTTGGTACTGTATTTGCACATCTAAGATTGTGGGTAGTTGTTGCCCACCGTCGTCCGCTCGAGATGCAAATGTGTAATCTGTATTCCATGTTAGGTTTACTGATTTTATAAAACCAGGTAAATTATTCATGTAATCTCCAATTGTTACTCTGCTAAATGTGCCTCGCATAAAGTTCTGCCCTAAATATGTAGGTGCTGTTGATCCTACTAATGCGTTGAGTTTTTTATACATCGGTATTAACTCTTGACCACTTGATGCTACTAGCTTAAATCCAAAACTAATATCTCTACTAAACCCACCGTAACTGTACATTTCTTCTGCTCTACCTATATACTGTGTGCCGTTCCAACTACTATTAAAATTATCTGTAAAGCTATCTAAATATGCTCGAAAATCTAGTCTTGTTATAAGCGGTCCATCTGGTCCTTCACTAATAGGTGTTACTGTATCTATACAGAATTTTATTAAATCGTACCCTTTGTATTTCTTCTTTTCCTTATTATTACTATAATTTTCTACAAAGTCTCCCATTGAGGACGTAAATGGACTACGCATATTTATTGCATCTCCTCTGAAAGGTTCATCTTCTGCTGTTGAAGTATGAAAACCTTGTCCACTTCTATTATTTACTGCTGCTGCTTCTTGATTCCTTGTATGTGAACCCATTGCTATTGACTGTGCAGAATATTCGTTTAATCCAGGTTCAAATGTATTTGAAATAAATTCATTCTTTATACCCCTAGGATCGGTTTCTGGTTTATTAATGTCCATTGGTCTTAACTGATCGACCATGTACTTCTGTGTATTTCCGAACCTATCTCTCTTAACGTATTTTTTTAATATTTTAGACCCTATTAATACTGTATCTGCATTATCATTAAACGGAAGGTACTGTTTAAGATCTCTCACATCTCTATTAGAACCGTCAATTGTACCTTGGGTTCTTGATACTTTATGCCCTTGTATACCTTTTAGGTATCCTCTTTTACCCCCAAAGCCTTCAATAAAGTGTGTTCCAGTACCATTAACAGGTATTTGAGCAGTTGTAGAAGCAATTTGCTTTATAGTAGACCAGCCACCGCCGAGCAATCTACCGCCTAGACCTCTATCGCTATTTTTTATACCTTCTTCGATTACATTTAATCCACCTAGTTTACTCGCCCATGCTACACCTTTTCCAGAAATTAAAAATTTTGAAAATCTAGCAAGGTCGTCTATACGTGCTCCAGTTTCTAAAGTAAGTCCTTTCCTATTAGGTGGGTTATTAATATCCTTAGTAATAAAAGGAGATTCTGAACCAAATTCACCATAAGTTAAACTCTTAAGATTAGTCTGTAAATTAATTAAAGGCATTGTATCTGGTTTCTATTAAATGTTTTTGCCTGTATTATCAGTTGCTACAGAAGTATCAATGTCTGCGCTTTTTAATACATCTGTGTATGTTTGTGCAGGTTTTTTACCTTTTAAGCTGTACGGTGTATTTAGCAAATCTTGCAATTTCTGCGTAGTGTGGTTTGCTCTTAAGTCTGCTCCTCCTAATCCAAGGGGAGAGTTTTGAATTGTGTTTTTGATTGACATAGTTGTTTATTTATTTATAAATAGTTATTTTTTACTTTACTCTAATCCTACTCTTGCAGATAGACCCATTACTTCTCCTACTTTATATCCATCCATATTAATAGTTCCGCCTTTTCTAACTTCCATAATTAATGTTTCAAGTAGTGCTTCTACATTACCTCCTAATTTAGTTCCGCCTGCCATTGTAATAGTGTCCTTAGGATTAGCGTGAATAGTAAAGTCATCCATATAAATACCATCATCTGAAGTATTATTAGCAGAAGGGGATGTGCTTCTTGAATTTTTAGCTTTAGTAGACTTATTACCTGTTACGCCTCCTGCATCCATTGCCATCAACCCTACATCTAAACCGGCAGAAACAGCAGTTCCTATTCCTGGGAATATAGATGCTACTCCTGATAAGAATTCCATACCTGCTCCTAAATAGTCTCCGTTTGCAAATCTTTTTGCAGCGAATCCAAGACCTACTAAAGCTCCTAAAACAGGTATTTTTTTAAGAAGTGATTTAAATCCTCCTTTTGCACCTGCTTTAATAAAAGATCCTCCTAAAAATTTTCCAAGTCTTCCAAAAAGTTTCATTGCCGTTTCAGGAATTGTTTTTAACTGACTCAGAGGTTTAAAAGCATCCATCATTACTACTCCAAGTGCTTTCATTTTTGAACCCATCTTAGTTATGAAAACAAATGTTTCTCCAGCTACTGTTGATATACTGCTGAACATAGCAGTTACTGGTTGTAACACTCTTGCTAGATCTCCAACTGCTGCTGTCATATCTTGCATTGCTTCTTTTTGTGCTTCTGCTGCAGATTTATTTTCTAACTGTCTATAAGTTTCTGTTTCTCCTAATTCGTTTTGAAGTTTCTGTTGTCTTGCATTTGCTTCTTTTATTTTTCCTTGCTCTCTTAAAGTTTTAATAGCTTCCATTTCCTTTTTGATATTCTCATCAAGAGATTTGGATGTATCGAAACTTAAATTTTTAATTGCTTCCTGTTTTATCAGTGATTCTGCCATTTCTTCTCTGGACATTCCCATTGCTTTGGCAATTGCAGTTTGCTGTATTCGGTTCATACTGCTGAATTTAGCTTGAGTAATACCGTTTTTAGCTAACTCTTGGCTCATACCAACTAAATCATTCCTAAGCGCTGCTTGTCTTGCGCCGTCCAGATTTAACTGTTGGCCAGTTAGTAACTCTGCTTCCATCTCATTAGCTATGGAACTTTCGTAGTCCAGTAAGCTATCTGCTATACCTTCCATTTTACTAAAGGATAAACCAAGTTTTCTTGCTTCAACTGCTGCTCTTGCTAGTCCCCCTGGCATTTTAGAAGTTGATAATGTTGTTGCTGCTGATGCTTCTGATATATCTTTCATTACATCTTGGTATCTAATAGCTGTACCGTTTGCAGCATTTTGAAGAGTTACTGTACCTATAAGGTTGTCATTAAATTGCTTTAAATTCTTTCCAGTTGCTGCAGTAAATGTAGTTAGGTTAGCTGCTTGTTCCGCAGATAGTCCAAACTTCTTTACCATTGTTCCTGCTGCTGCTGCTGTTTCTATACTTAAGTCTGCTGATATCCCTAATTGGTTTGAGACAGCCATTGTAGCTTCTCTTAGGTTATCACCTGATAGTCCTTTTATTGATATTCCTGCATCACGAAACTTTTTGTCTAAACCTGTAGCAGCTTCTCTACTTATGTTTAAGTTACGAGAAAGGTCTGTTATATCTTGATTTGTTTTAAATATACCTTTAGTAAAGATAGCACCAGAAAACGCTAATGCCATTTTACCTGCAGCTTTACCTACTGCACCCATTCCTGCTGTCAGTGCACTACCGCCTTCTGCTCCTGCTTTCCTAGCTTCTTTTGCTGCTGAGTCAAACTCTTTAAAAAATTTACCAATTACCGGTATATCGCCTGCTACTTCTGCTATAGATTCTATCCAACTAGTTTTACTGTTTAGATCATCATTAATATCTTCTATTTCTTGAAATGTACCTAAAACACTTTCTGCTTCTACGGCTGCACTATTTAAACCTTCAACTATTTTAAATATTAATTTAGATTCTGATTCTGTTGCGTTTGCTGCTTTTTCGTTTAGAACTGCAATTTTAGATTCTATAGCCTGTATTTGACCCTTTACTAATTTCTGTTTTTTTAGTATTGCAGAGGTCTTCGTCTTATCTTTTAAATCTTCTTTCGTAAATTTAGATAATGCTTCTGCTTGACTTGCTACCTGTTTAGTTAAGTTGCCTGCTCCTTTTAATTCTGCTCCAAAGTCTACAGAGGCAGATGCTGTTTTACGCATCATACCTGCTATTCCAACTAAAGCTTGATTTGCTCTTTCTGCTTCTTTTGAAAATCTTTCAATCTGGGATACGGCAGCAGCGGTTTCTTTCTTTACCTCTTCTGCTTTTTTCGGGTCTAAGTTCTTATCGTCAGCCATTGTGTATTGTTATATAATATAAATAGTTAAGGCCTCTATTATCTAGAAGCCTTTGTACTATAAGTTGGCTTTGATCTAGTTTTTATGTTAGGTTTAGCAACTTGTCGGTTTTTTGCTTTATCGTACTGCTTTTGATTCTCTTCGTTTTCCTTAGTATAAAACTCTTTAATTTTATTAAAAGTAAACTTTCTTAACCATATTGGCATATTATATACTTCATTCCAGGTATAACCACCTTTACCGTGGAAAACTATTTCATGAAGAAGTGAGAATATATTTAGACGATCAGCCTGCGTCAGGCCAAAAAAAGCTAAGCCCAATGGGCAAATCGACATCCTCCTGCATGCCGTCTTCGTCTGTGTATAAGAATGTCATCTTAACGTTGGGTTGGTTCTTAGCGTAATCCGCTCTTAATGCTCTTGCATCTTTAGCTAGTAAGTAATTATCTACAAAATCTCTTATATCTTTTTTCTCTGTCATACCGTTTACAGATGTAATGATATATTTCATTCTTGTAGATACTTCTGGTGAAGAGTTTTTAGTAATTTTTTTAAGTCCTTCTATTTCTCTTTCTAGTAATTTTTCATCTCCATGAGTTAGAAGTTTATATGTTACTGCATTACCTGTTGAAGGAAGATCAAATGAGAAAGAATTAGAACCTTGTGAGTATTTCTTATCATCAATTTCTATATTCTGTAATGTTGTTAAGTCTACTGTGATTTTCTCTCCATTATATGTAATATCGTAGTCTTTACCGTAAGAGAGTATTCTTGCTGCTATCATTACAGCATTTTTATCTCCTATAAGTAAATCGTTATAGTTTACTTCTTTATTAACTATGAGAGATTTAAGTAACTTATCTATTACTGTACCGTTATTAATTAGATTTCTGTTTGTAAGAATATCTTCTTCTTTAGCAGTCATGTACTTCATTTCTAACTTACCTGAAGCTAGTGGTGAGTCTTGTGAGTATAAAAGACCTTTTGAGGGTAATTCGATCTCTTCTGTTGGGATTGAAAACTTTGATTCCATAAATTTTATTTAGTTATAACTTATTCTATATATAAATATACGAAATAAAAATTTAGTAGGCAACAAAAAACCCGGATAAGTTCCGGGTCTTTCTTTTAATCTCTATGTAAGTTAATTTCTAGTAGTTTAGTACGCAGTAATCCATTGCTACTGTTATCTGTACTTCAACTGGTTCATCAGATGACCAATCATACTGTCCAAAGTCTCCATTTGTTAAAATAGCTCCTTTGATGATCCACTCTCCAACTACGTCTCCTACAGGACCTAGAATATTTAAAGTCAAATCCTTTTTATACATATCAGAATAACCTGCTCTACCGGTTACTGATTCGTATCCTAATCTTGCCCACTCCATTACAGCTTGAGCTCCAGAAGGTGTTACTGGATCGTATAATGTGAAGGTCATGTCTTCCCATTCTCTTTTTCCTCTAATCTTTCTATAAGAGTTAATGTGGTCTAGTTTTATAATGTTATCCGTAAAGGTAGGTGCTTTAACATTCTTTACCATGAAAGATGGAATGTTATCGATATACATTACAAATCTGTTTTGTACCTTTGGTTCAAAGGCTTTAAACATTACTTCTGATGTGTCTAATACTGCCATGTTGTATTTACTTTATTATAAATATGGTTATTTTTAATTATTGTACAAATGTTGCTCCAGTTGGCTCAATTGTAAAGTCTAGTACTATAAATTCTGCTGTTTTTGCTGGCTGAATAAATACTTGACCTATTAATTGATTTCTATCTACTACATCTGCTGTGTTATTTGATTCATCCATTACTACTCTGTAAGCATAAAGACCTTGTCTCTGTACCACTGATTCTAAGTAAGGATTAACGTTTGCTAAGAATTTATTTCTTGTTGCAATCGTATTTTGTTCAAATACTAAGTTTGTTGCTTGATCTCCTAAGAACTTCTTAAGAGCTATTAATAATCTTCTAACATTTACTCTGTCTAATGCTGAAGCTTTTGTCTGTAAAGTTTTTTGTCCAAATACTGCTATACCTTGTCCAGGGAAAGTAGCGATTGGATTTACTTTTGCAGCATATAATATATCTCTCTGATTTCTGCTTAGTTTTTGTTCTGCTTGTATTACTCCTGTTATACCACCTCTTACTAAACCTGCTGGGGCAAACCAAGGTGCTGCTGCGCTATCATTAAAAGCATAAACTCCAGGTACTGTACAAGAAGCTGGTGCCCATTGCAATCCTGCTCCTCCGCTTAACTGTACCCATGGCCAGTATGCTGCTGAATATGAACTGTTTACTTTTTTAGCTTGAGTTACTAAATTTGCTGTAGTTGAGCCGTGATTAGCTAAATCTACTATCGCTATACAATCACTTCTAAATTGTGCTGCTGACATAAGTGAATCTAACACTGTAGCATGAGTTGCATTTTGATATAGTAAACCGGGTGCTGATAATACGTTAATTACGTATTCGTCTCTATTTTGTAATACGTTTATCGCAGTTTCGTAATCTGCTGCTACTAATCCCTGTGTATCAGTATTGGATATTGCTTCGTTAAATGTCATAGCTGCTTTAACGATGTTTCCAGCACCGTTATAAAACGATCCTGATGTTTCTAGTGGTAAAGATGCTGAATATGAAGTTGTTCCTTTCGAGTTAACTGTGAAGCCATCTGCTGCTAAATAATTGATAGTTGCTCCTGCTACTGCAGAAACATAAACATATCTAGATTTATTTACATAGTTACCAGAAGATTGTACGTATTTCTGTGTACCATCTGTAACAACAGTTGTTACTTGATTTCCAATTCTTTTTTCAATGTAGTTATCACTATTAGGATCTAATGATACATTATTATACTGCTCTAAAATTACTTTATTAGAGTGGTTATCATTTCCTCGTCTTATCGATAAAGTAAATGTTCCAGCTTCATTATCTTTAGCTGATACTTCCCATCTTATGTTGTCAGCTGATCCAGATTTCATTGTACCGCCGCTATTAGCAATTTCTGCTCCATGATCTACAGCGCCTGTACCGTTATTATATATAACTCCTTGACCGTGCGTTTTAAGTTCAAATGGTACTTCTGCTGCTGCAGATGCAGTAACTGCTCCTGATTTTGCACTTGTCCAAGTTCCTGATGCACTAACGACTCTTGTTACTAAAGCTGAATTACCTCCTTGTTGGAAGAAGTTTTTAATAGCTAATGATGTTAAGAACTCTTTATTAACAGATGCTGATACAAAGATATCGCCGAATATAGCTTTATATTCATTAAATGAAGTTACTATAGTTGGTTGCTCTACTGGTCCTTTTACCGTCGGTCCTATAAATGCTGAACTCGCATCGACTGGTGCTGGCGTTACAAATGAAATATCGTTTTCTCTTGTAAAAACACCTGGGGAAATAATTTTTTCTGCCATGTCTGGTCTAGTTTATTAATTGTTTAATATAAATATCGTTTAGGAATGTAAAACAGTCTAGTATATAAATGTTTTTATTTCTCTTATATAAATAGGGAAGGAGGATGTAAAAACCCTCCAACCTATAAATAAGTATGTATATTTGCTGATTACTCTGCTGATACTACTTCTTCTTCTTTAGTTGCTGCGATGAATTCACCGGATTTAAGATCAATTTGACCTGCTCCGTATTTCTCCTCTAAGCTTTTTGCTAATTCTCTTTCTTCAGATCTAAGTTCTTCTAAAAATGATTTAGCTGCATTAGAACGATCTACTAAGCTAATCTCTGCTAAGCTAATTGTTCCTAGTTCATTTACTAAAGCTGCGTTCTTTTGTTGAAGTTCGTTTAAGCTCTTTACTTCTTCTTCAGTTAATTTTGTTTTTGACATAATTGTAAAACTTTTATTTAATCGATTAATATTATTATAATATAAGAATAAATATATTACTATCCAACTTATTTATGTTTTTTTTATTTTGCAGATATAAGTAGACCGTTTTCAAAGACTAGGTTAATTGTCGCTTTACCGGTTGATACAGTTATTTCTTGAGATGTACCATCTAGCTTTGCATCATTACCTGCAGGACCTCTAGCTCCTGTATCTCCTTTAGCTCCGGCAGGACCTCTAGCTCCAGCTGCTCCGGCAGCACCATTTGTACCATTAGCTCCGGCAGGGCCTCTAGCTCCAGTTAATCCAGCTGCACCTGTGTCTCCCTTTGCTCCTGCAGAACCAGCAGGTCCTCTTGCACCAGCAGCACCGGCATCCCCTTTAGCACCTGCAGGGCCACGTGCACCATCTGACCCATCTGACCCAGCTGCTCCAGCGGGTCCTCTTGCTCCATCTGAACCGTCTGTCCCAGCTGGTCCTCTTGCTCCATCAGATCCATCTGTGCCTGCTGTACCTCTTGCACCTGCATCACCTTTATCTCCTTTAGCACCAGCAGCACCGTCTGTTCCTGCAGGACCTCTAGCTCCAGCTGATCCTGTATCACCTTTGTCACCTTTTGCTCCATTTGATCCATTTGATCCATTTGTACCAGCAGCACCGGCATCCCCTTTGTCTCCTTTTGCTCCGTTTGTACCATTTGAACCAGCTGCGCCAGTATCACCTTTGTCTCCTTTTGGTCCTACTAGTCCTGAGTTGTTTCCTACCCAATTGCCGTTTTCTATTACCTTATTCCCATTAGATAGTAAAATTCCTTTTACATCTGCTTCTTTAGTAATATTTAGTCTACCGTTATGGTCATAATAATGTTGTGTTTTTCTTCCAGCTGGATATCCTCCCCATATTTGCATACCGTACAGAGCAAGGGGTCTTTCTTGGTAATTTCCAGTACTGTAATTAGGTGTAAATTCTATTCTTACGTGGGTATAATGCCCTGTAGATGTTGTATTTGTTTCATGCCAAGGTATTGTGCTAAAAGGTAGGTATAAATGACCTGGCCAAGATGATACTCTACTTGTGGAACTTGTGTGCTGTATCCATTTTTGGTCAGAACATCTTTTTTTCCAAACATGTACCGTACTATTATGTGATTGACTTGACCAGTAACAGTACATTGCGTTTGCAAAAGTATAGTATCTTCCTTTAAATTCAACTCTAAATTTATAAGTTCCTGTTGGTATTGCTACATTTGAATTGTTTGTTCTTAAGAATCTTCTTTTTTGATCATCTGAAACTTCTACTTCTTTCCATTCAGATTCTTCGTTAGCTTGTATGTAGAACAATAAATATTTTAAATCATCATAACTATTATTTAACCCGGTTTTATTGGAAAATTGAGATTCAAATAAAGCCATTTCGGTTACCGTTGGATCTCCAAGGTTATTTGTCGGTATTCCTGATGGATTTTGAAAGTATCTATTTGAAGTTACTTCTGGTGTTCTTAATCTAGAGCCGTTATATGTTAATGTAGATTCTGCATTAACGCTTGATCCTCCGGTTGCAGTTATAATTCGATCGTTACTGTTATTAGATACTGCTAAAGTATCTCCAGTATTACCTTTATCTCCTTTGTCACCTTTATCTCCTTTGTCACCTTTATCGCCCTTAGAACCGTTTGTACCATCAGTGCCATTTGTACCAGGGTTTCCTTTATCTCCTTTTGCTCCATTTGTTCCGTTTGTACCGTTTGTACCAGGGTTTCCTTTATCTCCTTTATCGCCCTTAGAACCATTTGTTCCGTCTGTACCAGGGTTACCCTTGTCTCCTTTAGCACCTGCTGTTCCGTCTGCACCATTAGTACCAGGGTCTCCTTTATCACCTTTATCACCTTTTCCTCCTACACTTGCTGCTGCTGTTGAATCTTTACCAAAAGCATCTACAATGTATGCATGTATTTCTTCTATTTCTTCTCTTAAGTCTTCTAATTGTTTAAGGTAGAATTTAGCTTGATTAAATAAAGCAGGGTCATTAATTAATACTGAAGGATCTGATGCTTGTTCGATTGCTTCTTTAATCTCAGATGTCATAATTAATTCACCGGAAGTATTCATTTCCGCTTTTCTGCTTTTCTTAGCCATCTCTGTTAATTCCGCAGAACTAGCTTGTTTCTTTAATCTCTTACTTCTAATATTGTCGTTTATTCTTGCCATATCTTATTACCTTTTATTTTTTAAATATTCCATACAGCTACCATATTCCAATAGTGGTTACTGCTAGTTGCTGCCTCAATCCCAAATGCTATTGCGTTTTGATTACCAGCTGTTCCATTCATATTAATTTGCTTATTAAACTGTATCCACGTTTGTCGGTTTGCAGTAACTGTGAAAGTTTGCGTGTCTAATAGTGATGGTAATGCAACTACGTCTGCATCATATAACCTTAATTTATTATTACCAAGTAAGGTGGATTGAGTGGTAATACCTACCCCTACCAATGTTGCGCCTTTAGGTATTAAGAAACGTGATGTATAATTTAATGAGCTACCAAGAAAAGAAGCATAATTTGGTATATACCTTAATGATGTTGTGTTTGAAAAGAAAGCATATTGATGCTGTGTCACCATTGATGGCATTCTAGTTCTAACATTACCTCCTGCTGCTGATAAAGGTTCGTTAGATTGCCATGATGAATTATTATAGTAAGTTACTGCTGCATTATCAGTACTATTAAAGAAGTTGTCGTAAACTATTGTATCTTCAAATAATGCTGCTACTCCGTATTGTTGTTTCTTTTGTACCCACAGCTGTATATCTGTATTCGAGTTTACTACTAATTTTAAACTATCTGCTTGATATGCTGATCCAGCACCGGTTCCTGATCTTGCTTCAAAACTATCTGCTCCACTTGCCATTTCAAGTATTCTAATATCAGCTACTTGAGGTGTAGTACCTGAACTATTAGATCTTAGTTCAACTGCAAATCTCATATACCCTGCTTGAGATATCTCTTCCATCATCAGTGTGTATGTAGCTCTTATTTCATTAGCAGCACTTGTTATTGAAAACTTCGCTAATTTTGTCCAGTAGTTTTGTTGTCCTGCAACTGCTGAATGATTTGAAGTAGCATCTGGTGTTCTTCTGATGCGACCGCTTATTCTACCGTTTACAGATAATTTTGATGTTTCCCCTGTACTTACATGAGCTGTATCTCCGTTAACAATAACATTTCCTGAAGTTAATGTTAGGCTTGGTGTCCCTGCGCTGAGGTTTGAACCTGCCATTTTAAACTTACCATCAGTTCCATCAATACCCATTGCAAATGTACCTGTTCCTTTTTGGAACGCTAATCTAGCATCTCCTGCTCCTTGTTGATTTATAATAATACCGCTGTTGATTGTGGAATCGTTTTGTTTAATGTATAGTTTACCATCAACACCGTTATCTACTCCAACAGTAATTTGTTCATCTGCATACAATCTTGCTGTATCTAGATCTCCTCCGACTTCTAAGTCATTATTAAAGACAGAATTTTGAACTACGTCTATATATCCATTAATATCTACGTTACTTTTGAAATTTGCGCTTCCGGTAACTAACAGAGTTGAAGTTATATTTGCATTTCCTGAAACATGGAAGTTGTGATTTATTGCACCAATAGTTCCTACTGCGAAATCACCATCGGTTTTAACTTGTCCAGTTGCGTCGTTTACATGTAATCCCGATCCGCCAGGACCTCCTGCTAGTAGGTGTATTTCATCACCTTGGGTGTATATATCAGACTCTGCAGCTGTCTCTAAGCGAATTGCTCCGCTAACATTTAAAGCACCTGTTGCAAGATCATTAGTTGTTGTAGATCCATTATCAGTTACACTGTCTAATGTTGCTCCGGAAGGACCGATTCCTCCTATTTGGTTTAGTAATTGAGATCCAGAAACATATTTAACAACTGCTCCGTCCAGTACTAAGAATTTATCTGTATCTGTGGTAGTACCTGCTACACTACCTATATTTAACTTCCCGTCTAGTATAAGTCTATTATTAATAAATCTTACTTCTCCTGAGGAGTGTCCAGATTCAATGATCATTTGATGCTGACCTGTTGTATTTGAAGTGTAAAAAGTTAAAGATCCGGTTACTCCTGCTGATGCGCCTCCTCCTACAATTAATATAGGTTGTGTATGGTCTGTATGGTCTAGTAATAACGCTCTCTCATGTATTTGAACTGTGCTTGCAAATGTTGTATTAGGAGAGCTTGTACCAAAGAGTGTGTAAGAACCTGTAACTACAAGCGTGTTAGCTCCAAATGAACCCATTGTAACCTTATCAGAAGAATCTACTTCTAAGATTGGAATACCAGCTACGTCACTAACAGAGAATAATGTACCTTCTAAAGAATCTGTTATTGAGAATAACTGACCTTGGGATCCCTGTACGTCAAATAGTACACTTCCTGATCCTTCTATAGTAACTAGATCTGTTGTACCAGAAACATGCAATTTAGATGCTGGGGTATCTGTTCCTATCCCCACATTACCAACAAAGGTAGATTTACCTGTTGCTACTGTTAACTCAGTAACTGCTGAAGGCTGTAGGTATATCGGTTTGTTTTCTCCGGTATTATAATCAGACTGTATTATTAAAGCATCTGCTGCGCTTAGGTATGCTGCTGCTGCGTCATTTATAAATCTTATTTGGTCACCATTGACAACAATGTCACTTGCAAATGCAGCTGTTCCTGCATTTGACATATCTAACGATAAAGCCGTAAAAAATGTACCGCCGTCATTACCTCTAAATATCATATCCTTGTTACTAACTGAGGAGATAAATGTAAGGTTCTGTGAAGTCATATTAACTTTACCAATAAGCGTACCGTTATCAGTAAGTTGTATAGAATCTCCTGCTGCATCTAAAATTATATCTCCTGCAGAGTCGATAGTAAAGTTACCCGTTGAGTTATTTATTTCACCATTTGCTCCGTTATGGAATATTTGCATATCATTGTCATCTCCTAACTGAAGTTGAGCTGAATCGTTGTCTAGGTGTATATTTCCTGTTGTAGTAATAGAAGGTACCGATAGTAACCCTGCAGAAGAATATGTCATTCTATTAGTAGCACTACCTGCAGGTCTCCATTCTAGATTACCACCATTGTAGGATGCGATATCCCATGATACCGTACTGTCGTCTCTAAGTCTTAAATATGCCCAATTACTTCCTCCATTTTCTATTTCTATTCTAGCAGATGCTGATGAATCAACTTTAAAACCTAATCCATTTGTAGATTTAATAGTTTGATTTGTACTAGAACCTCTATCGGCAACAGTATCTAAAGTATCTGCTTCTGCAGTTAGAACTGTACCATCCGAAATAGCAGTATTTAATTGTGCTGTTGTAAATGATCCTAGCGATGTTGCATTTCCTACTGATGTAATATGTCCAGTTAAATTAGCATTTGTAGTTACTGTATCTGCTATTAATGCATGTGATGCTGAAGTAGCTGAAGTAGCTGAAGTAGCAGAAGTAGCAGTAGTAGCACTATTTGCTGTTAATGCATGTGATGCTGAAGTAGCAGAAGTAGCAGTATTAGCAGTATCAGCAGCAGTAGCTGATGCAGCAGTAGTAGCTGTATCTGCTGTTAATGCATGTGATGCTGAAGTAGCATTATCTGCAGTTCCTGTTGTATCTTGATTCCAAGTTGGAACTGTTCCTGATATTTCACTATAGACTGGTTTATGTCCTTCGTGGAAGATCTTATAGTCTGTTTCACTAGCACCAACTCTTACCCTGAATCCTTCTGCGTGTGGAGCGTTAAGTATTACGTGATCTGTACTGTCGTTTGAAACACCTACTATTAATTCAGCATTTTCTCCAGATGTCCCTGTACCGTAGGCATGGTATTGTATAAATCCAAAATCAGTACTATGGTTAATGTTAGTACCATCTTTTTCTGATTCGAAGAATATACCGCTTATCCCTACAGAGTTTCCTTTTAATACAATGTTATCTGATCCTGTATGGTAGTTAGATGAGGCAACATAAGTTCCTCTAGATAAACTTCCATTAAGTGTTAATCCCCCTCCTGTAATGTTTCCTGAAGTGGTCAGATTACCGATTATGTCTAAGCTTTTATTAAAGTCCCAGGTATTATTAGTTTCATCCCATAGTATACTAGCACTTGAACCAGATACAAATATACCTGAACCTCCTGAGTTTGCTTCTGTTTGTCCTGCTCCAAGGATAATAAGTTTATCAACTACATTTAAATTATTTACGTTATAAGTGTCTACTGTTCCTGTAATTACAAGGTTACCGGTTACTGTTAAGTCGTCAAATGTTGGAGAAGTATTCGGCTGTACTGCTGTTCCTGCTAAACTTCCTGAAGCTAGTGTTGCATACCTGCCATCTCCAAATGTTTTAGTAACTAGTGTTTGCCATGGTCCCCAACTCGTACCTCTATACCTATATGCTAACCCCTCTCCATTATTAGCACTACTGTTAGAAGTCATCTGCCATCCGTAATTACCACTACCTTCTGTAAGTGTTAGTCCTGTAGTATGGGAAGTGCCGAAAGGTCCGTTTGTGGTTCCTTGAAATCTATAAAGACCTCTAGTTGTAATGGTATCATAATCAGCTGTTGATACTGCAAAATTAGAAAAAGCATTTGAGTTTAACCACAATGTACTTGCTGTTGCTCCAGTTCCTCCTTCAGCAACTGCTAAAGCAGTTCCCAATGTCAGCGTTCCAGATATATCGGCATCACCGTTTATGTCTAAAGCACCAGCCGTTAAAGAGTTGCTACCAGCCGTAACGTTACCTCCAAAAGTAACAGTTTTATCAGCTGCCCATCTCATAGTAGTGTCGTTGTAAGCGGTACCTATATACCCATAGCTAAATGTATTATTACTTCCGTAAGCTCCTATCGCATATAAAGATGTGTTATCGTGTTCTTTAAAATTCATCAATGCTCTTGCCCAACCACCACTTGAGTAGTCAGGTTTTTTAACAACAACATTATCACCGTCTAGTATAGTAGTTGCAAAACCACCAGGTATTGTAAGTGTTCCTGATAAATTACCATTACCGTTAATGTCTAAACTTGTACCTTCTAATTCCGTACCGCTTATCTTACCGGTCGATGTTATAGCTCCTCCATCTATGGTTCCTTCAAAAATTGCATTACCACTTTGATTAACACTAGCAACTACGTTAGCAGAATTATAACTACCTGTATTAGAAAGTATTTCAAATTTACGGGTGTTGTCGTCATTATTTGCATCAATAAATAATCTTATACCTTGATTTGATTTAAGATCAAATTGAGCGCCAGCATTATTTTGTATTATAAAATCACCAGTGCTACCGAAAATATTACCCCCTGATGATAATGTCAAATTGCCTCCTATATCAGCATTACCGTTTATATCTAAGCTAGTACCTTCTAATTCTGTACCGCTTATCTTACCGGAAAAAGTTGCATCCCCGGTAGATTCAGCTATTGTAAGTCTAATATCATCTCCAGCATCTCCACCTACAGTTTCTTTTATTAAAAACCCTACGCCCTCGTCTACAATAAGGTCAAACGCTAAATTATTACTGTCTGAGTCTTCTAACCTGATACCTGCTTGACCAGCGTTTTTAATCTGTAATTGTACAGCAGCGTTAACAGCATTACTTAGGGTGCTATCGCCAATCATCATCTTTCCGTCTATTCTGGCTTGTCCGTGAACCTCTAGCTTATTCGCAGAATTAACTGATGTTGTATTAACCCCGAGTGTTGAGTTAACCATTAACTCTCCTCCATTTAAGGTTAATTTATTACTACTATGTACAAATTTAACATCGCCTGCAGCAAAATCAAGCTCACCACCAGAAGGAAGACCTATGTTGTGGCTAAATAAAGCAGAACCACCGTCTGACATATCAAGAGTAAGCGCGTTTACAGATGTTCCATCATCATTTCCATAAAACTTTATATCACCATCTGTAACATTAGAAGTTATTAAAAAATGATTTCCACTTTTTGTAAACGTACCGAAATTTGTTCCTGCTGCTTTTAATCTAATATCGTTACCAGCCGCGTCAAAAGCTATATCGCCTCCAGCATCTAATATTATATCGTCTGGAGCTGCAATGGTCATAATTCCAGCACTACTTTCTGTAAATGTTACCGCGTTGCTACCGTCACCAGATATGGATAAAGCACCGCCCAATACATTAACATCACCATCGGAGTTTATTACCATTCTATTACTTCCACTTGTCATGAAAGTTATACTTCTTGTTGCTCCTGCAAATGATATTGAGGAATAGGTATTATTTACTTTATCCTCTATACTAGTTATCCTAGCAGCGTTTGTGTATACAACTCCATTTAGTAAGTCTACGCCTCCTGCTCTTGTGTAACCTCCTACATTTAATAAGTAAGAACCTTGCGTAGCTCCTATATTTAATTTTTCAAATGAACCAGTTCCTGATGAAGCTATATTACCGGTTACATCTAATAGTGTTCCGTTAAAAGTAAGATTTGCTTCAGCATCTAATTCTGTTGTGGTAGACCCAACGGTTACTAATTCATTAGCAGTCGCATTATTAATTGCAGTAACTGCTCCTGATGAAAGACCTGTCAATCCTGATGCATCTCCTACAAAAGAACCAGAAAATGAACCAGAAAGAATTCCGTTAGATATGGTAGCTGTACTACCGGATATTATTATAGCTTCTGCTCCATGAGTACCCATTTTAATAGTGTCATCAGAAAAGACTTCAAAGATAGGAATACCGGATATATCTGATATACCGAATAACGATCCTGAAAGAGAGTCTGTTACAGAAAATAATTGTCCATGAGAACCACGGACATCTAATACTACTGAGCCTGATCCATCAACGATCAGTCCTTTTTTTACTTTAAATTCGTTTGCCATAATAATATCCTTTTTTCATTTTCCAAAAGGTCTATAATAAATAGTTACATTAATACTTACAATTCAAATCTATGTCGTAAACTATTAAAACTATTTAATACTTCTTCTGCAGTTAATACTTTGTTATAAATCTTAGCTATGGGTAACTCTCCATTAAGCGGTCTATTTGTTCCTCCATCTCCTCCTATTTTTAATGTAGCACTGTTTGTGTTACAGGGCAATGTTGTACTCCAGCTATTTGTTGCTACTAAACTTCCATTAACATATATCCTACCGTTTTGTCCGTCGTATGATGTAATTATATGAGTCCATTTATCTGATGGAAACGCACTCCCTACATTTACCTGCCTCAGACCATCTGATGTTGATATATTTTGTGCGATAGAAAATGGTGATGACACACTAAGGTGTACTAAGTAAACACTTTTATCTAGTAATCTCGGGTAAGGGTTACTTTGAGATGAATCTGCTTTTACTATAAATTCAAAAGATAGGTTTGATGTTAAATCTAAATCGTTTGAATCAGCTATTTCTATAGAATCGTTTGTTCCATCAAAAGCTATTTGTGCATTACTGTTAAAACTTACATTACTTACGTTTATATCTTTTGATCTTTTTAAATCTATCAACGATCCAGATACTGATCTTATATCATCTGTGAATGGTGAAGGTACCCCTAATTCTACTTGTGCATTAAATAACGTAATAGATGAACTTACTGGTACTGATATATCTAGAAACCGATATGTAGAGTTATACTCAGATCTAGAACCTGACATAAACACCCTATTAGAAGAACCAAAGTTTGCTACTGAAAATGCTGTGTTGTTTACATCACACCAATCTAAAATAACGGCAGTTCCTACTCCAGGGTTAAAGTTTTCATAATTAACACTACATCCGTAAATTGCATTATCAGTTAGATCATTAACGTTTGTGTATAGTCTAATGGTTGATCCACCTGTTCCGTCATTAACGAATTTAAATTTACCGCCTCCAAGATCAGTCTTTGTTGTATTGTTGTATATATCTGTACGGACATCTAAAGATTGTGCTCCTGTTTGTGTAAGTAAATTTGTTGTTGGTTTACCTTTATTAAATTTAAAGACATCTCTAGAAGTACCCACTAACGGGTAGCCGGTATCATATCCAACTACTAACCCTTCTTCAATTATATTTGGTCCTAAATGAGAAGCCATATACTAAGTTTATGATGGTGAATCTAATACATCTTGATCAGTCCATTCATCTGTTGCTAGTAAAGCTAGTATTTCACTATGTGTATATTCAGAGTAACTATCTAAATAAAAAGACGGTCTACCATATACACCTGCTTCGTGTAAAATTGAAATTTCTTCTCCTGTTTCAGCATCCATACCTATTGTTGAGTATGATGCGGTTATTTCATTAACTTCGTACTTTACGAAGGTTTTTGTGTTATCTATAGAGTATCTTAGACCTTCCGCTGAATGTTCTAAAACCTGATTAAAATCTATAGTTTCTACGTCTGTTGCTGGTACTACTAACCAGCGTCTGTTTGGAAATCTACTCATTGTTATTATGTTTTAATTATAAATATCAAATATTAAATCTTTTTTTAATTCCTTTAAAGTTTTGTTTTATTTCTGTTTCTGTTAATCTATTACTATAAAATTTAACTATCGGAATAACTCCATCAAAGTATTCCTTTCCTCCTGATTTAGAGTTAAACCCTATATTGTATTGTTGCATACCTGATGAATAGTTTAGAGTAGAAGCAGAACCCCAAGATCCTACTTGTTCTCCGTTTACATAAAGGCTAGGGTATAATGTTGATTCATCCCATACTGCTACTACATGGTAATAAGATGTTGTTGTAAGTGTTGTTGTTCCTTGTAGAAATTGATAGTTAGAATTATCATACCATACAAACTGTACTTTATTACTACTTTGTCGAATACCTCCATTACAGTAGTGAGAGCAACCATCGCCTGATTTATGTCCGAATATACAATGCACTCCAGTAAGTGTATCTGTTTTAAATACTACTTCCCAAGTCCTTGGCTTGTCTGTATTATCAATATTTAATGATGCAGGCCAGCTCTCTTTCATCTTATCATCAGTACCATCAAATTCCATCTGTGCATTTGAATTAAATGTTACATCTTCTACGTTTATCTTCCACTTTAATAACTGGTCAGCACTACTAACCATTGTTGGGAATCCTGTTCCAGAAAAAGCAGGGTATGTATATGGCTGTACAATGTTTTTTAGTGAAGTCGGTAGAAATTGACCTGAGTTACTACCTTGACTTCCTGTATATGCTACTCTAGATCCATGTCCATTAGGTGGATATGCAAAAGCTAAGCCTGCAAAGGGTGTGTGGTGGGTATTTTTTTCCACCTGTAGTCTCCTAATATAAATTGTATCTGTAAGACCTCCGTTGTCTGTGCCTCGCAATCCTATGCATATTCTAGTTCCATTTGTACTATTAACACCGGTAAACGATCCTGTGTAGGTTTTCCATTCTGTAAGAGATGGTGATGTAAAATTACCTAAACTTACGTTGTAATTACCTAACGAAGTTCCGTTAAGTACGAATCCCCATATTCCTGAGGTTTGTTGTGATTTAAGTTTATATTCAAATGATACGTACATATTTTCCGATATTACACCGTTTCCTAATTCGTAATATATGCTATGCCATCCATTTGTTGCTGTTAACTCGATTGCATTTTCTGCTTGACTCCATTCTACATCTCCAGGCCATCCATGTTCTGTCCAATCTGATACTGAACCGAATGGGTTATTATTATCTGAAACATAGTTATAAGTTGGTTCCCCAGCATTAAATCTGTAACTATCTAAGTTTGATTCAACTACTGGATATCCTGTGTCGTATCCCCAGCTAACTTTGCTTGCGTTTGTGTTTGGACCTATAAACATTATATGAATCTTTTTTTAGTTGAGTTATAATACGCAATTAAATCTTTGTCTGTCTTTTCTACTTTTTCAAAATACCTTACTCCATCTATACTACCCTCCCAGTATGTATTTGAGCCCTCAAATTCAGCTCCTATTGTCAAGTCTTTCATGACATTGTACCCGGAACTATTAACTGTTCGTGTACCGTCTTCTAATAAAGAAGATGTTACTAAGTCATCATTACTGTCAAAGTAGAACACTGTTATTGCTTGTGTTGATAATCTGAATCCTACACATTTCCAGTCTCCATCGTATATACTAAAGTTAGATGATGAAACTTGGCGACTTTCAAGAGCTGTATCTATTGTCTGAACTTGTATTGCTCCAGTGCTCGTACCGTATAGGTTTATCCCACCATGATCAAATTCTGGATGAGCATAAGAACTGAAGATACCTCTTCTTTCGTTTGATGGACCATCGGACCTAACCCACGCAATAAAAGTTATGTGGTTGTTATCGCTACTAAATTGTATCGAATCCTCTGGAGGATATACTTTATTGAGTTCAATACGATCATTCGTACCGTCAAAATATGGGAGTCTGTTACTGTCCATACTGACAAACTGTGTTTTTGCTCCTCTGTATGTAATAGCATTGTAAGATGAGCTGAAAGCATTATCGGGTAGATTAGCTAATAAATCGGTATGCCCTCTGTTACCTGTTCCGTATTTTTTAAACTTATAGTTTTTATTATTACCATTTGCAGCATCTGTGGTGACTATTCGTGATTTCATTGGTGCGCTCCAGTATGTAGTCATTTCTTTACCCGTTGATACTCCTGCGGAATCAAAGTATATTTTCCAGTATTTGCTATCCGTTAAATAAGGGGTAGCTGAATATACGTATGATCTAAGTCTTATTGAACCTGCTGAAGGCATGTTTACTCTTAAGTATATTGTTTGGTTTATATCACTAGCACTACTGGTTGGGAAGTTCCATACTGGGTTAAATACTGGTTTTGTATATGAAGCATCTAATCCATAATCTAAAATAGATGCGCCTACATTATCATAATCGTTTTGTACTGTATTGGTTAATTGGTAAGTGCCTCTATAATTAGCGTCTCCGCCAAGGTATTGAGCAGTATCAACCGAATGTGTTACTGTACTTATTCCAGAGGGTAGATCAATTGTGGTATAGGTATTACCTGCATATCTACCCGATAAAAGGGTAGTGCCGTCTGCTGAGTATGAAGTTGTTGAGTTGGTGAAGAATGTATAAAGTCTATACCAACCATCTCCTTCAGGTACCATTGTTTTTGATGTACCGTGTGAGTTCCATCCACCAATATTAGAGTACCCGTTATTAAAACTACCGGTAATTACCGGGCTTGATGAATCTGCTTTAAATGAAATTGAAGCTATGTACTTCGATGTTGCATCGTATTGAGTTACAGAACTATGGTAACAGCCAAATCCTTCCCCGCTTGATAATCTTGACTCTTTTCCTGAATCAGCTATGTGTGTTAATTTCCAAATCGGTGTTTTATGTATTGGATGTAATCTACCTGTGTTTGTGTTTGTTCCGGAAAAACCTGGGTTGTTATATCTGGATAATGTTGTTGTATCGGGTATTACGTTTTCATGTAGAAACTGTCCTTTGTAATACTTAGTTTCATGAGTAGAACCAGTAGATGCTGGATACCCTGTATCGTATCCTGCTACTAATCCTTTAGATATGTTATTTGGTCCTCCTCCTGTTGCCATTATATATTAAATCTATCCTTTAAGGTGTTAAAGTTCTGTGTTACTTCTGATGATGAAAGTGCTCTATCGTAAATTCTAAATACCGGTATTTCTCCTTGCCATTCACCAGGGGCGCCCATGCTTCCGTAAATATCTCCTATTCTTAAATCACCATTTCCATGATTCCAAGTTGTACCTGTGGATGAGGTTGTTTCTAGTATTCCGTTAAAGTAAATCCTAAGTTCTCCAGTGCCGGTACCATCCCAAATGCATACTCCATAAAAGTACCTGTCTATAGGTATATCTGTTGTTGATCTTGGAATACCACCAGTAGCGTAAACTCTGAATTCTAGTTTATTATTAGAAGAAGATCTTTTGATACCAAATCCTGTTCCTGCTGGGCCTGTATAATCTCCGCTAATTCCTATTGGGTTTGTTAGGTTATCTGCTTTTGCTACAAATTCAAAAGTTATTCCTGTAGGATTTGTTCCTACAAGGTCAGATAAGTTTAGATCTAATTCTATAAAGTCATCCGAACCATCAAAAGTAATTTGTGCATTATTATCAAATGTTACATTGGATAAATCTATATCCGTTGTTCTTGTTATATCTATTAATGAACCTGTTGAGGATCTTGTAGTTTCTGTAAATGGTGAATTATGTGGGTTAGTTTCAATTTGATAATTTTTAAAGTATATAGTATCATCTATTGATGCTCTATTCACATTATTATTCATTAAAAATAAAGCTTGACTCCCGTTACTTGACCTTGTATGTGTTAACGAATGTATATACCCGGTATCTTTAATATTACTTCCAAGAGTACCGGTTGAACCGTCTAATTTCCAGTAGTATCCTGATAGTTCATTAAAATCATATTCAACACTATATGTATTTGTTGTATTAGCTACATGAGTAATATATGGGAATTGTGCAATTCTGTAATTAGTTCCATGTGTTGTAATATTTATCTTTTTCCACCCATCTCCTTTTTCAGGTGCGGATGATACCTCTACTACATGACCGTAACCACCTACATTGTGTCCAACTATTGTTCTCTTTGTATCTGTGTTTGCTATATTAGTTGTAGGTTCACCTAAATTAAATCTATAAAAATCAAAACTAGACGACACTATGGGATAGCCTGTATCATATCCGTATACAAGACCTTCTCTAACTATATTTGCTCCTCTATTTATTCCCATTTAATATAAATATCTAAATATTAAACCTACTCCTAAGTCCTTTAAAATTACTTTTTACTGTTGATGCTGACATCTCGTTTTTATACACTTTTAGTATAGGAAGTTCACCATCGTAGTTGAATGTATTATTTGCTCTTTGTCCTATGTCCCAATTACCTGTCCAGGGTGCTGCTGATACTGTTGGTGTAACGGTTGTTTCTAATTCACCGTTTATGTATACCTTTATTGCACTTTGTGTTTTTGATATAACAAAGTGTGTGTATTCTGCTGTACTTAATTGAGTTGTGCTTTTACATGTATCTCCTGTGGTATCTGCTGCTGCCACAAAAACTCCTCCTATTTGACCATTACTCCAAATTCTTATATATTGATCAATTCCTGTACTGTTTGGATTAATTAACATAGGGCTATTTGAATAACTATCTGGTTTAAGTACCATCTCAATAGTAAATCTATCATTTGATATACCGGGATTATTTATTGTTATATGGTCATCGGTTCCGTCAAAAAACATTTGTGCATCAGTATCAAAAGATACATCTGATATGTTTATTGTTGTATTTCTTTTTAAATCAATTAATGAGTTTTCTACAGACCTTGTATTACCTTGCCCTGCGTAAGGTGTATTATGCGGTTTAGTTTCAAACTGCATATTTCTATAATATATTTTTTTATTTTGAAAATGAGGATATACCATATTAAAAAAGTCATAGGTATAAGCTCCAGTTAAATTAGCTTTCATAGTAACTGTTAAACTAAACTTAGTCCACTCATTTGCCGGTATAGAAGATGGCCTTATGTTTGTAAATCCTACTCTTGATAAATCGTTACTAGTTGGGAATTGATCAGAATATTCATTTGTATCAAAGTAATACTTATTTCCACTCTGTGTTATCGTCTCTGTTGAATATAATTCAAATGACCAGGTGTATACTTCATTGGATACAACCGTTATACTTGGTAGTTGAAATCTAGAATAGCTGGAAGTTATATCTGCTAATTGTATATAGGTACCAAAATCATCTGAGTCAAGGCTTGCACCGTTTCCTTGACCTAGTATATTGTTGTTTAGTTTATTGGTAGTTGGTTCACCTAAGTTAAATTTATATGAATCATTACTTGTAGTAATTAATGGGTAACCAGTATCATACCCAAACAGTAGAGCGTCTGTATCTATTTTTGGTCCTGTATTCATTATATAAATCTATGTTTTTGAGCGTTATAGTTAATGCTTACTTCAGTAGCCGATAGTGCTTTATTATATATTCTTACTGGACCTACTTCCATTTCTCCTCTATATGAACTCCATCCTGATATGTATAGATGGTCTTCTATGTTAACGTTTACATTATTGTCATTATTATTTGTAGCTACTTCTACCCCGTCTAGATAAAGTTTAATGTTTGTTCCATCTCTTAACCCTACAATGTGGTGGAATTTATCATCTCTAAAATCATATGAAGAAGAGTTATAAGAAACACTTGCTATATTACTTCCCCCTGTTGCGTCAAATCTTACTGATATTGTAGAACTATTGGTAAACATAGTGTTAAATCCACCGTCACAGCCATCACATAATGGATTTCCTCTAGTGACTATAACTGCTATAGTATTTGAACCTGTTTGTTGAAGTTTTACCCAAGATTCTATCGAGAATGCTGAAGATGTAAAGTTAACAGGTAGAGGTGCTGTAGCGCTATTATTTGCAAAAAGTAGACTGTCGTTAGTTCCGTCGAAACCGAATACTTTAGTTGTCGACCCTGTCGTAGGTACAGTTACTGTTGTACCTCCTGATAGTTGCCCAGAGGGTGGAAATGTTGCTGTTGTAGTGCCGCCGTAGCGTGTTAGTTCATAAACATTTGTTGATCCTGGATAGCTTTTTGAACTTGCTGGATCAATACTGAATACAATACCATCTTTTATAACTGTTGGTCCTCTTGAAAACGCCATTTAATATGTTTTAAACTTTTATACCTCTAATATTTGCTTTTATTGTCCAGTTATCTGTTAATGTTGTAGCTTGTAATTTCATATTACTTCCATCTATCACTACCTTTAACTTAACGTCTGTCGTGTTACCTAAATCTACGGTTGATACTTCATTAAATTTAATATTTGTTCCGTCGTGAGCAGCTGTTAATGTACCGGCTCTTAAGTTTGTACCGTTCTTTATTACATAGTCAAAAAAGACTGCTTGGTATGTTGATAGTGCTAGAGATTTAATGTCTTCAGTTCCTGTATCAACATCTGTATTTTCACAGTATCCTAGTAGATGTTTAAGTCCTATTTGAGCTGTATCTGCGGTTGAGTCTCCAACTGTCAAACCTCCTAGTGTGATTACATTTCCTGTAAATGTTGCAGCTAAGTTAGTATCTAAAGTTAAAGCAAGAGATGAGCCTCCTACATTAAACTTTAATCCTTTCCCAGATAGTCCTGTTATTAAAGCGTAGTTTCCACTCCAATTTAACTGTCCATGTCCTGCAGCAGATCCCCATGACATAACCCCGTCGCCTCTAAATAGGATTCTATTATTAAGACTGAGAGATGTAGTTGATGAGTTTGAAGCATCAACAATTTTTAATGTAGCGTCTGGTGCTGTTGTTCCGATACCGACTTGCTGGTCGTGATCAATGTACATCGCTCTAGTAAGATCTCCTTCTTTACTAGTCCAGAAAGACATTGCACCTTCAGTTTCAAGTCCACCATCTCCTGCGTTGTCATTTACCCAAGAAATCCTACCCCATTCTGTATTGGTATTAGAATCAGTAGCCCACATTGAAATATGTCCTTCTGTTGTGGCTTTTATATCCCCACCGGTATTTTTTCTTTGTAATCTTAATACCTCTACAGAAGCTTGTCCTGAGGCAAATTGAGTATTATCAACTACCACTAATCTCGCTGTAGGATTGAGATCTCCTACACCTAATTTACCAGTGCTTGTTAAAGCCATTTTATCACCATCTCCTCCATACTGGAATAATAGTGTGTTATCGTAGTAACTTGTTTTACCTATACCTAGATTCCAAGTTTCTGTTCCTGTGCTTTGTAATCTTATTTGATAAGGGCTGTCTACGTCTCTTAGATGTAGTCTTGTGTTAGGGCTATCGGTCCCGATTCCTACGTTACCTGCAGCAGCTTCAGTTACAAGAGCGTACTTATTGGTTAAGGTTCCTGATACAGAAGCTCCGTCTATGTAAGCGCCGTAGTAGGTTGCTATTTCTGAACTTGTAGCTACCTCTGGTGCATCAATTCTTAAACCGTATCCTTTAGCAACCGGGCCTGAACCTGCTGTGAATGTTGTAGTTACTTTACCGTGAAGAGCTGTTAAGGAACCACCAGCAGCAACTCCGCTGTAAACGTTATCAACATCAATTGTAGCAAGTGATTTAACACCTATAAGGTCGGAATTTCCTATCCTATTGGCGTTGGAAACTTTAAAATTACCAGCTGTAGTATCTGAGTTGTACCACCCGCCTCTGATTGTTTCTACATCTAATCCAGTTCGAGTATTGCCGTTTGCTGCGACGTTACCGTTACTGTAGATCTTACTAGTTGTAATATCTCCTGATGTTGGATTTTGAGAATCATAGACCTCTAGCTTAGAACTAGGGCTAGTAGTCCCAATACCTACGTTACCCGCGTTGGATATTGTCATCCTCGTAGAGTTGTTTGTTTTAAAGAACATAGGGTAATAAGCAGAGTTACTTAGCGAAGTTTCATTTCCGGACTCGTTAAGCAAAGTGTAACTACCTGCTTTAAAACCTGTAGTAGCTTTTGCATAACCAACTACCTCTAACTTTTCAGCAGGACTAGTTGTTCCAATACCTACGTTACCTGCAGACTGAATAGTTACCCTAGCATATGTAAAAGGATCAGAAGCAATACTAGTGTTGTTAGCAGCTAGGAATAAGTTACCGTTATAGTAACTGAATATACCAGCTCTAGTATCTGATGTACTATTAACTGCATCTCCTCTTGTAGAAAATCCAATACCCCAAGATCCTGTGGAATTTAAGTTAGCATTACTAGGTCTATGAACTCTTAATGGAATGGTTTCGTTAGAGTATATATCTAATTTGTGATTTGGATTAGTAGTTCCTAGACCTACGTTACCGCCAGACTTAATAAAAAGTCTTGTCTCACCTGAATTATTTTTAAGAGCTACTGTGTCAGTGCCAAAAAACATTCCAGTGCCTCCGTCTCCCCAATGTTGAATATCATTTCCAACATATATAGTTCCTTCAGCTATACCTGTTTCAAATCTAGCTGTACCTGCAATATCAAATAATTCGTCAGGTGTTGCTGTTCCAATACCTACCTTTGAACCTGATACTGTAAGTATATTATTTGTAGTTGTCGAACCTCCTACCTCTAAAGCTACTTTAAGAATTTCTGAGTCATTCGTTATTCTATAGTGCTTTGTAGTATTTGAAGGAGTAGTAGGGGCTAATCTAAATGAACTTTCCAGTATTAAAGGTCGTCCAAATATATGAGCTCCTCCTGCGGTATAGAAATGACTATGTCCGTTTCTTCCTCCATCTTCTATTGCTCTCTCTGTTTTAATATTAAATCCTGTTGATTTACTAACATGTAGTGCTACTGTTGGTGATGTTGTCCCAATCCCTACTCTCTCATCAGCTTCATCAAGATGCATAATGGTTTTACCATTTAAGATAAACTGTGCATCACCTCCTGCTTGACCTGTGGTTGCTTTCCAAACACCGGAATAGTTTCTAAACGAACCTGCAGCGCTTGTGTATAAGTTAGAGGTTGAAGTAATACCTGCGGAATTAAATGCTCCTTTTATTCCTCCATCAACTACAATATTAAACTGCTTTGTGCTGCTATTGTAATCGCCAAGGTATATACCTGTATTAGCAGAAGATGAAAAGTTTAGTGCTAAATCTGAAAGTACTCCATCTGGTAAGGTTAGTCCACCGCTTACTTGTAGACTACCTGTAAAAGAGTGAGTATCGTCTAATGTATCTCCAAACTTAGTTGAGCCTGATTCGTACAAAATACTAGCTGATACAATTTCTGTATTAAATTCTTGTGCGGTTATGGTTCCAGTTACTACTAATGAACCTGTTACCCCTACATCACCTGTATAGGATTCTAAGTCCATTGGGATGTTTGTAATATCTGTACCGTCACCAATAAATGTACCTACAAATGCTGATGCTGTAATTGCTCCTATAGTTGCGTTCGATAAATCTATAGTGTCTCCGACTTCTCCTAATACAAGTGTACTACCGTTTGGCGTAATTGTTCCTCCACCTAAAAAAGTAAAGTCTACTGCAGTACCTACAGCACCTACTTCAATATCATTAATTGCTCCGTCTTCTCCAATTATAACAGTCCCTGAAGAATCTACTGGGTTAAGGATAAGATCAGATCCAGATACTTTAATTTCTGCTTTTTTATTATTAGAATCATCATAAAATTCTAATGGATGTCCGTTGTAGATTCTTTGTTTCATATTTAAAACTTAAATTTTCTTAATTTAACTGTTGTTCTTGAACCTAGTTTTTTAGGTACTTTCTGTTTACCTGAATAATCTGCTAATGCTATTTTATCTGGTCTACGCAATACTTTGTGTTCTTTAAATAGATTCTGAGATATAAAAACCTTGTTTGGTATAGTACCTGTTACGTTAAAGCTCATATCTTTGAAAGTAAATAGTGTTTGGCAATATGCTCTATTTCTATTTAATAACATATATAAATAGTTACCTGGTTTGGCTGTAAATGAATAATCGAAGGTAAAATCAGTAAAAGTTAATGATATCGGGGCTGCTTGTATAGTTACTGTTCTATCTTGATACAGCAGTACTCCTTTTATATCTTTATTAGTACTTGTTGTTGAACCTAAGTAATTATCATAGTACTGTCCAAATGGTGTTTTATATGTCATTTTTTGCTGTACCCTGATTTCTTGTTCCTCATATACTGAAAAGTTAGCTGACATTATCATTGGTGCTGCTCTGTTTAGAGATATGTTAACCATGTCATACTGGTTCTTTTTGTCTTTATTCTGTATAATAAGTCTTCTTCCGTTGTCTACCAGAAGGTTTCTATTAGAAACGTAATCCTTACCTATAATTGGGCTCATCTCATGATAATCGGTACCCATAGATTGGTAGTCCAGTATATTTGCTTCTGAATACCATCTAAATCCATTTGGGTAAGTAAAGGGGTAGTATTTAGTACTTTCTATTCTATTATTTGGATTAGAATGTACACCGTAGTGGTCATTGTATGTTCTTCTATACCCTGATCCTTGCCTTTCAACATTATCGTATATATTTGTATTATTCTTAGGTGCTGTTTCTCTACCGTGATCAGCTCCTAATTGGAAATTTACATAATCTTGAAATGTAAAATAGTTATTTCTTATAGTTAACCTATTGCTACCTCCTTCATACGGTGTTGAGTGGCTATTAATGTACATATACCTTCCTGCATCAATTATATTACCTGAATAGTAATCACTTGTTGCGTGTACGTTTTTAAATTGGTAATTATAACTAGTGGAAATTTCACCATGTGTTTTATGGTCACTGTGCATTCTAGAACCTCTATTACTAAAAGAACTAGCGTTTATCCATGCGTTATTTTTACGAACCATCCCTGAGTTGTTGAAGTATGGTGAGCCTGGTTCTATGTAGTGGAAAGCATTGTTAGAAACATTATACTTACCTACGTAAGGGTGTCTGTAAAAATACATTCTCTCTCTAGAATTTGAACCTAGGGATAAGAATGAAGCATTTTCAATATTAATATAGCAGGGGTTACTAGTACTATCAGAGTAAAATCCTCCAAAAGGTATACAGTTGCTTATGCCTGCTTGACTTTTTACTGTTATCCCTCTATCTAATTTTACTACTAAGGTATCAGGATGTATTTCATACCCCTCTATAAGCCTATCTAATGTAATAACATTTCCTGTTTTAGCTGTGATGGTGTAGTGTAATGTAATTCCTCCCGGGTAATCACTTGCGGTTTTCGTACCTGCAAGAACTGCTGATCGGTAATTATTTCTATGATGTGATGCTATGTATCCTCCAGCTCTTATTCCTTGCGGATTCATAAATGTAATAGTATCCCCAACTGCTAAATCTGATGTATTGTTTAGTTCTATACTGCTTCCTCTTCCATCAAATTTATAGAACCCCATAGCAACAATCCTATTATTAGAGGTATTACTTGCTCCATTAAGTCTAATTCTTAAAAATCTTGCAGTTATTTCTGAAAATTGATATATTCGGTAGTCTGCTCCTTGGTTACTTAATCTTGTATCGTCTGCCTGTGCTCTTGCTACACTCCAGGTATGTCCATCTGTTGAGTATTCTATTCCAACACCTTTGGGATATGTAGCAGGATAGTGACTTGGTAGATTATAGAAATGTGCTAAACCAACAGCGTCTATATCCACTTCTTTCCCTAGGTTCAGATCTATAAAAGACTGGTTTGATGAGTCTAGTCTTAAGTAATAATCATAGTGGTTAAGGTCTGAAAATAAACTGTCTAGTCTAGCTCTATCCGAAGATGTGCTACTAGTTCTATATCTATTTTGGTTACCGTTATTAGACCAGAGTACCGGGACAACACAATCTGTTAAGTCTTTTCCTTTAGCAAATTTAGATGGGATATTTTCATACCCTCTCATATCTGTTATCGTTGATGCTATTTTTACTACTTCTTGCCCACTTGGGTGAAGTACCTCAGTTCCTGTTAGATGTACTTTAGAGCCTACACTTATAGAATCTGTTGTATCTAATACCAGCTCTTGAACATATTCTTCAACAATTAGTTTTTTTATACTGGAGCCTTCTCTTCGTAGGTGTATTGCTACTGAGCCTGCTTTTCTATTAATTACAGATGAGTTTAAATATTGACCTTGGTATGTAAAGTCTACATTCTCACGTAAAGCATTTATCTCTACAGTTACTTCTCCTTCTCTCATACCGCTACTAATATTAGGGGTATTAATTAAATCGTCTCCGTCTAATCTAGACCAGTGATCTACTCTAGATCCATAGTAAACATCATCTGAGTATATCCCTATATAAGATGCTTTTGCGTAAGTGTATCTATTATAGAATGAAAGTACTCTATCCCTATTGTAGGGCTCCTCACAAATACTTACTCCTGCCATCCTATCACCATTCCAATTTCCACTGTCGTCGACTTGACTACATGTTAATGTAACTTTTAAGTCTCTCAATTTCATATCTTTCATGAAAAGTGATTTATAATAGTTACTTGTGCCTACTAAACTTCCAGACATCTGAAGCCCTGTAGAACCTGTTATAAATCCTGAGTTGCATTTTATTTCGTTAGTAGATCCTGAACCAATAAATTCATCAACCCAGAAATCGTCTAGATTATCACCATTTACAAAGTCTACTGTTTTAAATGGTATTAATTTATCTGCTACCTCTAGTACCGTGTATACACTATTGCCAATAGCTACCCTATCACCTGCTTTGTATTGGTTATTTTCAGATCTTACACTTATTGATGTTTTATTTCCTGTAAATCTACTTTTTGATCTACCGTGGTCTTTTTGATAAACTCTTCTTGTAATTGCTCCTTGAGTATGTGTTACAGTTCCTACGGGAGTAAACTTCTTTTTAACTATTAAATTATTTCCATTTACTGCACAAACTTCAAAAGTTTCGTCTTCATCTTTGACTACGTTATTATGAAAGTACGGGTAAATTGATCCTGTTGTAGTGTAGTAGTATGGTTCATAATCTGAGTTGGTGTTAATACCGTGTGTGCCTTGAACTTCTACATCATGTTTGCCGTATATTGATATATAATCTCCTGGTTCAAAATTACTTCCGTTTGCTACTGGTATAATTCCGCTTCCTGTATTAACTGATGTAGAAACTGTAGTTCTTGTTCTAAGGTCCGAAGATCCTGATATATTAATTGAGCAGTATACGTCGTCTTCTAAGTGTATTAAACTACTGTTTCTTTCTGTTGAACCTGTTAATATAGCATTTGATTGATCAAACATTTCAAAACATGCATCTGCTATTCCTACAAAAGCATCTTCTGGATCAGAATCTAATGCTAAAGTTGCAGTATCTTTTACGGTAAATTTTGCGTGGTCTCTAAGATAAACTCTACCTACATGCCAGGTACTGGAACCAGAAACATAAATATGTGTATGGTCCATTCTAAATACTGGGGCATCATTTTTTAAGTAGCCATATGCTTTATCGTCGTCAACACTTCCTGATTCAGAAGTAGACCATTCTCTAAAGCTGTGGTCTATAGAGCATGAGTTAAAGTAGTCATCTCCATTAATTGTATCATAATCTACTTTAATTATGTTTTGAGATAAATAAGTGTACGTATAAAATGAACCAGAAGTAGCCGGGAATCCTGAGGTTGTATCTACTCTTATTTCCGACTTGGTACCTTCCCATGGGAGATATCCGTTTCCAAAATTAATTTGGGTAAAACTGGACTCTATATACGCTCTATCGGTTTTGCCGGGTACAACTCCTCCTACCCAAGCAGTAGGATCATCCCAGTGTTTTATTCCAGCGTTTTTTACTGTAAGTATTGTTGCCATTAAGTTTACTTAGTTTAATTTTATTAACAGGTTTTTTAAAAGCTCTAAAGAGTCATTTAAATCTTGGATTTGATTAATACTTAGTTCCTCGTTTTCCCTTTCGACTTCACCTTCTAGTATATTTAATTCCGTCTCTATCATAGTTATTTTTTCTTCTATATCACCTATATCATAAGCTATTGTTACATTAAGTGTTACGTTCTTATTAACTGAATCAATGGTATAGCTACTGTAGTTATCCATTATAATTTGAAGTGCTTGTTGTTTTTCTGAGATATATTTAATCATTATGATAAAGATTTATAAGTTAAAACTGATCCTTGTGGGATATTCATCAATACTCTGATAGTAGTTGTTGTTACTTCTTCAAAGTCTATTGTTCTATTTAGTCTAATTCCATCTAAGAAGATTTCTAGGTATTCATATCCTCCTGATGATATTGTGTATGTTAGCGAGTTTGGTAATGTTACAACGGCGTTTTCTGCTAAATCAGCAGCTAATGCGGAATACTCAACTTTTGGTGCAAATTTTACTATATTACTTTCTACTACATTTCCGTTAGTATCAACTTGAAGAGTTTTAGTAGCTGTTCCTGTATGTGTTCCTGATCCGTACTGGTTAAATCTTGCTGCTCCAAGAGCATTGATACTAAATCTTTCAATTAACGTATTACCTGTATTTGCTGTTTTTAGTACAAAGTTTCCTCCGTTAGTATTATTACCATATGGTGCAGCATACATTGCTGCTTTTATTTGACTCTGTCCAGATGAATTAGTTGCGTTAAATCGTAAATCGTAGCTTGACTGAGAGTTTCCAGATGTATGGTTTAATTGAATGTTTCCTTGAACTGTTAATTTTTGAGGGGTTAAAGTAGTTCCAACTCCTACATTTCCTCCATTAGGTTGTAATGTTAATCCATAGTATGCAGATTGTGTTTTTGTAGAAGATTGAAGCCATGAGTTTCCGGATCCTAAAATACCAGCAAATAAACCATAACCCTCTTCGTTCTTTTGAATCGAGAATAATGCATCTGCTGCGGTGCTTGTATTACCTCCAGATATTTGAAATTTACTAGATGGTGTTCTTGTTCCAACTCCTAAATCTCCTCCGTAAGTCTGTAATGATAATGTTCCTGAATTACCACTACCTACGGTTGTTTGTAATTGATAATGCCCATCTTGATCGTCAAATCTTCTAAGGTACATTCCATCATTGGTACCGTTAACTATTGAAACAGGACTGTTTCCAGCACTTATAGTTAGTTTAGCAGTACCTCCAACAGTGCTTAATGTTTCTGTTCCTATACCAACATTTCCTCCGTTGGCCATAAGGAACATATTTCCATTATCTTGTATCTTAAATGAAGAAGCACCACGTGTATAATCATGTATTGAATAATCGTTACCACTTGTTTTAAATAGTTCCCATTTTGCAGTACCATTGTCTGCAAGAATTATACCACTTTCTTCTCCTCCGGCTCCGTCTTGATTAGAGTCAATGTAAAGAAAAGCGTTATCAGTATTTGATGTAATTTTTAATGTCGTATTACCTGTTGCTTTATACAACTGTAATAAACTATCTGGAGTTGTTGTCCCTATACCTACATTACCTTGGTAGTCTACTCTAAATTTTTCAGCAAGTGTAGTAGGTGTTGAACCACTGACTGTGGCGGCGTTGTTTGTATATACTACAAAAGCACCAGAGCCTTCTTTTTCTTGACTATCAGCATTGGCGTTTCTTCCTACTTCTGCTCCAATTCTTACTTGTGGTGTTTCATTGTCATTAGCATCTCTTAAGATAAAGTCAATAAAACTCTTTTGTTGCTGTAAATCGGATCCTACATTATTCTCTAAATTTAGTAAAGTTGTACCGGTAGAACTTGTTGAAGTGTTTGATTCTTTGTATATATGTAGTGGTGAAGTTGGTGTACTTATTCCAATACCTACGCTTCCTTGTGTAGTTACAATACCTGAGTCTTTTACACCTAAAGTTAATGTGTTTGCTGTAGCTACATTACCTACAATTGTTGTAGTGTTAGAAGCATTCGTAACAGTAGTAACCAGGTGTCCATTATTATTAGTATCTCTTATAGTATCTGATATTACCCTAGTTGCTTTAACGTTACCGGTAACTTCTAGTTTTTCAGAAATAGCAGATGTTCCTGTACCAATACCAAGATTACCATCATCATCAAGAATCATTTTATAGTTAGAATCAGTGCTATTAAAAAATGCTAGACCTGCAGTTATTTTACCTATTATAAAATCATCTCCGTTTCCTACAAACTCTATTCCTGGAGCTCCTCCGGTAAGTTTTATTCCGTCAAAACCGTTACCTATATCTGCCCCATATTTAAAGCTGTCTGATCCGTCTATTATATGTAATTTATGTGTTGGTGTGGTAGTGCCAATTCCTAATGCTCCACTAGGTATTAGTACATCTCCATTTCCTCTAAATCTTAATTCATCTCTACTATCAGTTAAGTTATAGAAACCTAAACCTGCGCTATGAGATAATGCTATTCTATATGAATCGTGGTTCTCTCTTTCTAATCTTATATGATTAGCAGTAGAAGATGATAGGTGTAGTTTGTAGCTTGTGCCAGTTAAACTGTGATGACCTATCCCTACAGATGTATTAAATGTAACGGGTGCTGCTCCACTTCCGTTAATAAAGAAAGCGGCAGTATTTGATCCTCCTGCTGATTGTCCGAACCTTAATTGATTACCTAGGTTCCAAATCTGGAAGGTGTTATGTACTCCGCTGTAAGTATCTGTAAGATCTATTCTTGGGTACTTACGTTTACCATGAAATACTTTGTATGTATCATTATCTGCTGCACCTTCAACTAAAACATAGTTTGATGTTGTAGATGTATCTCCTGATCTTATTATGCCGTTAACATCTAATTTATGGCTAGGTGTTTTTCCTATTCCTACACTAGAGCTTAATGCCATAATAACATCAGCTGATCCTGACATTATTGAAATAGACCCTGTTGACGGTATACCGAAGTTAATACCTTTGTTACCCAATAGCATCAACGCTTGTGAATTTGATCCTGGGAAATGGTATCCTGAGTTGTGCCATCCAATTCTACCTAAGCCTACAGAGCCAGAAAGGAATTTCATGGAACTATGTTCTGCTACCGAGCTTATTAATTCTAATGTATCGTATCCGGCATTACTAAGTCTTACCTTGTTACTAAAGTACTTAAGGTTACTAGTTGCCGTTACAGTATCTGTATCTGACCATATTGCTAGTGATTGAGATATACCTGATCCGTCTATACCGGCAGCAGTAGGTACTACCTCTATAACCTTACCTGAAGAATCAACTCCTAATGATTTTGCTAATGTGCCTGTGTGCGTACCTGATCCGTAGTCTGTAAGTGTTATACTGTTATTATCATTTACGCTAATACCCTCTCCTCCATCATTTACAACCTCAAGTCCGTTTCCATCTCTAGCAGATATTTTCCTTGTTGATATAATGTACGAGTTAGCAGAGGTAGTTATATTTCCGGCTACTGTAAGACCTGTGTAAGGGGAAGTAGTACCTATACCTACATAACCTTCTGCAGAAATAGTCATTCTAGTTTGAGGAGTTGCATCAGTATTTTCAGAAGTCTTAAATCTCAGTTCTCCTTCAGGGCCTGATGCTGCTCCAGTCCCACTGTATGTTTCAATCTCTGTTAAAGCTCTTGCTCCTGGTGATGTAGTATCTGATGTGCTGAACTGTATTCTACTTACTGTTACATCGTCCCATTCTCCAACATTTAAGTTACGTTTATCTCTTAGTATTAATGTAGGTGTAGTATCTACAATTTCTAACTTAGCTTCTGGGCTATCTGTTCCTAGTCCTAATTGACCATCTTGATCTATTCTAGCTGTCTCTGTTCCTCTATTTTTAAATATTATATTTCTATACCCGTCTCCACTGTTTGAATCACTGTCTGCATTTAATGTTAAATTTACTATAGAGTTTATAGTATTAGCAGTGGTGCCAGTAAGTCTTATATTCCCATATACATCTGTATGGTTAAGTGATGAAGTTGCTGTACTTATTGTTGTTGTTAATTGGGAAGAAGAGTTAAATAGTATTAATCTAGAATCATTAGTATACCCACCTGACAGTGTTGCGTAGTTTAAATCATCAAAGTTTTGACCAACGCCATTGTAACTGTCTTTAAAATTGACTACATGGGTATAATTACCTCCTTTAATTGTTAATTGAGCATTTTGTATTGATGCTGAATTGGATGTGTAAATATAATTTTTATTAGCACCATTATTTAGTGCCAATCGTTGGTCGTAATTGGTGTTATTATATCCTACTTCTAAATCTCCTTCGGCTCTAATATCCCCACTTGCACTTATATTTCCAGCTACATGAAGTTTTTCACTAGGACTATCCGTTCCGATCCCGACGTTACCTGAGCTAGAAATAAACATTCTAGCACTTGTTAGAGTCTTAAATGTTATACCGCCAGCACCTGTATTTTGAATAGTTTGTGTTGCTCCTGTGGAAGATATCCAGTTATTATAATTTATATAATTACTGCTATTATCTTTCCAAAGGTAAATCTTACCGCTATTTTTTAATCTTACATCTCCATCAATTCCAACACTACCTGTAAAGTCGTGATTATCATCTGATGTATCTCCAAACTTAGTTGAACCTGATTCGTATATTATACTAGAAGATACAAATTCAGTGTGGAATTCCTGTGCTGTTACGGTGCCATCCACTGTTAAGTTTCCTGCTACTGTCTGATTTCCGTATACTTTAAATTCAGTTGAATTAAAGTGGGCTAGTATGTTATTATAATCTCCGTTACCGTCGCTATCTCTAAGTACATATAGATGGTCACTATTTAATCCAATATGGTACCCTTCTGTATTTCCTTGATCTTTGAAGTATACAGCTGGGTTTTGAGCTTCTAAGTAAAGCGTTCTCCATTCTGCACCACCTGATATGTGTAGAGGTGCTAAAGGTGCTTGAACGCCCATACCAACGAATCCAGAATCTCCTTCTAATTTCATTACTCTAGATGAACTATAGTTGAATACTATATCACCTGTCATACTATGGTAGGTTGGATCTCCAGCTGTTATTACGACTGTTCCTTTGTCTGCTGCTGTGTCTGAGTCTCTTTGTCCTAGTTTTATAAATGACCCGTTTGAAGAATTTATATTTCTAGGTGCCATGTAAAGGTTTCCATCACCTGATCCTGCTCCGTGTGGGTAACCCCAAAGTCCATACCTATTACTATTACTCCCCTGTCCTATATTTACTCCAGCAAAGCCACGAGCATATATATTACCGTTACTTGTAAGGTCTTGAAAGAATCTAGAACCTGATGCAGCAGTAGTGTATGTTGAAGAGTAATGTGCTCCGTGAGTTCTATATGTATGTACTCCATCGTCTTCTTGAGAGTAATGGTATAGAATTGTCCCATTAGCAGCAGACCCTATATTTACTGTTCCTGTTCCGTTAGGTACTAGTTCTAATGGCTGGTTTGAAGTTGTTCGTATACTACCGGTTTGGGATTGTGGTAGGAATGTGAAAGAACCTGATAGTTGTATATTTTTACCGTAAGTAGAAGTTCCTCCTACCTTTATTACAGCATCTCTATAATCATTCTGAGTAGAAACTATCGATATATCGTTGCCGCCGTTACCTTCGTGGGTTATATTTAGTGTACGGTTATTATCACCGGCGCTTACTGTAAATTTATGATCATCACCGTTTAAGAAGTTTATTGCTGGGCTTGTCCCGGATCCGTCGTCTAGTGTTATTTGATTAGAAAATGTTTTTATACCAGATATTGTCTGATTAGTACTTTTGGTTACCATATCAGATATATCAGCAGATGATATCCCTCCTATATCAGCTAGTACTTGAGATCCTGATCTATATTTTACAGTACCTGCATCTGAAACTAAGAATTTATCTGTATCAGATGTTGCATTGTCTACTGTATGTATTGTAACTGATCCGCTTGTTACTATATCTCCTTTTGAGTATATTCCATTTGTAGGGAAGCTATCTGAGAAGTCATTGGTAACTCCTAATCCTCCTACTTTAATGTTTTTAGCAGATCCTCCAGATGCAAAAAATCCTAAGTAACTAGAATATGTTCTAATTCTTGTTTCACTACCTCCAAGGTAAAAGTTATCTCCTCCTAGGTATAGGTTACCGCTACCGCTTATATTTCCTGCTACTGTTAGTTTTTCTGGGGCAAAACCAGATCCTATCTGTAATTTACCTTCAGAACTTAAAGTCATTTGAACTTCCGCTGACGTAGTGCTATTATCATTAGTTAAAAATTGTAATGCACTACTACCAAAATCTTGAGTATCGGGACCTGTATCTCTTATACCTCTAATTCTACTACCACTATATTGGCTATTATGGTCTAAAATTAAATCTGAAGTTGCGTTTGCACCCCTAATTCTAATATCACCACCATCAACATGTAATTTATCTATAGGTGTAGTTGTTCCTATACCTACTTTACCAGAATCTAATACAATATTTCCCGATCTAGCACGAAAAGCATAATGGGTTGCGGATAAAGCGTTAGTAAGACCTGGGTCATAATCAATACCTGTGATTGATCCTGATTGGTTTGTCCCTGTTTGGTTTACAGTTCCGTCTACCTTTATATAGGTGTAATCAGCAGCTAATGTATTTTGGTTGTAACCTCCATTTACATTTAATGCAGTGTAGTTTACAGTTCTTGCTTGATTTAAAAAGGCTTTAAGTCTAAATGCTGATGTATCAGAGGTATTTAGTGCTCCTCCTGCTGTGAATCTAAGAGTTCTGTTTGAACCTTCAGCGTGTATTGATTGCCCTGTCCAGGTTCCACCGGTAGCGTTGTTAACAACCTCTATATTACCGAGTCTTGCGACTCTTGAGTTTGTCCCTTCAGAGGCTATTAAAGATCCTCCTGTATAGGTGTCTGTTCCTATCCTAACTTGAGTTCCAAAGGAACCAGTTGAGTTGACTACAATCGAATTTAAGTTAGCATCAGACCCGCTAACTATGAGTTTTTTCCAGTTTGGCATATTCTAAACAATTACGGTTGGTTGCTCAATGTGAGTCCACTTCCCTTTCGGGCCTATAATATACGTATAAATAGCAAAGGAGACCTTAAGTCCCCTTTTTGCTTTCTAAATAGTGTAATGTTTCTGTTAGCTTTACCCAAACATTGTAAAAGTGTTCAAATTCTTCTCCAGTGTATGTTGCAATTCTCATTTTAGATAGAAGAAACTTAAGATCTTCTACTGTCAATTCTTGAGAACCTTTTGGTTTGGTAATTTTTGATAATATACCCATATAACTTATTTTTTTATTATTTAATTAACTATTGTACTGTGTTACTATGCCCAGATGTAAATGTCTCCACCTTCATGTTTAATGTTACCTACTTGTTCGTATACATCTGCTGTCATTGATGCATCTATATCAACTACTACTGCTGCATATGCTTCAGGAGTTGCTGTAGTTGCTTCTTTACCTAAGTTGTTAGCAAGTGACCATCTATCTGCATTTCCATCAAAGTAGAATGCTGATCCAGATCCTGCTGATCCAGATTCTACGATTATACCACCTTCTCCTACTGGAGATACTGATCCTGATCCTGCATTAACAAATATGAATTTATCTTCTACCTGTAGGTTTGCTGTATTAACTGTGGTTGTGTCTCCGTTTACAATTAAATCCCCTGTTACTGTTAAATCTTGGGCGATTGTAATACTGTCTGTTAATTTAGATCCGTCTACTTTATTTGCTCCTATTGTTGCTACCCCTGCTGCAGAAATTGTAACATCTCCAGTAACTGTACCAAATGTAGATCCTGTAATATAAGGAAGTAATGATCCTGAGTCAACACTAAATATTCTTGAATTTGCACCATCAAATGTTCCTGGTGCAGTTAAACCAGCTCCTGCTGATAAAGCATTAGGTACTTTTAATACAGATAATGTATTTGAAGAAACTTCTATTGTAGTGGTATCTGCAACGTTTGTATTTAACATTGTACCTTCTACTGCTCCTGCTCCAATTACGGATGCTCCTGCTGCTGAAATTGTTACGTCTCCGGCTACTTCGTCAAATATGTTTTTATATAACTGGCCGTAAGTAATTTTTTTCTCTGTTCCACCATCAGAAACTACAAATAAGTCACCGTCTACTAAACTGGTGTTACTCATACCTGTATTAGCTAAAGCATCAATATCTAATGCTATACCGGTTAAGCCAGATCCATCTCCTGTATGTTCTCCTGCGAAGGAACCTGTAAAGGAACCTGTTAGTGCTGAAGAGGCTCCAGTTGCAACTAAACTAGTTGCTCCAAAAGAGTATGTTGAAGAAGCGAATGTTATTCCACTGTTCTGAATTAACCCGCTAGTTCCACCTATCAGAACGGTTCCTGCTGTTAAATTGTCAGCTTTAACATTCGCTAATATAGCTTGTGATCCGCTAACAATTATCTTTTTCCAATTTGCCATGTTATAATTTTTTGTTTAAGTAATTGAGTCGTATAGTAATAAATATGGGTTAATCTCTAAACCCTAAGAAAAAATCGTTTGAAGCTGAGTAAAATAAACCACCGGATACTGCGGTTGGTGTTGTTGTTTGAGCTTTCATTTGTAAAGTACCTTCTTCATTAATTCTTAACTTTTCTTCTCCACTTACATTAACACTAAAATAGTCTGCTGCTCCGTCGAAGTTCAAAGTAAATGACCCTGATGATTGTTCAACACTACCTGTCAGGTTTATACTCCCTGAGATACCTAGAGATCCTGTTAGAACTCTAGAACCTGTTAAATCGCCATCTATCTGTTTCCAATGTATTAAAGCCATTATGTTACGTTCTTTATTTTACCTGTAAAAATAATTTGATCTCCTGATCCTATGTTGTATCCCAGGTTAGTTACGTCAACACATATCTCTATATTACTACCTACCTCTACTACTGTGTAGTCTTGTGGGGCTATATGTTGTCCGTTAATATATAGTGAGAATCTTTCTTCTCCTGGTATAAATCCATTTGGTGCTGGTACGAATGCTAAGTTATTAAAGGTAATACAGTTGTTATTTAACGATCCTACTGTAGTAACTGTTAAATTTGTACCTATATAAGCTATTTCGTCGGGTGTCAGTGTTGATTGTGCCGGTATTCCACCTCCTGCTGAATCGATAAACCTTGTAGTTGTTTCTGCTTGAGATGTTCCTGCTTTTGCTGTTAACTCTTCTAAAGTACCTGCTGTTTCTAGTTTAAAGTTTACACTAGACTTAGAATAATACTTATTCATACCCGCAATATGTGATTGTATTGAGTCTGATATAATATATCCGTGCATCTGTATAGTAAAAGTGGTCTTTACGGCCCTGTCTTCCCCCTGTGTTAGTTCTGTAGCTGTAGTATACGTGTCTATTTTAGCTCTAAAGCTAAATTTTTCTTCATCTCCCCAATAAGAGTCAGAAGCATAGTTTATTGCTTCTATTATCTTATTCATTTGTTCAATGTAATCTGTGAATATTAAACAAGAGTACGATAATGTAACATAATCCGGTACAATTACCCCGTATAGTTCATCTGATTTACTTCGATTGGTTAATACGCTAAATCTATCGTATATATTCTTTCTAGAAAAGCTTTTTTTAAAAATACCATACGTTAATGGGTTGTTTGGATCTACCTTATTGCCTAAACCTCTATTTTTTTCAACGCTATCGCGTTTAAACATAAGTAAAGGTGCTTGAATCTTACCATTCTTATCTCGGTAAAAGCCGTCTTTCTGTACTGCTTTCCATCTTTCCGGAGAACCGTATAATACCGGTACGTTCTTACGAGAGCCATTCTGTATTACAGAGGGTTTAATAACATTGTTAAAATAGTAGACTATTGTTTCATCTATATCCCTTAAACCAATGTGTAATCTTTTGGTGGTATCGTTTTTTACAGATCTCTGTAGTTCTCTTTTTGTATTGTCAGCAATAGTTGGTTTAGGTCCAGACGCTTGTGAGCTAATTATGTTATTAGCTATTTCTTTCTGTGATTTTGGTATTGGTCTGTTTTTCTTTGCCATTATTATAAGCTTTGTCTTGCTATTCCTACTCTATCTGCTCTTGTTAAATGAGTATCTAATACTATTGATATTGAAGAACCAAATCCTGCTGTTCTTTCTACGTTATAGTCGTTGTTTCTTCCATAAAACAGCTCATTTTCTTTAACTGTATCTACTTCATAGTAATCTTCATGCCACATTACTATATCTCCTACCTCTGGAACTAATGATATATCTACTAAGTCTTGTTTAAGTAAAGCAAATGATGCATCCCTTCCTAAATCAGGTCCAAATTCATCTACATCTACTACCTGATCTCCTCTAGTTATCAAACAATTAAGTTTAACTGGTTGTAGATAAGTTTTTTGCATAGCTTCTCCGTATATATTAGTATTAGTATCTGCTAAATTCATCTTATAGATCAGAATTTCCTGTTCTATGACATCTTTAAGCAGTTCTCTATTAATATGAACTAGTAGGTTAAAATCTTTCTTACTTCCAAATAGCATTACTTCTCTTGTATTGTTTCTTTCGCTGTTTCAATTTTAATTATATTAGGATACTTCTCCATAGCATTGCTTTTAAACAATTGAAATGCTTCAATTCCTTCTTTTTGAGTAATAACTTTTACTTTAAACGTCATTGTGCTCATTTCTGTAGATTGACCTGCATTTGTTACTGTTGTTACTCCTGGGAGTGCTCTTAGAAGTTCAGCTAAGTCTTCACTTTCACCGTCTTCGTAAAGGACTCTTATCATCCCTTCGTAGGTTTTGAACTGTATCTGCTCTAATATCCTTAATAGTTTCATTATCCTACATGAATTGTTAGTGGAACTTGAGATAATGTCTGTCTTAGGAAGTCTGCTTCTTGAGCTTGTGCTTCCATTTGAGAACCTCTTGATGCTTCTTCTAACATTTCTCTTAAATTAAGAAGTAGTTTGTCTTTTTCGTTTCTTGCATCTGTTAACAAATCTGCTTGATTAAGTGTTGCTTCAGCACCAGGTACTGGTACCGTTGCGTATTTTCCTCTTATGTATCCTAGCAATTCTTTAGCTAAGGCTAATGTGTATTGGAATATCCACTGTCTACCCACACTATTAATATGTGTGTATGTTGGGTTTTCATATGGTACTTCTGATACAGTTGTTATAAGGTTAACTGAGTTATTAAAGTTAACTGCTTCTTTATCTGTATTTTTATAGTACTCAAAGAATAGCTTTCCAGCTGTTTGAGGTATAGGGAATAGTTTTAACTTGTTATTCACTAATTCAAATGTAAATGTAGATCTTCTAATTTGATCATTAAATTCTATTGCTTGCATCTTCATAACGTCGTATGATGCTGGCATTAACATAAAGTTTATACCTGGGCTGAATTGTCCAAATCCAAATGAGTCCATTAGTGACTGTATTCCTGTCCCTGTTCCTGCATAAGGGTCAAAGTACCTTGTTATTGCTGGTGGTGCTTCATAAAATACTCTTCTAATTTCTATTCCATCTGTTATTCCTTTTTCAGACGCCCATAAATCTAAATCGTATTCTTGTACTGAGCCGGTTAATTCTACTGAGCCAGAATATTTAGTTACATTTCCTCCTACTCCTGCTTCTGTACCGTAGTTCTTAGCTATGGTTACAAAACGAGTTATAGTCGGTTCAACTAATTGATTATTTAATGAACTACCGGTAGAAGCCCCTTCTAAGTTTAAGTAATTTTCTCTAATTTTAAATTGAAAAACTTCATTCCCGTAGACAGTTACAGCTTCTTCAAAGCAAGCGTAAAAAGATCCTGATTGTAGTTCAACATCCATTAACGGGTACCCTAGTCTTTGAGCACAAAATCTTGCTACTTTATCAGCATCAGTACTAAAGTCCGAGTCACTGTCGTAAAATCCGAATGGTGTTTGGCCAGAACCAAATGTAGATGTTCCTGCCCATATAGATATATTACTCATAGTTACAGTTTATATATAAATAGTGACTAATCTCTGAAGGTTTTATATACCTCTAATATTGGTGCTACTATTTTGTGTCTGTGGTTATGCAAAAGTGCATATGTTTTGAATCCACTTACCTTTTCTTCTATTCTAGATAAGAATGAAAACCCAGTTTCTCTTTTATCTTTAAGGTCTATCTGTGCCATATCGCCACATATTACCATTTTAGATCCTTTACCTAGTCTACCAACAACTGTTTCCATTTGATTGTGGGTAACATTCTGTGCTTCATCTACTATGACGAAAGAATCAACAAATGTACGTCCTCTCATAAAAGCAAATGGTACAATCTCAATATTACCTGCTTCAACTTCTTTATCAACTTTCTCTTTATTATATAACATATAAAGGTTGTGGTATATTGGAGCTAACCATGGGTCCATTTTTTCTCTAATATCTCCTGGTAGAAATCCTATATCTTCTTTTGATACTGTTGGTCTTGTGATAACTATCTTATGTACCTGTTTAGTAAAGAGTAGATCTAACGCAACCTGTGTAGCTACTAATGTCTTTCCTGATCCTGCCATACCTTTTAGTACTGTGACAGGTGCGTCCATTATTATAGCTTTAGCTGCTTTTTGCTCTTCGTTAAGTTGAACTTGAAATTTTATTGGGCGTTTTGGTCTTCTCTTTTGGACGAATACTTCGTCAGTGTGGTGTTTTGAAGGCATTTATTAAAACGTTTTAATTTATACTAATAAATAGTACAAAAAAAAAGAGGCCCGAAGGCCTCTCTTAATATAAATCTAGGTTAATACTAGATAGTAGCTAATCCACTAACGTGTACTTTACCGTAGAATTCTGGTCTGATCATTTTCTTCGCGTAACGAGTCATGATACCTTTTCTTGGTGTGAAAGATACTGGATCGTATACTAGAGGAGTCATGATTAATGGTACATAAGGAGCATATACAGCACCGCTTTCTAAGAACTGACCACCTCTAAATCCACAAAGGATAGTGTTTTCAGTCATATAAGGGTTTTTGTATACCTTAAATCTACCGTTTAATTGACCTACTTTCTGTACTCCGAAAGCAAATTCTGCTGAGTCACCATCTGTATTAGCAGCATATCCTGGAATTGATTCTAAGATTGTAGCTACTGTTGGAGAACATACTAGGAAGTTTGCACCACCTCTTAATGTTTTTTGGTGAATCTTGTTAGATACTTTTTGGATTTTAGTTCCTAAAGTTTGGAACCATTGTCCTTGAGTATTGTAGAAGTCTGATCCAGCATCTGCCCAAGCAGTACCGTTCCATACTCTGTTGTTTTGTGCAGACCATCTTTCAGTAGTAGCTGCACCACTGATCAACATGTCTAAGATCTCTAGATCAATTTCCATTGAGATGTACTCACTCAATAAAGAAGTAAGTTCTGCCTCAGCGTCAATTGAATGATAAGCATTAAGATCCTGAGCAAACTCTGGAGTCCATTGTGCTTTCAATTTTCTAGTTTTAGCAACTACTGCTTCAGATTTCAACTCTACGTTGATTTCTGGAATAGCTAATGAAGAAACTGCTCCTGCTGCAGGTGCTGATGAATCTTCAAAGTCACCTCTTGAATTGTCTGCTGGTTGTGCGTGATAGTTAACTGATGCAGAGAATGGAGAAACTAAAGTTTTTCCAGCTGGTGCATCTTCTACTACGAATGTTACATCTGTTCCGTCAAACTTAGTAAGTTCTGGGTTAAGTGTAATATCTACTGAAGAAGATAAAAGTCTAAATGCTCTTACACCTTCTGCGTCAAATCCTGGTATAGTTGCTGCTGCAACTGTTACTTTTCTGTAGTTCGCTGGATCTTTAGCATCATCGTAATCGATAAGTGCTTCAGTAGCTGAACCAGTTACTTGAGCGTCTGCTGCTCCAGTTAACGCTTTAATAGAGTATCCGAATTGACCTGCTCCGTAAAGTCCGTCTGCAGCATCAACATCTTTTGCCATTTTTGTTCCAGCTTCAGTCACGTTACCGTGCATGTTGTCGCCGTCTGCTCTACCGATTGAATCAGCAGAACCGTATTTAAAGTCTAAGTAAAATACTAGACCTGAAGGTAAGTTCATTGGTTGAACTGATACAAAGTCTTTTGCAGAGATTTGAGCGAATACCTTACGTACTAAAGGTAAAGCTACTCCAGCCCACTGCTCATTACCTGAAGCAGTTGCACCGATTGCACCTGTACCTGTAGATGATTGTTCTGCTACGATTTGCTTAGCTTGATTTTCTAACATCATCGACATGTTTGCCGAATCTTTAGAGTTCAATCCTTCTAGCAATCCAGAAGCAGCCCATTTGTCAGCTAAACGTGATGCATCAGCAGCGAGTGCTTTGTATCCGTTAGCGCTTTCTAAAAGAGAATTAATTTCCATGATTGTTTGTTTTTTTAATTTTAATTTTTAAATAATTAGTTTGTTATAATACCTGCTAACTTTTGCATTCTTCTAACTGCATCAGATACTTCGCTAATAACTTCTGGCTTACTTGCAGTAGTTCCAGTAGCTTTACTTGCCATACCTAATTTTGATTCTTTAATAGTAGTAGATGGTTTTTTAACTACAATACTATCAGAAACAGTTTCAAATACTAATTTAACTTCTTTTACTGTTTCGGCTTTGTCGAAAGCAGCGATTATGTTAACTTTCTGTGATTCGTTAAGGTTATTTGCCTTAAACACTTTATTCACATACATTAACTTAGCATTAAGAAGGTTTACTTCTTGAAGTTGACTTTGTAAAGTTCCAATAGTCGATAAAGCTTCGTTTAACTCAGAGTCATCTTCGTTAACTTCTTCTTCTACACCTTCCTCGTGAGGAGTGTTACAGTGTGCTTCTTCTACTTCTTCTTCTTCTAGTGTTTCTTCATTAGTAGCTTCTAGTTCTGCTAATAATTCATCTAGATCAATTTCTTCTTCAGATCCTGCAGCAGCGATGTCATCCATCTCTTCTCCAGCGTCCATGTCAGCATTGTCTAATTCTTCTGCACCATCTCCCATTTCTTGAGAAATAATGTCACGAATAAGATTTTTTAAGTCATCGACTTCCATGTCTTTAACTTCTACCTCTTCTTCGTCTTCGATTGCGTCGTCTTCAGATTCTTCTGAATCATCCTCAGCATCGTCAGCTTCTTCTTCAGCTTCTTCCATTTTTTTGTAGTCGCCTTCTGCAACGTCTTCTTCTACTTCCTCAAGTTGATCGTGTGGATTCTCATCATGAGCATCTACATTACCTTGAGCTTCTGCTACTTCTTCTTCTACATCTTCAGATTCGGTAACCACTTCTTCTACAGTAGAATCTTCCATCTCTTGTAGTTTAGCAGCTAACATATCTTTTAGGTGAGGAGTTAAAGTCTCTTCTAAAGCTTCTTTAGCGTTGGTTATTGCGGCTTCTCTAATAGATTTTGCTTCAGCAATAGCTTGCTTGAATAAATCTTTGTTTGCCATAATAAATTTTTTGGATTTCTACGATTATTTAAATCGTAATAGGAAATTATAAAAAGTTAATGCAGTATAAGGAACTGCATATTCCTATATAAATATATACTTTTTTCATAAAACAAGAAAACCACCTAAAAAAGATGGTTAACTTTCCTGCTCGTCGGTAGCGTCCGAGGAATTATCGTTACATTAAGATACTAGATCTGATGCTGCCTGTTTAAGTAGAGAGGTTACTTCCACGCCTTTAATTAATGCTTTTGCGGAAAGACCTGCTGCTGCTGCCCATCTAGTAGTTTTAAGAGCTTGTAGAGCTCCTCCTCCTGCTTGACCTGCCATTAAGAAAATTAAGATACCGTATACTATTTTAGTTGCTGCTGATTTCTTCTTTTCATCTTTAGTAAACATGCCCACTATACGTTTGATAGGTGCCATAAACGCTGCTTCGTTCTTATGTGTGAAGTCTTCCCACCATTCAGCACTTTTGAGTATTCCGGGTTTATTATATTTCTTAGATAGCGATTTAGCAATCTTAGCAAGCATATGTGCTACTGTGTTAGATAGAAGTATATATCCTATTATACCTACTACTCCAGCGACTTCGTTTGTATCTCCGTCTAATTCACCTTTATGCGGTCTTAGCTCTTTTTCTATTGCTTTTGCTATTTGGTCTGCCATTTGCCCCATTCCTGGTTCAGCATTACCTTCTGCTTCTAGAATAATACTTGCTAACTTCATTAAGCTCTTAGTATATCGTTTAAGATTGCATCCAGCTTAATAAACTTAGATGCCTTACCTTTTCCTTCATTAAGTGAAATAGGATTCATAAATGCTCCATGAGTAGAAGGATTAGATACAAAATCCCAACATACCAATTCAAAATCATCTTGCACTTCTAATGCTCCTTCATTTGTTTGTTGTACTGAGCCTGTTCCTCTAGATGATATCCCTATAGTGTGTCCTGCTTTAATTATTTCTTTTACAATATTACCTGAAGGTGTATTTAGTAGTTCCACACGTCCCATAAGGTCGTTTCCCTTCCACCATAAGTCTTTTACTATGTGTGAAGCGTTCTTTAGAGAGACAATGGGAGACTCAGGGTGATCTAATTCTCCAAATGCATTACCGTTTGAAACAAATTCAGAGATATACTTCTTAGTTTCTCTTTCTAAAATAGCTTTACTATAAGTTCTACCATTTTGATTCTTTGCAGTTGCTCTTTGCATAACTCCTTCTACTTCGTATACTCCAGGTCTTTCTTTGGATTCTCTTAGAATAGGATTAAATGATGTAACTTCTATAAGTAATTGTGCCATGTTATTTTTGTTTTTTCAGATTAAAGATTTAAATCATCTTTAGATGCTACTTTTATGATTTTATGCATCTCGTTATTTAAATGGTTAACAACATCTTCTGCGTAAAATAAATCGTCCTGTACTAAATCAGTGTAAAGTTCTTGAAAATAGTTTAAGAATTTAGCTTTTAATTGTTGGTTTAATAAACCTTCGATACGTTCCGCTACTTCTCTATCAACTCTAGCTTCATATATATTATCTGATGGTGAGTTTGAAATAGCATTTAGTATATCATCAGCTGTTTCTGGTTGGATCTGTCCGTCATCTAATAATTTAAATATTATTTTTCTAAGAGTTTCTGTTGATGCTGTCATTTTTAAAGCTTCTTCAACTTCTCCATCTGCAGGATCAATATCTTTTAGTAAGTCAATTGCTCTTGCTATTTTAGGATTTTTAAGAATATTTTCGTTTTCTTTTTCCGCTAACTTATTTACCAGAGCAATGACTGCAGATGCCATTGTTTGTGGGTTTTTTATCTGGTTTGCAAAGTTATTAAGTACTGAGTCGGGTATTGTAGGAAGGTTAACTGCTTGTGCTTCTTCTAGCTTGCGTGCTTCTGTTAAACGTCTTTTTTGATTCCAACTATATATGTCAAAGTTATCTTTCATTATTTTCTTTTTTTATTTTCTTGTAAAGTTCCATTAACTGTAGGTCTTGAGTATACCGTTTCTTTTTCTACTTCTCCTAGAGGATTTTGTGTTTCAATATCTTTCTGTGATATCATTTTTACTTTAGGTTGTGTTAGTCCTTTTGTGAATCCACCTTTAATTGCTGGTCTTAAGTCCTTATTAAATGCTTGCTCTATTGCAGGAGCTAAAAATCCTCCTACTTTTAGACCTTCTTCATTCCTAATATCACCTAAAGTGTCATATACTTTCTGAATCTTACTTCTTGTTTTATCGTAGTATGCTTCAATATCTGTTACAACATCTTGAAGATTTATAATTGATTGTTTCATTCCTTCATATCCTCCGTATGTTTCAGAGAAATCTGCTAATGCATTTGTTGCAGCTTCATTTACTACCCCTTCTTCTAATACCTTAACAATTATAGATTTAATATTTTCTTTAACTACCTTCTCCTTGCCCATTGCTTTTTTAATAGCAGCATCTTTACTAGCCATATAATCATCTCCATCTACATCTCCATCTCCATCGTGATCTTTACCTTTAGCTTCTTCAAGATTTTCTACCATAAATTGAGTTTCTAGGTATGTCAATACATCTTTTTTAGCAAACTCTACCATTCCTGGTTCTGTCATTGGACCCATTTTCCATTCTTCCCAAGCCTTGATTAGCATATTAACTCCTTTATCAAATAAAGGTCCCATACTCTCAACATATCCTCCAGTTTCGTAGTCGTTTTCAGTTACTACTTTACCTCCTTTAGTCTTTCTTCTTCTACCTTCGTTAATTGAATCATCTCCATGGAACAGTTGAGACTCTAATCCTGCTAGATTAAAATCATACTTATCAGCAATTGCTATCATCATTTCCATAGCAGCATCTTTCTCGCTAACATCTCCATCTGTGGCGATATCTTGAATTCCTTGAACGCATAAATCAAATGCTCCTCGACTTTCCTGTATATCACTATCCTCTGCTACTACTTTTCTTACCTTATCAGCTCCTTCGTCCATTTCTCCTAAAGTTTTACGTACTGCTTGTCTAAACATCTTTAAGTGATCTAAAGCTCCTTTTTTATCTCCATCTTGTATGTAGTCTATAGCATTACCTAAATGTCCGTTTTCTCTATGGTAATTTACATCTTCAAAAGAGTCATAAAGTTTTTGCATTTTATCTAAAGGAGTACTTATTTTAAGTTTAAGCCCTGCTTTTAGCATTCCGTCGTAGTCAAAGTCTGTTGAAAATTTGTCTCCTAATTTATAAATTTTATCAATTGCTTTCATATCTGTATCTTTACCGTACTTAGCAATCTTTTTCATTTCATCATCAGTCATAGCTTCTGCTACAAATTGTGTTTTGGCTGCTTCAAGATCTCCTTTATATAGGTTATCTACTACTTTTTTCCCTAAAATTTCTAAATCGCCGTTAGTTAGAGAATGAGGTCTATTAAAACCCTCTAAATATCCTCTACCTATAGCTATTAAAGTTTCATCTGGATTGTCAGTATCTTCAGGCTCTAGTGTTAAATCTTCTGCTTCTTGCATGTAGTCCCCAGGCATTTCGTAATTTACTGATAAGAACTCTTGAAAATTATCTAATGCATCTTGAGGTTCTTGATCTCTTGATTCAGGGTGTGTTGCGAAAAAGTCACCTATAATATCATCATCTATTAGACTTTTTCCTGTGTTGGGGTTAGAGTAGTACTTTATAATAAAATTTGCAATAGATTCTTCTTGATTACTTTCTTTGATATCTTCTACCATTACTAATCCTATATCTCTATAATCTATTTCTTCTTCTTGTCCATCTAGGTCAACAGCAAATACAGTATCGTCATGCCACATTGCAGCATTATCATCATTATTAGAATTAGGATTATAAATTATATATTCTTTTCCGTTACCGGTTTGAATACGAGCATCGTCTGCGTCACCTAATTTTTTCAGTAACTTTTCTTTGGTATAGTTTTCTTTTAAATCAGCTTTTTTCATGCCGTTAAAAGTATCTACTTTATTCTTATCAGTTGGTTCTACCATTTTATCGTGCTTATCAACTTTTGCTGATTCTCCTGCTAGTATGTTAAGGTAGTGCATTCTATCTTTTTCAAGGTTTTTGATTGCAATTTTCTCTGCTTTATCTTTATCCTCTTTGGTTACAGTAGCAGCCGAATCTACTCCAGCTTTTTCTAATTCAAAGTCTACCCCTCTTGTTAGGTCCTCTACCGAGTATTGAGATACTGGGCATTCGTACTCTAATGAAGCTTCTTTTTTAGCTTCAAAAAGAATCCCTTTACTTTTAAGGATTGATACTGTGTCTGGGAATCCGTTAAAGGGAGATAGGAATTGAGATAGCTCTCTCTTAGCATCTTTAAGGAATTGTTGTTTAGAGAATGTACCCTCTACAACTGCGTTATATTTTTCTTGTATTGTTTTCATCTAAGTAATCAAACATTTTAGTGTTATAAGGTCTTTTTTTATTTTTAACTTTTTTAAAACCTAGCTTTTCAGCTTGCTTTGTTGCTCTATTATCACCTTTCTTTTTACTAAAGGCAAATGGAGTTTGATACCCTCCTACTGCTGCTGAGGTGCTAAGTTCTTCTATTACTTCTTTTATAGCTTTTCTTATTGTGCTTTTTTTCATACTGATTTCATCTCATTTACCAAATCATAATATTGCATAAGATTAACAAGGTGGTTATCTGTAATTTTTTCTGTCTTAGTTAAAGTCTTTATTGATTTAACTACTTCCTCTAATTTTATCCTTACTACTTCGTCCTTTACTTTAGAAGATAGTTCACTAATAAGCTCTTTAATTTTTACTATCTCTTCATTAACTATGTTTCTAAGTCTAGTAGTTGAGTCAACTGAGGTTATAAACTCTTTAAGTATGTATTTCTGTTCTGGTAGTAAATCTTTATAGTTGGAATTAAATTTCTCTAAAAGAATTTTATATGTAAGTAGTCTTAAATCCTTATCGTATTTAGCATACTCTTCAATAAGTGTATCTTTTACTGCATCTTTATCTACTTTAGAAGAAGTTAGGTGCTCTAGAATAGTAAGTTTATTATTAATTAAAAATTCTGGTGCAACTAATGTGCTAGAATTTTGTGCTTCTAATAAACAGTACATAGCTGCTAGTGCTTTATAATCTCTAACTTGTATACCGAAGAACTCTTCAATATTATAATGTTTCTTAACTTCTGAGATTAATCTATACTTCTGTTCTTTTAGTGCCTTTTGATTTAGCTTTCTAGAAATTTCAGTGATAGTTGATAAAACTGTTTCAGCTTTTACTTCAACTAAATTAGTATTTTTAAGTATATACTCATAAAGTTTCAATTCTTTGGCTAGTGTAGAGCTACCTGCAAAAAACTCTTTGAGTATACCTAAAGCTGGTGATTCACTTTTTGACAAAGTGTCTGCTGCTATCTGCTTTACTAATAGTTCGTAAATCAGGCCGGTATTTTTAAACTTTGAATGTTTTATCTTCATAATGTACGGTTCCTATATATAAATATGGGCTAGTTATCTAAATCTTTAAGTTGATTCTCGTCTAATAGTTTAGACTCATCTTTATTTTTTGTTTCATATACCATTTCTTTATCTTGTTTAAATGAATCTTTTATTTGATGGTATACTTTCTGTGTAAGAAGGTTGTTAGATTCCATTACGTTTTCATTATCTGAGTCATACCCTCCATGCATTCCATGTACTCCTAATCTGTCTCTACCTCCTAATGGGTCATTATTAGTTCCGTAAACGGACATTTTTTCTCTTGGTCTTCCTCCTTCAGGTCCTATTTCGCTATACCCTGGAGGTACTTCTCCTGGGCCGTTTCCTTTTTCTGTTGATGTTGCTCTTCTACCGTACATAGATGCTAAGTCATGAGGAGTACCGTAAGAACGTCCAGATTTAGCTGGATCGTTTCCTTCTGCTTCTAATTGACCTAATCTAAAGATTCGTTTAGAGTCTTCTCTTACTAGATCTCTCATTTCGTTGTACTTATCTTCTGATAGGTTAAATATACTATCGTATATATAATCTGTTGAAAATAGTTTAGAGTCTTTCATTTGATTAGCTAAATCAACCTTCTCTTTAAGCAGTGCTACTTTTTCTTGTTCAAATATAATAGACGGATTAGTTAAAGATATTTCAAAGTTTGTTAAACTTTCTCCAGTAAATCCTTGTGTATATAAATGTACTAACGCAATCTTAGTTAATTCAGATTCTAATATTCTCTGTATTCTTTCTACAGTCCGAGCAAATCTTATATCTTCTGCTGCTAAAGTAGCTTTTCCTTGTAAATCCCCTTCATATCCAAAATATGCTTTAGGTACCTTAAGAGCGGCGAACATTTTAGACTGTAAGTAGTCTATATCGTTTGTTCCATCATAATCCAGTCCTTTAGTTGTTTCTATTCTAGTAGAAGCATCCCCTCCCCTTACAGGAACGTAGAAGTCTTCCATCATATTCTGCATATTGAACTTTAAATTATACTGACCTGTTTTAGGGTCAACATAAGGTGTTTTCTTCATTGTGTTGATAGTCTTTTGCATAAACTGATCAACTTCTGCAGGAGGTATAGAACCTACGTTTACAAAGAAAGTTCTCTTTTCTGGTGCTCTCATTATACGATGTATTAACATCGCATCTTCCATTAATGTAAGTTGTTTAAATATTTTTCTAGCTGGTTCGATGTATGATCTACCATAAGGAAGGTAGTTAGTATCTGATAGTAACCTAAAGTGAGCTACTTCATAATTGTCTAATACTATCGCATTACTGTCTCTTTTAGGAACGTATGTAGGTTCATTTGAAGCCATAATACCGTCTGGGTCTATTGCGAATTGAACTTTTCCTGGGTCTTCCGGATCCAATCCTTCGTATCTTGCCATATTATAGACTGTATAAGGAAGGACGTTGTATACTCCAAATGTTTCAGCAACTTCTAGTTTTAGGAAAAAGTCTCCATATTTACACATGTTTCTAGTCCATGACCATAAGTTAAATTCTATATTTAGTACATCGTAGAATAGATTATAAAGAACTCTTTGTAGATTTTCATCTGATGATTTAATTGATAGAACTTCTCCTTGATCGCTTTTAAGTGTTGCTTCATCTGCTAAAATATCTAACGCTGATGCAATTATAGGATCAGTATCCATTGCTTCGTAATCAGAGTATAACTGTACTCTTAGAGTCTGGTAATTTAGATTTGGATTGTATATATTTTTATTGTTATATATGTGCAACCTACTAAATCTATCAACTAGTGAGTTTGTTTCAAAATTTCCTGTTGTTTGAATCTTGTTTATATCAGCAACCTTAAGCTGGTCGCCACCTACATTTCTTATTATTACGTCCGAGGAGAAGAGAGTTCTTAATCTCCCAAATAGAGAAGTATCAGCCATTAATGCTCTGTTTTATTAGTATCTATATTATAAATAGCTCGTTTAAAGTAACCAAGAAATATCTTCGGGTCCATAGCCATTATCTACAATATACGGATTATTTTGCTGGTTTCCAACTGATCTCATGACTCCTTTGTTTTGAGCGTTTAAATTTTGGAATGATGATAGTTGAGCTCTGGCTAGATCCATTCCTTGCTGTCTTAACCTTAGTGCTGTATCTCTTACATAAAGTGCTGTAGCACATGCTATAAGTAAGTCATCATTGTAATTAATTTGTGCTTGTGGTTTACCATTTTTCCATACAAAGACTCTCATCTCACCTATTAACCTTTTAGACTGTATTGTAACTCCTTTTTCTCTGATGTATTCAATCATCTTAGCTATTACTAATGGTCTAGTTCTTACCGACATTGTAAACCCGGGTACTAGTTTATCTCTTTCGTACTTAGTCATGTAGGACTCTACTGTTTCCATTTGTGATTTAGAGCTGTAGTATAGGTTTTTATATTCTCTTTCTAGTATCTGTTCTATTGTAGCCCAACCTATGTTAGCGTTTTCTACTACTAATAGAGCATCGTTGAATTCTGATGCTATACCTACTAGTACGTTTCCGTAATCTTTAGGTGAAAGTTTACCTTTATATTCTCCTACTTGTACACAGTTTTCAATATCAAATATATGAAATGCAGAATAATCTGCAGAGTCTCCTCTCGCAACATCTGCTACTACCATATAGGTTTTAGAGTAATCTACTCCTTCCCATATCCATAAATTACCGTCGACTCCTCTTTTTTCCAGTGGATCTTTTTGGTATGTTTGTTCGTAAAATAACATATCATCAGGTTCAAATACTGTATCCCCAGATGCCAAGAAATCACAATCACATTCCTGTCCTGCCATTCTTGCTCCTAGATCTGCATCTTGCTGTATTCTCCACTCCTCATTCCTTTCAGGGTGAACTGTCCAAGGTAGTCTAATAGGTACAAAACTGTTTTCTCCTGATTCAGCTTTATCCCATGTTTGATGAAACCAGTTACCTATTCCGTTAGGAGTTGATAATGCCATACACTGTCCACCTGTTGCTAAGGTTTGTTGTGCTGCTGTAAACGTTTCTTGAATGTTGTCAATAAAGGCTGCCTCATCGATAAGCAGTAGTGATACTGCCTCTGACCTTGCAGCATCGGCGTTAGAAGATTTAGCTGTAATTTTTGATCCATTCTTCAGTCTTAAAGATAGTTTATTTTTCTCTAAAGCAGGTAGCTTCAACCATTTTGGCAATTGATCATACATAAACATAGTTTTAGAAACTAAGTTTCTTGCAGTAGCTTGAGTTGTTGCTAGAGCAAGTACGTTCTTATCTTTATGAAATAACATAAGCCACAGAGAGTAACCTGCTGCTAGGGTAGATATACCTAACTGTCTAGACTTAAGAGTAATTAAGTATTGATGATCTCTAAATAAATGTAATACTTTGTCCTGAAATGGGTATAGGTTAAATAAGATACGTCCTCTAGTAGGGTGCTGTATATAACAATATTTCCGCATAAAGTATGCTGGATCTTTAGCACACTTGATATACTCTTGTGCTATTATTTTTTTTATGTCTTTTGCCATAACTACATTACTTTTAGGTACACAGCAGAAATAGAGCTTCTTGAACCAGCATAATTTACTATGTCTGTTAATGCTGCTTCTACTTTATCCTTGCTACCTGTTTTTAAAACCTTTGCTACTTTTAATGCTTGGTACTTTGAATTTAACCAATCAGTAGTTTTTGAATTTAATTCTTCTTCAGTTATACTGAAGTATTCATTACATAATTCGAGTAATTCGTTAACAAATGAGGGTGTGTACTCTATAGCTAACTTAGCAGATTCTTTCTGAGTTGGTATAGGTCCTAATCCTTGTTTATCTAAAAACGTTTTGAGTACACCTCCACCTATTTTTCCTTGAGCGGCAGTTTTACCTTTCAATTCTCCTTGAAACGAATTACCACCGGTTGTTCTAAGTTGTAATATTTTTCCTGATTTAGTGTTTACATAAGCATCTTTAGAACCGCCTGAAGAAATTATACTATCTAAAACTTCTATTTCTGAAACTCTTTCTTTATTTACTGTTTTTACAGTTGGAGATTTACCAAGTTTCTTTAGCGAAATACCTATTAAAGTTCTACTATTGAATAAATCTAACAGTTGGTTGTTATATTCTTCTAATGTTTCACTATCTAATTTAATATTTTTTCCTGTTGGTTTTACTGCCCAAATATCCGATGGATTCCATTTATCATCTTTGATACTCCATTTATTTTTTTTCTTTATTTTTTTCCACACTTCGTATATAGAATCTACAAATGATGAACCTCGATGGAATTCGTACCCTTTATCTAAATAGCCAGATAATAAAGAAGCTGTGTTAACAAATGTAGAAGCCCAGCCGGGAGAATTAGTAATATAATCTACTATTTCCTCTACGCTTGATGTAGTCTCTATATCTTTGGAAATACTTTTTATATTTTCTGAGGTAAGATCTTTCTCTTCTAATTTGCCTTGTTTCTGGTATAAAGCTAAAACTGCACACATACTTGATTCTTGTATATCTGTTTGTGCTGATCCTGCTCCAGATCCTGCTCCACCTCCAAAATCTGCTGATTTTGCTAATTTAGATGTTGTAATAGAATTTCCTTCTCTGTTAAAAAGAGTCACTGCCTTTTTAGATACATCCCATTTTTCTAATTCACTTACTTTTTCACCTCTTGGATCATATACTAAAAAAGTATCTTCTGAATCATCTATAGCTAGAGGTTCTTTGTTCTTAATTTTTCTTATTAGTATATCAATTCTATTTTCTTTTGTATTAGAATTTACTTTATCTAATTCAGCTGGTGTAAGAGGTGTTTCATTAAGGTTAAAACCGAATATAGATTCAAACAAATCCATATCCTCTTGACTGTTAATGTCAGGATACCCTTTTTTGGTCTTATAGGACCATTCTAATAAAACTTTATCTATAAGATTCATTCTATGCTAGTTACTATTACTATGCTTTTTCTCCTCCTGAGATTTCTTCATTCCAAGCTTTCATCCAGTCGTTAACAAATTGTTCTAATTCTTGACCTTCAAGTTCAACAACGTATTTACCTATTCTATGTCCTTCGTCTTTAGCTTGTTCTTTATTTAACTCGGCAGCATTTTTATAGTTCTTCAGTGAGTAAGGTTCAGGGATCTGGTAGCCTGCTTTAACTTGCAGTTTGTAAGATTCGTACCCGTTATCGCTATAATTTTTACCTCCTTTATCAAGGTCCGGTACTAGATCTAACGCTTCTTCATCACTATGATCTTGGTTTTCAATAACTGTTTTTTTATTTTCAGCTAAAAATTTTCTTAAGTCAAAATTGTCCATTGTATTTGTTTTATTTTTTTATTTTTTTATTATGCTTCTGGTTCTTCTGCTGGTTCTTCAAAATCAACAGGTTCATCTGTTAAATCAGCTCCTTCTTCTTCTCCTGCATCTGCTGTATCATCTCCATCTGGGGTATCTTCTCCGGAATCTCCTCCTCCTTCTTCTCCAGGAAAATCTCCGCCACTTCCGCTTGATGATCCACTATCTGTTTCTGGGGCTGGTTCTGCTGGTTCTTCTGGTTCTCCCATTGGACCTTCCTTATATAAAATTGCTAACTTATCCAATGCTTGTTGAAATTCATTTATCTTATTTAAGAAGTATCTTTTACCCAGTATCTGAGCTTCAAAGCCTTTACCTGTCCACTTCAAAATGTAATCCTGTCCATTGGTTAAGTTAATTCTAAATTCCGTTGGTCTCGGTGATATCCAATCAATCTTGTTAACAAATTCTTTAAAGTCTTCTGTTTGAAGTCTTATTAACACTGCTTTTAGTGTAGGAAATTTTTCTAACATTATATCCGTAGCATCTTCTAAAATTGTTTCTGATCCTATCTCTTCATTGATTCCGTCAATAGTTCTCTTATCGTATTCAGCTGATAAGAAGTCATTAAAGTAACTGTTCATATTAAAGTTACTAGGTAACTTTGTATTAGCATCTTGATCTTCTATTCTTTTATGCATGTAGTTAATAAAGTTAGCTTCAACTTTATCGTCTACTATTGCAGATGCTTTATCATCAACATCCATTTTATCCAAAAACGTATTGGTTGTTTTACCATCTTGTTTTTTAGCTAAAGCTCTAATAACATCTATACCTGTTTTTACGTTTCCTATCCCAGGTATAAAACCTATTGCTGCATCTAGTGCTCCACCTACTTTTTTTGCTACTATTTTAGTTTTAGTAAGTTTTATAAATTTCTGTAGGTCTCCAAAAGTTTGTATTTTATTTAGCTTTCCTGAGTCGCTGTTTTCTTCTTCCTTTAATATTTCATCCATCTCTGTGGAAGAATCTACTACAGTTATATCGTTAGCTCCTAAGTCCATTACTACATCGTAAACGAATGCTTGTGGATCTTCGTCTGGTTCTTGATAAAATTCTGAATCTGGGTTTTCTGAGTCATCATACATGTCGTCGAAACCGGCTTCATGTTTAAATATAAAGTAGATAATAACATTACCGTTTCCGTCATTGTCAACAACCTCCATCTTAACATAAGTTGGATCTACGTTTTGATCTAAGATAGCCATAGCTTTCTTATAATCGTGTAATTTTACTTTAATGTAGTGATGATCATCTCCTTCACCTTCACTTAGGTTAGCTGCTTTTATCTTTTCAATATCGTCTTTATCTAGGAACTCTGAAGCTAATGCTGGATCGTTAGCAATCTTATTAGCTGCATCTGCTCTTACAGTGTGGTCAGCATCTTCTGCTTCTTCCTCAGACCATCCAAGGTATTCCATTGCAACTTCTGATGTTCCCATATCATCTAGTAACTCTTCTATATGAGCAACTACGCTATCTCTATGCTTATCAATAAACGTACTATCAGCAAATATCTCAGTAACTTTACCAACTGCTTGGTCGTAGGTCATTCTCTTATTGTATATGCCTGCTGCTTTTTCAATAGCATTGTCAATTTTATTTAATTGATCTCCGTACATATCTGATACTGGACCACCTTGAGGTTCGGTACCTGGATCGTTTTCCATTTCTCTTTCTACTTGTGCTCTTTTGATTTTTAACTTACGAACTATCTCTCTAGCTTTTTGTTCTTTTCTTTCTGCACTAGCTTGTGTTCTTACAGCAGCTCTACCTTCAGGGGATTTTGAATAAGCATCTAATTTTTTCATTTTATCTGAATGCATCTTAGCTTGCCTTATCTTTACCATAACCGGGTCATTCATATCAGTTACTTCTCTTAAGTGGTTCATGTAAGGTTCTTCTGTACCGTCTACAAAAGTTACTGTCCAGTCTTCGGGGTCTAGGCCTACTTTATTTATTCTAGCTACCTCTTTACTCCCTATTGATAACCTATATTCCTTTAGAGCTGATATGTTCTCCTCTAAAGACCTAGTTGATTTCATAAGTTCATATTGATCTGGTCTTTCTGTTCTGAGGTATTTTTGTATCTGTCTAAAATTAGATTTGATCAGTTCAAATAACTCTCTTGCAGCTTTATCACTTCTAACATCGGCACTGTTCATTAACTGTCTTACATCATCTATTATATCTGAGTATCCGAAATATAGGCTTTGAAAAGAAGGGAGATCATATACTTTGTGATCAACCGAGTTTGTTTCTTTATTAATTTTATGAGTAAAGTAGTATGTCTCTAAGTTTGCACTAACAAAATCCTGTTCAGGATCTACCGATTTACCGTATCTCTTTTCTAGTGCTTTCCTCATTACAGGAGTTAAGTCGTCTAAGCGAAGCACTTTTTTGTCCTCTCTTAAAACTTCAGCATAGCTTTCTAGTATTAGTTTTTCTAATTTATGCATATCTTATTTGCTAGTATTATTTTTATTGTCGTCTATGCCCTGGTAGTTTATATCTTTGAATTCCATTGCAGATTTTACTGCACCTTGTGCAAATCTCTTTACTTCTCTTCCGGGGATTTGTATATAGTCAAAACCACTGCCATTTAATTTCGGCACTGTAATCTGTAAGCTAGGTCCGTTTACTTTGCCTCCTGCATATCTTGTGAATGTAAAATAAGAATCTTGATAAAGGTCTGTAGACTCTTTTAGTTTCTTTCCTTTTACTTCATTGTAGTAATCTTCTTCTTCTTCGTCATTATATCCCCAAGGATCATCATCGTAATCATCTTCATCATCTTCAAATTCAGGTTCATAATCAAATATATCACCTACGTTATTAGGAGTATATTTACCTTGTCTAGATTCAATATAATCTAAAATCATATCTAAAGCATCTTTGAGCATTCTTTCATAAGAACTATCTCCAGAGGGTTCATCTAATACTTTAATCATTGCTGATTTTAAAGGATGATTGGCATTAACTAAAAATGAGTGGGCAGGTCCTGCAGTTTCTGTCCCATACCCTTGAAAGTATTTATCTCCATCATTGTAGAAACGGTAAGCTATTCTATTTATAGCTCGTAGCATTTCACCTTCTACTGTTTCTGATTTACCTTGCCCTGCTACTAATGCATCATATAAAGGTTCGTTTCTATCTTCTAATTCTTTGCCTACAAATTCCTTTAACATACTACCTTCAGCTATATCAGCATCTAATTCAAACTTCTTAAATTTATCTACGTCATTAATGCTTTTAATATGAACCCTCTTACCGTCTTTATCTAATCCGTATACTTTAGAACCATCATTTCCAGGTTTCTTTAGCTCTGCTTTAGCTCTACGTTTAGATACTGATGAACCTATTCCTAAGTCCTTTCTAGTAGCTTCGAATAAATCTTTAGCTTTTAATACTTTTTCTAAGTCAAATATAGCATTATGCATTGAATCTAATTTAACCTTTAAGTCTTTATCTTTAGCAGCGATCATCTTTAATGGATTTGAATGTCTAAACTTAAACATTGCTCCATTAATATCTGCTACTGCTTTCTTTACTAAAGCTTTTGAGTTATCAGCATCTAATTCGTTTAAATTTTCACTAACTCTTTTACCTAATCCAGGTAAATTTCTAAGATCTTGAACGTACTCATCTGTCTTAACAATTATAGTACCTAGATTAGTATCTTCTCCATCTGGGTCTTTAAATAAAGTAATTTTAGATACTCCAGGGTTAAAGTTAGGATCTTTGTCTTTAAAGTTACTGTTATAGTACTGTGTTTGATGCATTTGGTATTTTTCACCTTCGTGCTCTAAATTATGATACTGAACGTGTACAAACATTGGTGCATACCTTCCCATTCTAGCTTTAATAGGACTCTTATCATGAGCTTTTAAAGCTTCTACGGCAGCATTTTCACTTGCTACTCCTTTAGGAAGTAAGTCAGCAAATACACCTTTACCGAACATATCAGGCCCTCTTTCGTTAGCATCATCTATTACTTCTGATCCTTTAAAGCTGTGGTCTGTAAATTCTTTTAGTATATTTTTAGTTTCATTTACCGATGCAACTGATTTAAAGTGTTTAATAAGTTCGTTTTTTAATACATCTTGATTTATAAATGCTTCACCGGATGGTTTCACTCCTATATCAACTAATTTTTTGTTAAAAGAAAAATCAGCTAAATGAAGATTACCGTTTTGAATATGAAATGCAAATTCATCTTCTCCTTGTTCACCTTTATATGTAACATGTATATCAAATGAATTTTCTTCTAAACGATGTGCTTTAATTCTTGCAACTTCATCTCCTAGTGTTTTTAGACATTTAGTTAGTGATCTACCTACTTGAGTTATCATACTTCTCATATCGTCAACTGAGAAGTTTACATTGTTCTCTTCGTTTTCTTCTATTTTATCTACTAAGTCTACATTAACTCCCTGTTTAGTAAGCTTCTCTGCTTTTCTTTCATCATCTGTGCGGACTGTTCCATCTTCTTCTTTTAGTAGTGAGAGTTTATTAAGAATGGATTCTTTAAGGGTTGTGAGTTTAACTGTTGTTTCCTTAACAAATGTAGTGGAGTGCTTTAAATCTGTGTTTGTATTCAAATCTTTTAAAGCAGTTTCTACCTTAATTAAGCGTTTTTTAAGCTCTTTATAGGTCATGTTAATGTTTTTTAATTTTATAGCTATATAAATAAATAGATTCTTTTTATTAAATCTCTGTATTACTGACAGTGGTAGTTTAAGTACCTCTGTAATGCTTTTGCAAAATGTGTTCCTTTATCTTTTAATTTACTTTTTTCTTTACGTACTTTTGAACAAGATAGTTTTCCAATCCTCTTTTTTAATATACCCGGTTTTACCGGATCGTGTGGACCTTCATATAGCACCTCAAGTATTACATCTTTTAAATCGTTCCTATTCATGTTAGTTATATTGCATTTCTTTTTTTAAGTTCCAAACTAATTACTTTTCTTTTTCTCTTCATAGAAGGGCTATCGAGATGCTTTAACAGCTCCTTTGTTGATGTACTTGCAACTGTATAGTGCTTCCATTCCCATTTGCTGGTCATTCTACCGTTACGGTCTTTTTTATATTCTTTAGAACTTGGTTTTAGTTTTGGTGCCATTTTAATATTACTGTTATTTCTCTTTCCATATATCCCCTCGTCTACATCTTACCACTGCTCCTGAGGCATAAGCTGATGGCCATGTGTCGTATTTCTGTTTTGCTAATCTAGTACATCTATCGTCTTTCTTCTCGTTTAAATTACCGTCAGTATAAGCATCGTATCTATCTTCATCGCTTTGTGCATAATTTAACATATCGTTCAAATCGTAATCACTATGAAGTTTTGGATTCAAAATAGTTACAGCGTTAGGTAAATCGTCTCCTCTTCCTATATGGAGTTCATAATCTACGCCAGGTTTGTATTTACTTCTTAAGTGGTTAACAACGTCCTCAATAGCGTCTAAATCGTATCCAAAGCTAATTAAGTTTTGAGGGTTTTTTATTTCGTTTACCATCCCTACTACTAGGTTTGTTAAATCTTCTTTTGTTACCTTTGCTTTTTTTGTATTCTTCACGACTGTCTTTCCTTTACTTCCTGCTTTCTTTTTCTTTGCTGCAGTAGCGGCTCTTTGGCCTTTTGTTAAACTCTGTGCTTTTGATTTCGGCAAGCACCTATCCGGATTTTTTTTATTCTTTGAAGTACCACAGTCTCCTGCTATGTTACCAGAAGATGATATTCTTACCCATTTTTCTTTTTTAAACCAATCTCTTAATGACTCTTTAACTATATCTCTTACTGTACTTTGTTTCATTACTGTATACGTATTACTTCTGATAATAGTTTAATTACTACACCAGCGAGAACTGTAAATATAATCCAAAGAGCTTTCTGTACACTATCTTTCCATTTTTTTAAATCTTGTATTTCTTGAAGTTTATTGAAAAAATCTTTTTCATTATCTTCCATCCTTTTACGGAAAGCTGAGTTTTGATTGGTTTTAACTATAGTACCGTCTTCTGGGTTTAGTAATGTATACTTGAGATCCGACATATCATCTTTCAGTCCTTTAACGTCTTTCAGCATAATTTTTAGTTCACCGTTAGGCATATGCTTTTTTATGTGAACTAATTCTTTAAGTACTGATTCAAGTAAATCTTTTTGTGTCATATTAACTATGCTAGAATTTGTATATATATCTTATAAATATAGTCTATTCTAGCTTAAGTTTTAAAAATTCTATATACTCCTGTAATTCTTTAGTAATTTTTCTTTTTGTTTCCGTTTCATTACTTTTCCAGTCCTCTATATCTCCTTGCTCTGTTACAAATGTTTGCTTAGATGAGTTGTTTATATGCTCAATTTTTTGCTCAAATGCTTTGATAAAGTATTTAATATTACCCTTGTTAACACTTCTAATGTAGTCTTCAAATAATCCGTTTTTCCTGAGCTCTTCCGTATATGTCATATAACAGTTAAAACACATTTTTGATTTCTTATATGTCTCTTTACTCAGGTAGTAATTCATTGGTCCGCTGCATTTAGGACAGGTAAGAGGAGTCTGCATTGCTTTTTTTGCTGCGTCAAACTTGGTAACGTTTTGTTTTATCCCGTTCTTTATTACCCATTGTTTTCCATTTTCTTCCCAAACTTCACCTTCTTTATGTACTGTGTATGTTTTTTTATACCCTATCTGTGACTTAGTAGATGCAGTATAATCTTTTTTAATAAGATTTCTCATGCGCTCTACATCAGCTTTTTTAAACTCTTTTTTTAGTTTATTACTCATATCCTAACTCTTTAAGACCGTTTAGTGCTTCTGTTATGTCTCCTCCTTTAACTCTAAACGCTATACCGCCTTTTGCTCTCCACTCTTCTATGTTTGACTTTTTATCATCAATGAGTATAGCATTAGGGTTAGCATAGTTTTGTTTATATGCTGAGTATGCAAATATTACTTTAGGTTTTGGAGTAAGTTGATTCTTAACCCAGAGGTTTTTACCTAATCTGGATGTGTTATCTCTTGATGGTGAAGTAAGAAGCGATGGATTGTATTTAGATATAAAGCTCCAGAGTTCTTTTCCTCTTGGCATCCAGTCCATTCCTACCCAGAATGATACACCAACTATTTGGTCTATAAATTTCCAGAATTCAGTCATGCCGAATATTGCCTCAAAATCTTTTGGCTTAATTACTTTTTTTATGTCCTTAAGTGGGTAGTGATCAGGACCAACCTCATTTACTTTATCAAAGAATCTTTTTTCGAAGTCTGTTAATACTCCGTCCATATCGCAATATATCTTATACTTTGATGTTTTTTCTGCTACTGTTGGTGGGTGTGCATCTAATAAATCTATTATACTTGTATTCATAACCTTTTTTTAGTTTATACTATTCTTTCTTAATATACGAATTTTTTTTCTAACTACCAACTGTTTACTGTTATTTCTATATAGTGTAAACCGGTGTAGATGTTTTGAAGTCTTTCTTTCTCATTATAGTCTTTGCGTACATATCTATACCATCATCTGTAACATCAATTGCAAAAGGAACGTTAATATCATTGTTGAAATCTTTTACTACTGCGTTAATATCCGTATCTAATCTTGAAAGAGGTTTACCATGTTTTCTATGTAACCTCTTAAACATACCAATTAGTTCTGGTACTGTTATTGTTTTACCGTTCCGGTCATCGTTAGCTCTGTCCAAAAAGTGTTTTGTAAACTCTATATCTATCCCTAACTTTATAAAAAGTTTATCTGCGTATTTTTCTATTGCGTTTAATTCTGTTTTTGTAATATTTTCACCTACAATTGATTCCTTTTTAGTCTTTTCTAAAGAGTCTCCTGCTTTTTTAGCAGCTTTATACGCTTTTGAGTTTTTATGAGAAGCTTTCTTTCCTTTCTTTTTCTTAGCATTAATATTAGCCCAGAGACCTTCTTCTAAACCTTTTAAACTATCCTCCCAGTTACGGAAAGTTATGTTGCCTAATAGGTACGCTTCTTTTTCTATCTCCATTAAGTACTCATCTTCATTTGTATTTGAAGTACCTATACGCCCTAACCTACCTTCTATGTTCTGAATATGGTGAATCATTTCGTGAGCAAAAGATCTAACGATATCTTTATCGTGTCTTCCTTCTGCGAAAAGTACTATCTCTTTTAATGATGGACTGTAATATGCAGTTCTGCCGAAAAAGTTACTTGCTTCTATTGGGTCCCTTTTAATTTTTATTTCCGGTAAAGGTAATATGTTCATTTTACGGTCTAACATATATTCAGTCAAAGATGTTATATAATCTTTTAATTCTAGTTTCTTACCTGCTTCTTCATTTATTTCTACCTCTAATTGTTCTACTTCGTTATTTTCGTTAAGAGCAAAATATTCATCTATAATTCCGCTGAGACTTGAGCTTATTACTTCTGCTACTATTTTATCTTTCAAACCTGTAAGTATTGATAGTATTTCTTCTCTAGATAACTCTTTAGGGAAAAAATCTAAAATCTTATCTAAGTTACCCGATAGTATATTGTTTCTAAAATCTGTTGCTCTAATTGTTGACCCAGGTTTTGCTGCGAGTGCTAATCCTTTAACATTGGGAGCGTTTTTATAAGTAGTAACTCTCCTTAAATCTACAAAATCTTTCTCACCTCTTATTCCTGTTACTGATGCGAATTCTTGTTCAGGGTTAGCTTGTGCATAATCTTTGGCTGCAAACATTGGGTTGCTCCCTCCGTCTTTTATCTCAACATTACCTAAGTATTTAGCATAAGTATTCCATATAGACATTGATTCATCTTTAGATATACCGTTTCTCTCACCTGCTCCTACGAAAACTATAACCTTGTCTATATTCGGTTTTTCACCGTTGCTGCCACCTAGAAGTGAAGCACCAGTTTCTTTGTAATTATCTTTATTATATATTGAACCGTTATATGAGCCGTCTAATAATGACTTTACTACGTTGTAATGTCCTCTATGAGGAGGTTTATATGCGCCTGGGTATAATGCTATCATGCTAAAAATGATTGTACTTTAGAGTCTATTTCTCCTACTGAGGAGTGATTTAATTTTTCTTGAAATGTTGGATTGTATATCATATCTACAATATTATCTAGAACTTCATCTGCTTTTCCTTTTCTTTTTATATTGCTGTCTCTATACTTTTGAACTGCTGCTTTAAGCTTATCCTGTCCTGGGCCTGCTCCGTTCTTTCTGTAAGCTTTTAGAAATGCAGTTTTAATTGCTTTGTCTTCTGATCTATTTTCTTTATCCCAATCTATACTACCAACATCTTTTATAAATTGTTGCTCTTCTTCAGGTGTCATCTCTACTGGTACAAAGAAGGAAGAGCCGCCGACATTATTATCTTGATTAAATTTCTCTAAATAATCTTTTACTCCACTTAAGCCACTTTTAGCAGCTTTATCAAATCCTTCAACTTCTTTTTTATATTTACCGCCTCTATCACTTACAAAGATAGATAAGTTACCTTTTAACTGTCTGTTAAAGTCTTCTATTTTAGTATACACATTTCTCCAGGTAGCAAATACAGAATCGCCAGGAATATTTCTTTCCCTAGCCATAAAGTTAGAAACGTAAGAAATCATAGGGTGAGCATACACCATAACCATATAGACCTGGTAGCCTGTTGCAAGTAATTTATCTAGATTTTTTTGGAAGCCTGCTCCGGATGCAGTAGTATCCCAAACAAAGCTAGTTTTTTCTTCTGCTGCTGCCATTGCGTCTTTGGACGTTTGATTGGCTGCTGGTCCTAGTTTGTTGTAATACGGGTGGTCTTTGTCCTCCACGTACTTGTCTGGGTTGAATTGTACTAGGCTGTCTAGTCCTAATTGGTTGAGTAGGTACGTTTTCCCTGATCCTGCTCCTCCCGCCATTATTATTGCTTTGGGTGCGGATCTGTCCTCTAGTATTAGTGTTGATAATTTTATCATCTGTCGTGTTATTTGTTCTTCGGTTTCTTACTTCTAGTTTAATTATATCTGCAATCTCGTCTACTGTTTGAGTTCTTCTTGTAGTTTGTCTTAATCTTCTACCTGAAGGAACTATATTAACACTTCTTCTACCGTACATGTATGTTGCATTCCATCCTCTATTATAATTAGGATAATAGTTCCAATTGTGCCATCCGTAGTAGTTATTCCAACCGTAGTTATTATACCCCCATCTGTCGTATCCAAATGGTGACCATCTATGAGGTGTGATACCCCATGCCCAATCGTTCCACATTTGAGTTCTGTTCCAATAGGGACTATAACCTAACCCGTAGTATGGATTATACCTATTGTACCTGTTACCTAGAATACGATTATTCCAATCAAATGATATGGGTTGACTTAACGCATATTGAGCAAAGTCAAATCTAAAATTAAAATCTGTTCTTAATAGTCGTTGAAGTTCAAACTCATTATCTATTACTATTATTTCTGCATCTGATCCTTGTATGCTATAGTTAGGATCGTGATTTAAGGTGCTTACCTGTAAAGAAGAGCATCCTGTTAATAATACTAGTAAAAATAATAACTTTTTCATACATTATAATTTTAGAGTTGTAGGGTAACTATTATAAATAGGTTCTGTATTAGGGTTCTCTAATGAATATAGTTTATATATCATTTTAAACAATTCAAAATTTTCCTCTATTTCATCTATTTGTAATACTTTCCACCCTTTACCTTGTATTACGTTTTTCTGTTTTGATGGACCTCTAGAATGAGCTTTTAACCATATTATCCCTGTACGTTGTATTTTTATTCCTTTTGCTTCTTCTAAACCTTTTGCATAAGCTGAAAGCTGTAAATCAAAAGACTTGTGGACTGAATTGGATGTTTTAATATCCAGTAGCCATATTTCTCCGTGCATCTTTACTACCAAGTCTGCTGTTCCTGCATATTTGTGTTCATCTGACCATACAAAATCTTCAGCAGATATTAATTCCGGCTTATGTGTTCTCCAGAAATCAGCAAACTTTAATATCATTTCCCAAACTATTTGAGAGTATTTTGCATTGCCGTAATCATCCATCCAGGTAACTTCTTTACCTAGAACTAATTGTTCACATGCTTCATGTACCTGTGTTCCTTGTTTTCCTGCTCGTCTCATAATAAGATCGGCGTTATGCCCAACATCCTTGAGCCAAGACTCAAAAAATTTGTTTTTGGGCATATACTGAAGTATGGTTGTTACGGACGGGTAATATACTCCTTCGCCTCTCTTATAAACTCTTCTATCTAAGAAATTAATCTGCTTTAGTTGGGGATTAAAATCTAATCTTTTCTTTTCATTCTGTTCAAGAATATTCATTCCTTGCTTTATCATAGGTTTAATTTTTGCAGCATTATTTTAGAAAAGTCTAGTTCTGCTGCGTTCTGTACTAATTTAGTAAAGTTTTTAAACCCTAACTGTGATGGGTCTTTACCTTTTAGCTCTATTAAATAAACTTTAAATCCTGCTGCTATAAATTTTTCAGCTATTTTTAAAGCTGCGTCTTGAGCATCTTCGTCTAATGCGATATATATGTCTGTAAGACGGCTTGTTATTATTTTTTTATATAGTTCAGTTGATACACTTTTACCAAGAAGCGGTATGGCGTTTCTTTTAATTGCCATTGCATCAAACACTCCTTCACATAGTATGATTGGAGCATTCCAGTTAATAAGGTTTTCGTAAAATATTATGTCTTTAGAAACTTCAGGATTTTTGTATTTAAAGAAGTTTCCATCATAGCTTCTTCCAACAAAATAGTTGAGCCTATTGGACTCAGTATAACTTGGCAAAATAACTCGTCCTCCATACTCACCAGTTGTGCAGTATCCAATACTATATTTAATAAAATCATTGTCGGTAAGTCCTCGTTCATATAGGTAGTTTTTAACTATATTAGCTACAACTGATGTGTTTGATGCTTTATATAGTAGTTGATACTCTTTTGGTAGCTCTACTATAGATAGCTGTTTATATTCTATATTTGAACCTTTAGGTAGGTACTTTAGAACTAATGCTGCTTCTTCCTTTGGTGTTCTTAGCTGTTTTAGTAATGAGCGTATAGTACGGCCTCTTGTCTGACATACCCAGCACTCCCAAGGGTTATGTCCCTCCTCGTTAGTTTCCATGTTTATCTCTAACTTGGGTTTTCTATGGTTGCAAAATGGACAGTGAAAAGCGTGGTTTCCTCTAGCTCTCTTATGAGATTTACCCAAGAGGTTTTCAATAGAACCTAATAAAAAAGAATATTCCATGTAGTTGTCCGTAACTATTATCTTATAATATAAGAAAAATAATTCTAAATATCAACTAATTTCAGTTTATTTTTTTGATTTACCATTACATTTGATGGTCTTATATCTAGTTCTTCTGGGTCGAGTCCCATCCTTTGTGCTTCAGCTTCAGTTGCTTCAATCCATTCTTCAGGAATATCTCCTTTAAATTCTCCTAGCACTTCCATTTGAATTATTCCTAACTTTTCATTAATCTCTTCTACATCGTATATAAAAGCAAAGTTATTTGTTTTTTTACCTTTAAGTATATGTGCATGTTCTAACTCTATTGAATCAGTTGTTACTTTATAAACTCTACCGTTTAGAAGATATGCAGAGCCGTAATCTCCTGAGCCTAGATACTTCCCTCCAAGTTCTTTTACTTTCTCTACTTCTTTTTCAAACCCGGGATCGTAGTAAAGAATCTCTCCTAATATTACGTGTGATAGTCTCATATCTTTTAATCTAATGAACCATGTTTACCGGAATGCATATCATCTCCAAATTTACGAGCTTGTTTTGTAAGTACACTTATGTAAATTGGATGGTCGTCAGATCCTTTAGGACCAGTTCCGTAATAGGAGTTAATTCTTATACCTTCTAAATCATCTCCTTTATCCATATGGGCTTTTACTACTTTACCGACTGTTGTGATAACATCACTTTTCCAAGAACCTTCCGGTTTAATTGTTTGTGTATCTTTGCTGGTCTTAAAGATGGTTGTATTAGTAGGTATACTTATAGATTTTATAGTACTAGGCATTCTATCTATTGCTTTTTTAAAATCTTCTAAAGTATCAGCTGTGCCTAGCCAGTTAACAGAGTATTTTTTTCCGTTTATAGTTGAAGCGTCTTCTCTAAAGCCTTCGAATATGATATTAGTTAATTTCATTTGCGTTCTATTTTAAGGGTTAAGTCTCCTGTGCCTTTTATTAGCCGGTGGTACACTTCCTTTGGTATAAATAGCTTGTTATCATCTAAAGAAACGGGAAGGTTATTATCAAATTGAAATTGCCAGTCTGTTTTATGCATTGCTACAACATACCGATCCTCTCGGTCTTTGTGCCAAACAAATTCATCTTCATCTGTGTTTTGATTGAAGAATCTAATATCACCGTCATCTAAGTACGGTCTACCAATATCCTGAGAAGTTTCTTTTTCCACCTAATGATTTCCAATAACGTCCAATATTACAAGCCCAGTATCCTGGTTTTGTTTTGTCTTTTTTAGTTGCACATTTATGACGTGCAGCAAATGATGATCTTGCTCCAGGTTCATCTATCTTAACATTTAAACCTGTTGTACCTCCGAAAGATACTTTTACAACATTCCCTTTTTTATTCTTTGTGTATACGTAGAATTTTTTAGAACCTCCACGTTTTGGTTTATTTAGAGGTACATCTTTACCTTTGTATTCTGCTTCATCTAATTGACCTTTTATAGGTAGTTTTCTTTTAGCTATGGCCAGCAAAGCGCTTCTTAACTGTCTTTTCATATTACCTGCTTCCCATTCCCAGTATCCTATGTCTCCTTCTTTCCAAAAAATCATGTAGTCCTGATCTCTACCTTGTCCAGCTATTTTAATTTTAAATTCACTGTTTCTTAGTTTATGGAAAGGGAATTTTGATTTACGGTGATCGTCTTTAGTTACAATATACTCAGGTATAGATTTAGCTTCTTTAACTGGTTCTTTTAGGTTTTTAAACCATTTCATTAACTCATCATAAGACATATCGTATGCTGGGTGATTATCGGTGTCATCAAAGGCTTTTAATTCTGTAGGTTTTGCCTTTAGTAAGGATCGTATAGCTTTGTACCTATTATTAGTTGCATTTATAGTTTTAGTTGCATTAAATAAATTGTCTTTAGGCAACTTCCATTTTACATCCCAATCTTTTTGAGAAAATGATTCATCTAATGATTTTTCTAAATCTTTTATTTTTTGGGTTAAAAAAGGCACATTCCCTCCATCATTTGGGTCGGCTATTCTCGCTTTTAATCTATCAATTGTTTGTTGAATAGTTTCTTCCTTATCATATTTAGATTCTTCTAACATAGGTAAATCTAATGGTACTTTTATTCCTTCATATACTCCATATAGCCCTATATCTGTTGTTTCTATTAACTTTAAATCTTCTTCGTTAAGTTGAATTTTACCGTCTCTATAAGCGTCTCTTGCTTCAGCAAATAATTGTATAAAGCTATCGCTAGAATAACGGTAGACATTCTCATATAAAGAGAGACTGTTATCTATATGGTACTTAAGTGATGGTTTTCCTATTATTTCAGTTAATCTAATCATATTATATTACTTTTTATTTCTTTCTTGCCACTCTTGTGATATTGAATCTTTTTCAATTGGACCTCCTTTAGCCCAAGTTCTACAGCTTCTTGCGGAATGACATTTAAAATGATGCATCCAACAGTAACCTAGTCTTCCATCCTCATCAGATGTAACTCCAGGCATACATTCATCCATCCTCTTGGAGATATCAAAAGCGACGCAGTTACTACAGTTAGTACCTTTTGCTGCTTTTTCTTCTGTATTCCAGTACTTTGCTATTTCTTTCCAGTAATTACCAGGTTCGTTTACATTTAACGGACCGTATTGAATATGGGGTGCTTTTATTGCTGAGTCTCTATTTTTTGTGTTTAATATTAAATCTTGAGTTGCAGCAGGGCACGATTCATTACCCTCTTTAAGTAGAATATCTCTTAATTTCATAATGTAAAGTCTTTTCTGTAGAATTTTCCTAGGATATTATCATTAATATATGCATCCTGGTTCTCCAGTACTTCGTTTATAAATAGGTATTTACATTCATAGTATGTAAGTAACTTCTTATTGGGTACAAAACATAGTATACGTCTTTCAAAGTCCATTGGGGAACCTTCTTTAACGTACTTTAAAATATCTTTATGTGATCCGTAATAAGTCTTCCAATCTGATTCTGTTATTATTTTTTGTTTTAACGGTGTTCTTCCTCCAATTCCTTTTGCTTTTCTTTCTTCTCTTAAGGCCTCTAAAGCTCTCTTCCCTAGTCTTTTATTACGTTCAAAGAATAGAACTTTTTTACCTAAGTACTTTTTACCCGAAGGTTTATGAAATGTTTCGTAAATAAACCCATAAGAGCCTGTTGGCATTTCGCTTATGTCAGTAATGAGTTTTGAATTGTATGTCCAGCCTGGGGTTGTTACCATTTGTTAAATATAAGAATAATTTTACAGAATTACAACTATCCAGTATACATAATATATGCTAAAGCAAAGTAAGGAGGTATGTTACTATCGGTTGTAATACTGTGGTTATGACTTCCTGCACCACCGGTGTAGTATGATACTCCGTTTCTATAGTATACGTACTGATTATCATTATCGCTATCTCCACTTCCTTTATAAGGTCCTCCGGCTATCGGTCCGTCTACTCCTGATATTGCTTTATGTTGACCTACTCCTGGGTCATTTATCTCAATATAGTATGAATCTTTATAATCATGTTTGTGAGAAGGTATTTGATTTGTTGTCAGTGTTGTATCTCCTGTGCTTCCTCCGTGATTATGAGTTATGCTTCCTCCTGTAGATTGAGCTCCGCTGCCTTGTACTGTTGTGGTTGGTGTACCTGTTGTATTATTAGACCCTATAACAAACTTATTCCTTAAATCCGGTGTTGTTATTGAGTTTTGAGTTTGTCCATTACATAAAGCCCATCCTGAAGGAAGTGTCTGAACTACTCCAGACCACATTATAATTCCTCCTTGAGGTATTGGTGCTGCATTTACTTGTTTAGTTACTGCACCGTTTGACTCTCTAACTAAGTAATTATAGTTAGTAGCACTAGTAGCATTTGCGACACTGTTTAAAGTAAGTGTATCATCCAGTGTAGTACTTTGACTCACATATAAAGATCCAGATATTTCTGTATCGTCTTCTATTGTTGCGGTTCCTGTTACATCTATAAAAGATCCTGATATTCCTCCTGCAACTGTTAGTTTATACGTACCGCCTCCTACTGCATCTGTTCCTATCCCTACCTGTCCATTACCTTTAAACATTGCTACTAACTTGTTGTAAGTTACATCGAAGTTAGATGATGTAGGTGGTCCTGATAGTATTGAGAATGTTTGTGATGTAGTAGCAGTACCGAATGATTTAAGTCCCACTATTACGTGTCCTTTATCTGGTCCGTCTAGCATAAACCCTCTTTGGTTACCTACGTTATTCATTGCGCTAGTAAAAGGAACTGTAGTATTGTTTGAATCAACATATGCAACTCTAAACTTTGCATTTATATTATTATTGTTACCATCCACAACCAATGAACCGGAAAGGTTATTATCACCGTGAGATGAATTAGCGTTTCTTGTACTAATTGATCCATCTCCGTTTATACTTAAAGCAGGGGTTGTTTTGTATCTGTTTACTATAAAATGTATACCTGCAGATTGAGGTGTTGCTGTTGGTGTTGAATGATGGTTAGTAATATTAAAACTACCGTCTCCTGTTTCATTTAACTTAAAACTGCTGCTGTAGTTTGTACCTCCATCATCAAACTGTATTGTTAATTCTGGTTCGGATGCTGCGGAAGTTCTTTGAATTTTAATTCCTCCGTCTCTTATTGATAGTCTATTATCTGATTCTGGTTGAGCATTTGCACCTAGTAGAATTGTATTCGTACCTGCATTCCATCTAAAATCGTCATCTCCACCAAATGATCCACCGTTATTATACTGTACTGTGCTTGAGTTACCTCCTACTGGTGGGGTTGACCCAGTGTATGGATTCAATGGTATTTGTATCTGTGTTGCTGAAACCCCTAAACCACTACTTCCTGTGTAATGAAGGTTTAAATACTCTTGGTTACTACTCACTGATGCAGAATAAAAAAATGAGATAAAGTTATTATCTACCTCCGAGTATGTTAGTGCTGTTGTTTTGTCTGCTCTTAATACTATAGCCATGTTATATATCTAGTTTTACTACTACCGTCATTTCTGTATTCTCAGAAACCGGTACAGGTTTGGCCATTTTAGCAATGGCGATTAATTCATTTGTCTCATTATATAGCCCTACTGATGTAAAATATGGTTGAAATTCACTTCCTGAAACATTATCTGCTATTGACCCGGATGTGTCTTTTTTTGCAGATGGATGTTGTGAAAAGTTAAATTCATTCTCTTTTATATTACAGTGGTAGTTATGTGTATAAATAGGGTGCGATGCCCTCCATGTTATACTTCCAGAGAAGTAAGTAGAGTAATAGTCTGCTATAGTCGGGTTAGTTAATATAATTAATCCGTGAGAATATATTACATTTCCTACTACTCTTCTATAGTCTCCTGCTGATCCGCTTAATAATATGTTTCCATTCCCGTCATCAATTAATTCTACACCCCAAGGTATGTTGTATGTTGATCCGGAAGATGTTAAATCAGTATCTGTACTATTTAGATACGTACCTTTATACTTTGTAGGATCTAGTGCAGCGTTTGAACTGTCACCTCCTTGGTAGGTTTCATCATTATCTTCAAAATAACCTTGGGCGTCACTACTCTGTGTTGATCCGGTAGCGTAATTATCCGTAGCATAATCGGGTATGTTTCCAGGTTGTAGTAGTATACTGCTGGGTTGTATATTAGTTCCTATAAGGTTTCTCGGTATAGAGATAACGGTAAATTGTCCTTCGTCTCTCCTTTGTTGAGAAGTATAGCTACTTTGTAAGTAATTTTCTACAGAAGATCCTGATATGTCGTAGCTACTGGTTGAAGGTTCTGCATTTTCAAATCCAGAGTAATATAGGTGTTTAATACTTCTATAAACTAAATCTTCGTAATGTTCATAGTCGGTACCTACTAACCTCTTATTACTTCCTGTAATATTAAAAGCTGTTGATCCTGATATACCTACATATGTTTCAACTCCAAGTTCGTCGTGTTGTGAACCAGATGCTAAAAATAGTTTATGCGCTGTATAGGATGTTATAAATGAATCCTGTTTGTTTAATTTCTTGTAGCCGCTCATTCATTAATAATCAAGTTTAATTCTAACCAATGCTTCTTTTGTAAAGTCTTTTAATAAAGGTTTAGAAAGTTTTGCTACTCCTAAACAATCATTTGTATCGTTGTATAACCCTACTGTTGTAATATATGACTGAGGATTGTTTATCATAGAGTTATGTCTAAGTTCTCCTGAGCCGGATATATTAGAAGGGTTATTTGAATAGTTAAATTCACTGTTTCTAACTCTAACGAAAATGTAATTTGAAGAAACCGTTTCTTCCGCATTCATTTTAAAAGAACCACCAGCTCTAATTGCTTCAAAAAGTATACCGTTATTTGCTCCATTGTTATCATTTGATCCTGTTAGAACTGCTAATGGAACTATTTCAGACTCAAGCACTTGTGCATTTAGTATTATTAATCCAACATCTGGTAAAAACTTACCGTAAGATCCTGCTGTTGGGATACCTGTTCCTCCATCGTGACTCACACCGTTAGATCCTGATATGATTTCGTATTCTCTTCCTGCATCAGTATATGTTACTGTGGATATCATTCCGCTATTGTCTGTTAACACTCTAGTAGAAGATCCAGAAATTAAAGTAAGGTTAAATGTACCCGGTAGTAACTTTTCTTTGTATCTAGCTCTATCTAACGATATAGCGTATATACCTTTTTGTGAAACTTTTCCGTCAAATTTAAAGTCTAATTCTTCATCTCCTAGTACTAATGAGCGATATTGTCCGTAGACTGTTGCTGAAGGAGATTTTCCTGATACGTTTGAATTAAATAGTGATGCTCCTGCTCCATCTTTATGTCCATAAGCTATTGAGTACTGTACTTCTGCATTATTAAGGTCGGAGCCAGTTTGGTATACGTTTAAGTAGTAGTCCCCACTTGTAGAGGAGTCTTGGGTGGATGAAGTAAATGCTGCTGTTAGGTTGTAGGTTCCTGTTGACCATAACACTGATGAGATAGAATCTGCACTTACTACTATATCCTCGTTATCAAATTTTTTAAATGACATATCTTATTAGTTTGTTTTAGTAATTGTTATTGGAATAGTAATTCTAGCTCCACTGTCTCTTCCTATAATTGAAATAGTACTTGAAAGAGATGAATTGGATGTACCGAATAATGTGTTTATAGTTGTACCAGTTAAGTTAATCGATGTACCTACTACTGTTTTAGATACGTTAGTACCTAAAGTAGTACTCGCATTTAATCTATCTGCTTCTGCACTATTAATACCTACTCCTGTAAAGTTTGATAGAAGTCTAACATCTGCAATAGTAACAGTATAACCGCTAGATTCGAATGCTTGTGATGCTCCAAGATAGTTAAGTGTTTGTGGAGTAATGGTTAATGCTGCTCCTTGTTTTAATGTTATAGAGGCAAAACCTGCTTCTAATATCGGCAGTTTAGCAGTTCCTCTAGGTAGAGTGGCAAGTTTATATTTCATTACTTGAGTTTCATCTGCAAATGCTTCTAGTAGAGGCATATTTTCTACTGCTTCACCGTAGAATGCTGAGCCGGATGGATGAGAGGGATTATAAAGTGTGTAATCTATTTCATCATCAGCTAAAGCAAATTGTGTAATTTTAAAAGAGCCATCTCCTCTAGCTAGTAACTCTCTTCCTTTTTTTGTAAGTATTGCATCGACTGTTACGACACCGTTGTTTAAATATCCCATTTGTTAATGTTGTTTATTATAAATATATTAATTTAATCTTTTCTACCTAGTCTTAATGTTTAAAGTGTACCGTCTTGTGATCCTGATATGTATGTGTTAAATATAAACCCTTGGTTGTTAGTTTCTACTATAACCATATCATCAGGAGCATCTTTTACTTTATCTGGGTTTAGTACAAATATTGCATTAGAAAAAGGTATAACTCTATTCCCTTCTATGTCTATTAACCTATCTCCTGATGCTAGTGAAATTATGTGGTTACCGTTTGCTACTTTTCCTGCGGTGTTATTTGCGTTTCCATCTGGTCCTCTACCTCTTAGCACCTGTACTGTTAATACTTCCCTTATTACTGTTCCGCCGGCATCGTACTTTGTAGCTACGGATACAATTTGCATATACTCTTTTATATCTGCTCCGGCTGAACTTTCGGAAACAAACGAAAGTAGATCTCCTGGTAGTATTTTTTGACCGTACCCTTCTTTCCATATATCAAAATGGTTTGTTGTAGACGATTCTATTTCATAAGCGTTTCCACCAGTATAAAACTCACCTACGTTTCCAACTCTTGTTGCTGGTTTATCTCTAAGGCCTGTAAATGATATCTCTTCAATTGCATTTTCATACTCTTTTCTTAATCCGTCTGAACCTGATATCCCGTTTAATAACATGTTTATATTAAACCATGATCTACCGTAAGATGGTGTGTTATCAAAGGAACTAGATATGGAACCTTCAGTTAACCTTAATACTTTAATAGTTTGGGCGTTTATAGCAGAATCTATTCCACTGAATTCTTCTTTGGAAGTTTTAGATCCTCTGTACCTTGCATTAGATATACCTGTTGATGTATAGTTAGAATCTTGAACTTCAGCGTGTTCTGCGTAAGGTGTAAACTCTGGTGTTGCATATCTTACTTCGGTGTAGTTTGTTGTTCTGTCTAACGATGTTAACGTTCCTATAATTTTTTTAGGTGGTGTTAGACCAGGGTAACTAAGTCCTGGATTGTTTATTACTTTTATTCTGGTATGTACAAAATCACCGTAGCTACCAGATGGGATTACTTGTCTATAAGGAAAAACAGTCTTTAAATATCTACCGTCAATATACTCTACTTGTGCTAATGTATGTGCTACACCAACACCAGTAAAGTCACTTTCTGGGTTAATTTCAAGTTTAACTGCAAAAAGGTGGTTGTACTTATCCGTGGGGTCTTCTAATATTACTGCACCGTTTACGTTTCCTAGTGCGTTTACAATTGAGTCCCTAGTTACAGAGACTTCTATGTCTATATCGTTTCTAAATGGAGCTGGTGCTGTAACGACAGTACCTGCGCCTCCACTTGTGCTAAATACTGTGTTATTAAGAAATGTGTTATGATCCTCGTCATTAAATCCGATCCTGTTAACTTCTATTCCGACTGCAGCGTTAAAGTTAGAAGGGTGTACAGTGCCTGCAGATCTATTTAACTTATACCTTTTAGTACCTGTTCGAATCTCTTCTGAATTACTTATTAATACGTTGTAATCATTGTTATAGAAGTTTTCTGACATAAATGGGTCAAATGTAACAGATGATGATAAGCTTGAAGATATATCAGCAAACGTAAGATCTACGTTATCAATGAAGAAGTAATTGCCTTTTTTTGTTGCTGATATCTTTTTAAATGAGCTGAAATCTCCTGAGCTTGTTATTCTCATTTTTAAACTCTGTAGGTTTTGTAGTGTAGGCACTACGTCAATCCCTCCAATAGCATTTTCATGTACCGTAAGAGCTCGTACTATATGGTCTCCAGACAATGAATCTACATTATAGAATGCTCTAATTTCTCCATTATTTGGGTTTGTGTTTGCAAATTGTGTTATGTTAGCCATATTACTATTCTATATTATTTATCTTTACTTTGTATTATGAGATAGTATACCGTTACTTATATATGTACGACATTTTTCTACTGTTAGGCTTACTACCTTTTGTTTCGCCCCTTCTTTTATACTTCTTATTATCTTTCCTGATGCTTTTTGTTCTACTTTTATATCCCTTAAGGCAATAAATTTATTTTCTTCTTCTATATATACCCTATGTCCTGGAGTGGCTATAAGTACTGTCCCATCTTCAAATTCAATTTCTAATGTTTCTTTTTCTGCTGATGAGATTTCCTTACGTATAATTATATCTTCAAACCATTCTAATGTATCTTCATGTTGAGTTCTAATAATATCTCCGACCTGTAATTCTTCAGCTAGTTTTTGTTTACCGGTTTTCATTAGAATATTGGTGTCCATACTAACACAGAGTTCATCCTGTGACCAGCCTTGGCTAGGACCCATTATGTAAGTGTATCCGTCTTTAACAATTTTTTTCCTGTAGGCTCCATATCGTGTGTTAGTTCCAGAATTTTCTGTAACGATAGCTGTGAAAACATTACTATTTCCTTTACCGTAAGTTCTATTTCCCAAATACGAATAGTATGGGTTATATGCTTGAAGAAAGTTACCAGGTGACAGCGATTGCATTTCGTAGTCAGTATTTCCTACGTATCCTCCGTTCTGTTTTGCTCTTACATAGGTTGAACCTGTTTGTGCGTAACCGGTTAGATTAATATAAGTTGGTGGGGTTCCTGCGCCAGTTGCGTTTTCCCAATCATAATCATATTCTGGTTTATGTGTTACAGATGCTGTGTGGTATGCTCCTACGTTACCGAAGGTGTCAGTAAGGTATACATATCCATAGACAGTATTACCGTAAGTAGGGCTTGAGAAATCTTGACTTGCAAAGTCGTTTATAAAGACACTTGATGTTCCTGGAGTTGCTGATGAAGCACTTATATATGTTGAGGTTGCTGTTCGTTGAGTTGCTCCAGTGTGGTTTCCGTCAAAAATTACTGAGACTGTACCGTTAAAGTCTACAGAGTGATGCACTTGTACTTTGTATGCAGCAGTGTAGTTTATAGACTGTGTTAGAAGTAACATAGCGCTTTCTTTAACTGCAAAGTATCCTGAGTACCCTGAAGGAACTGCTACTTGTTTAGGAATCACTTTCCCATGGTGGTGTGCTGCTGTGTGTACTGTTGATTCTGGTGATACATTACCTACTGCGTCTCTTAGTTTAACACTTAGTGTGATATCGTCTCCATCTGATAAGGTAGAACAGTTTATACTTCCAAAAACGGATGTATTAACAACGCCAAGGCTAGAATAAGCTTCATTACTACTTTCATCTGATGCAGTTACTATCATTGTAGTACCTACTTCACAGTTATATGCTCTGAAGGGAACGGCAGAAACGTTATTAGATGTTATCGAAGAATTATACCATGCTGATGAAGGAGCAAGAGGAGCGGTACTGTCTAGTGTACCACAGTTCGTTATACTAAGGATAGTTCCATCTGTCTCTATCTCCATTGCAAATTTTTCAACTGTATTACCTGTTTGTATTGCTGTACTATAGAAATCTCCTGTTCCATTTCCTGCAAAAACTGTAGCACCGTTGATATCTAAATAAACTTTATCACTTCCGTTTGCTAAAGGTGGAGATGTAGTCCCATCATGGTAGAATTGATATGCATCTGATATTAATGTAAAAGCACCACACGCAGCAATATTAGTGTTATACTCCGTAGGATTACTGCTGTCCATTATGAATAGTGATTCTAATACATCAGCACTACTTTGCTCTACTGGGGTTATATTAAATTTTGTTACTGGGTGAGATAAGTATTTAAATGGGTTATTAACATTTAATTCTCCGTCTGTTATAGTAATAGTAGAGCCTGATAGCTCTCCATTATACTTCGGAGATTCATCTGCTATGTTTTTTGTAACAGAACCACTTATAGTCTTCACTTCCTCGTTATAGAACGTAGTAGCATTATGTCTTATATTAGTTCTTGACTTATTCTTTCCTCCACTCCAGTTAGGTATTGGATATGAATTACTATTTAACATGTAGGTCGGCATAACCGAGTTAAGTGTAGAAGGGTTAGAGGCTATGTTTCCTGATGTTCCTAGCTGTTTTTGTGATATTCTTAACGTATCTCCTTCTTCAAATTTAGTTACTATATCTAAGTTAAATCTAAACTTCTGTCCATTAGGGCTATCTATAGCTTCTTTAAATGCTAATGCTTTTGTTGCTGCTGAACTACTGTATGGTATTATTACTCCAACTTGACTACTGTAAATATCCCCAGGTGTTCCTGAGCGTCGTACTACGTAGTGTTTTGTTAAAAGAGGTAGTACATTAGATGTAAGAATTAAACTAGTTGTAGCCTGTGTAGGAGAGTAGTCAGAGTATTTAAATGTAATGTCTACAAATGCTGCTGTAGGTTCTTCAATAATAAAACCGTTTAACGGGGTGTAAAATTTATGTATTTCTTTCTTAACACCTATAGAACCTGATTGTTCAAATGCTGATAGAATTACATCGTTCGGTAGTGGATCAAAAGAGTGGTAATCGCTACTGTCATTAAATCTAGCAGACCATCTGCTACTTGAGTTCTGTAGGTTGTAAGCTATACATACTAAATTCGGGTGGTGTATATCGGCATCAAATGAAGTATTCCCTGGGAACCTATTGTCTATTGATTCAGAACTAAACATTATGTAGAAGTCTTGATGTAGACTTGCAATAGAACCTGTAGGGTGTATTTCGTAGGGTGTGCCTACAAACTTATCTTTTATAACTGGATCTACTCCTATTACATTACCTGGTTTATATACTTCTTCTATATTGTACTCAGTTCCATCTGGATGGTAAAATACTGTACCCTGTGGGACTATTTCACCAAAGTCTGCTGATCCAGTAGCAAAATTTATATGAAAATTAATATCTGAATGTCCCCCTACCTTACCTGGGCTGAAATTAACAGGTAGCCCTTTTAGGTGTTTATTTTCCGGTAATACCTTATCATTGTACGCTCCTGCTGAAGAACCTGTTACAAAAGCTGTATCTATACTTGCTGAGTAAGTATTATCAGTTCCTTCGACTGAGGGTGATTTAATTTTGGATCGTTCTAAACTATGTGGCTGTATGATAATACCTACATCTAAATTTGCATTAGAGGGTACAAAATCTTTAATCATTTTAAAGAGTACGTTATCGTAGAATTTAAAAATACGTACAAAATCTTTTAGATTGTAATTTAAATACTCTTTTCCTAAATCCGGAAAAATATTGTACTTCAGTCTCTCTAGCGTATACTTAAACTTATAATCAGGTGATTCATAAACATCTTTATTAAGATCTCTAGGATCTCCAATCCAATGATCTAGACTAAACTGTGCTTGTGTGTAGTTTGCTCTTATTAAGTCTGCTTGTTCATTAATGTACTTATTTAACACTGTTGAAGGTGAAAACCCTACTTCTACTTTTCTTGACTTATATATGTTAGTAGATTGTCTATTTCCTTGTGGATTTTCTAATGTTATTGATCTATTACCAGTTAGTACTTTTCCATCTTCTGGGATGGATGGTATTACTGTTACGCTGTTTAAAGAAGATGTATAGGCATTTTCCGGTCCAAAATATATCGAGTCTTCATGCTGCCCGAATGTTTTAATTGTTAAAAAGTCTTTAGGTATACCAAAGCAGTTTATAAGTGCTCTTAGTCCCCGTTCTGTACCTTTTGATTTAAGTAAAAGTGGTATGTTGTGGTAGAGTCTTTTATATACACTTGCTTCATAATCTTTTGTAGATATAGATTTGCCGGTAGAAGTGGTGCCACCTGTAAATGCAGTTGACATTCCTCCGGATAGTTGACCTGCTCCATAAAAGCTAGAACCTGTTATCCATGCTATATTTCCTTGCGGTCCTGCTATTGTTTGTTTTATTACTATCTCTCCAGCTATAGATGTTGATTCATAAGTAAATTCTCCACCGTGTCCATTACTACTTTTTATAGCATTATTAAATCGATACTCTCTTGCAACTGCTCCAGTGTAAACACCTGCATTTCCTATATAAAATAATGTATTACCTGTTGCTGCATCTATAGTAGATGTTTTTGATACATCGTTAGTAGCTTGGTATGTAATTGTTGTTCCTTGTACAGAAGTTAAAGTAATTGTCATATTACTATCTGCAGTATTTGAATCACTTCTAAATCTTATAAAGCCACTTGCAAATTCTGCTTCAGTAAAAGGACCTGCGTAGTGATTTATTACTTCGCTTTGACTACCGCTATCGTATGTATCCTGTATAATGTAACTGAATAAGTCGTTTGTGCCTTCAACAGAATTATACAGTTTTATTCCCATACTCTTTACTGCCTCCTGTACTAAGTCTTTAGATATACCGTAATCTAACCTGTTATCTGTATCGTACTTATCTGTTAGAGCTTTAGTGTATATCCATAAGTTATCGTAATGCTGACCGAGCATATGAGTAAATGTAATAGCTGCTTTATTATTATCATCGTCTGCTATATATTCTGGTAGAAATCCGGTCAATACATCTAGATTTCTTGCATCATAAGAAGATGCAGATGTTATCTGTTCGTCAAACCACGCTACCGATGCTGTATTACTTATCTCTAAATTTACATAAGGTTTATCATCATTAGACTTAGGCCACGACTTAGATCCACTTTCATAGTATAGGAACCTTTCATAGTGATCAAAATTATTTACTATACCATCTATTAGGTTCCTTGTTGCTACTATACTTCCGCTTGCTGCTACTGTGTTAGGATTGTTAATTCCTTGTTCTGTAAGTAGGTCACTCTCATATGCTTCTAGTAGACTTACTTTATATTTAAAGTTTCTAAGTCTTTCTTCAGCAGAAGAAAAGTGAATAAAGTTTTCATACTCTCTATGGTCTATGCCGATGTTGGCACTCTTTTCATTTATGAGTGAAAATAATTCTTTATTAGAGTTATTAGATTCATAACTAAATAAATCATTTAATTTAAAGTACTCTGTAGGTGTACTGTCTTGAGTCTCTAATTCTACAGAAAAGTTTGCTTGTCTTAGCTTTGGAGCCTGTCTTTCTTCTTCCTCTATATCAGGTATAACTAAAGTAGCTATTGAATCTGATACTTTTTCTACTAGTTGAACATCACTCTTAATATCATATTTATCAGGTAATGGTTCATACAGTCTAAGTGCAACTGTGTATTTGTTATCTAGTTGGAATGTATCTATATTTGTTACTATCAGAAGATCATTATCTCCCATGTTAAGGGAAAGTTCTTCAAAGTAACTCTTACTCTTTATCTTTTCTTTTAGTTCGTCTGTTCTATTAATTAACTCGTTAACTTTTATCTTATCGGAATAAAGTAAAACTTCTTTACGGTCTGTTGATATACTGTGTATGTATAAATCTTGCTTACCGTTACCTATTGTGAATACATCGTTTAAAAAGTGAAATAGTACCTTTACTTTAGTACGTGCAAATCCTTGCTGTATGGCTAGTTCAGCAGGTTTTAATTCTATTTCTGTTGATTTTTGATCTTCTGTGGGTATACTTAGGTTTGGAACCGGAAGTGAGTAGTTATACGAAGAGTACAGTCTATAATTATTTACCGTATAGAAGTGAGTCTCAATATAATGCTTATTAAAGTCAAACTCCTTGTTAACTTTAAAATTGTCTATTAAATTAAGATCCTTACTTGAGTATTTCTCTACATCAGGTAAGCTATTAGCAATAATATCTTGTGAAGTGTATGTTACTTTAGCCATTTACTTTTTTTATTTTAATCTATTTACTACTTTATAATAACCTATATCCAACTTCGTTTTCAGCATCAGGATCGTTAAATGTTATAAGCCTAAAAGATACTTTGTTATTCATACTTCCTGTTTTGTTTGCTGCTTCAACAATTGCATCAGCTTTATACCCTGCTTGTTTTAACTCTTCTACAAAAAAGTCTAATGTCATTTCCTTTGATTCCCTCGGTGTTGCAGGTATAAAGTAGGAACTATCTCCGCCTCTTCTTGAATTCCAGTCTCCTTTATCTGATGAATCTTTTCCGAACATCCAGTAGAATTTATTTTTATAGTTATTTGCTATCGCTCTAACCCATGTAGGTCCTCTATGCCAGTGAAAAATATTAATGGTATTGTTATGTTTCATATAATTATATGCTCGACCTAATACCTGGTTACCGTCTTTGAATATACTAATAAGTTCATCTACATCTGCTTGGGAAGATGCTGCTTGTGCTTCTGCTTCTGCTGCTTGTGCATCTGCTGTAGCTTGTGCTTCTGCTTGGGCGGCGTTTGCTTCTTGTGCTGCTTCTGCTGCACTGTTAGCTATTGTGTTTGCAGTTTCTAGTGCAACTATATTTGCATTTGCTGCTGCTAGATCTGCTTGTAATAAAGCAACTTTTTCTACATCCTCGTAAGATATTTCGTTACCTGTTGCTAATTGTATTTCTAATTCAGCAATTCGTCTATTTCCATCTAATATCTGCTGTCGCAATTGTGCTACTTCATCAAGTAGTGGTTGAATTGATTCTAACTGCCTATCAATTTGGTACAGTTCTGAACTTTTTTCTACTAGGTACTGATGACTATCTCTTTCTCCTTCTACGGGTATTAGCAAATATAGTTTCGAGTACAGTCTAAAGAGCTCTTCTATTGTGTCAGGGTCTACAATAGGTTCGGGTTCTTTAAAAAAAGTAAACTTACTATCGATAGTGTTCCTAAATGAACTCTTATCAAATACTGTTTTTGATATTTTTACTTTTTTACTATCCATTTCTTACAATCTTAAAGATTTGGTCATTATCTATTACTACATCTGTTCCGTCTATTTCTGATTTTATTAATACCTTATAAAATCTCTCTGGTTGAAGACCGTCTAAGTATATATCAAAATAGTTAGATTTACTATCACAGCTTAGTTTAGTAAACGTAGTATCAAAGTCAACTATCATTTCCTCTGTAAACTCATCTCTAAGTCCCCAGTACGATGCAGTTGGTAGAGCATAATTAACAGTATATGCAGACGATGTAGTAAAGGTTCTAGTTGGATAGTTTGGTCTTGAATTTACTCTAAACCTTACCTTTCCTTCATCTGCGTATTTACCTTTATTATTTTTTAAAGTAATAACTGCATCTGCATCTGTTAATGTTGGTAGTGAACCAGAATTATGACTAAAATCATCCCATTTTATTTCTAAATATGGTGGGTAGATTGTGTTGGTGTCGCTGGAATAGTATTTTAATCTTATAGATGCTGATGTAAAGTTTTCGTAAGCATCTTCTACTTTGAGTAGTAACCCATTGTTAGCTAGTGGACTGACATCTTTAGTCCATTCATTAACTGCGTTAGTTATATTTAAATCCAAGTCATAAGGTGTAGTTTTATCTAATGACTTAGATGCACTAACAATAACACCACTATTTGTACCTACATAATCTCCTCCTGCAGATGACCAGTTAGTACCTGAGTCACTTGCTGTCCAAGAGCATCCACCTTTGCTTTCTGGGTTATCTCCAAGCTTACCTAATCCTTCTCCCCATGCTCTTGTAATTACATGACTTTCTACTTTAAAGCTACTAGGTATTTCAGATGCAAAGTTTAAGAAACATTTTAAGCTAGCAGAAAAGTCTGAGCCTCCTGCTTTATCTGTTAATACTTCTTGTATATCTTCTGTTTTAAACTCAATTAATGCTCTAGCAGTAAACCCTGTTCCAGAAGATGGAAATCCACCTATTTCTAGTAACTCATCTCTACCGGTATTCTTATACGGGTATTGAGAGTATATTGTTGAGTCTTGAGTAGGAAAAATTCTGTATAGTGCCATTTTTATAATGTTGTTATTCTACCTTGAATATCGTTGTCTGGGTATTTTAATTCAAATATCATAGGATCTAATGAAGGGAAAATAATATTGTCTTTCATTGCTCCCGGTATATCGTAATCGTACTCAGAATAGCTACCTCCGGTTTTAGTTGTTATCTTAATATTCTGTATTGTTTGAACTCCTTTTATTCTATCTAATAATGTATATACTGTTGATAAGTTTATCGGTTGATTAATTAATCGATTCGATGTTCTAAAGTAATTCTTTAATGCTAAAGAGCAGTTGAATAGAACTTCTCTAGAATTGTAATTAGGTAGTGATATTATATCATAATTAATACCTATGTTTATAATGTAAGCATCTTTAATATCAAGAGAATCGGTTAACATCATATACGGTGCAAGGTATTCTTTTAGATTATTTTTAAGTTGTGTTGAACCTTCTGTTAGTTTATAATCCTTATCATACGCTAAAACATACAAACATACATTAGTACTGTCAATTCTATCATAGCTTTTGGCATTACTTGTTGTAACTATGTCTGGTGTTGTCACAAATGATTTAGCTATTGCTCCTAGATTAGGTGTCATAGTCAAGGCTCTAAATGCATAATCTTGCTTAGTTACTAGTCTACCTTGCTCTGCAAAAGCTTTAAGAGAGTTTTGTCTTACTTCTTCTGCTGAATCTCCGTCTTTACCTCCCGTTGCAGGTTTTGGATTATTATAAGTTAACGTACCTGAATAGGTATTATCTATTGCTGTATATGTAGCATTTGTTGAAGTTGTAAGTGTGTTTGCTTCTACATTTGATGCAACTCCTCCACCTCGTAGATACCTAACTGTCAGTACGGTGCTAGATGGTGCTATACCGTAACTGTCTGTATATAAGAAGTTAGAAGGATCATATGCATAATCTAGTCTACTTATACCTCCAGTGAATGGAGAACCAATATTTGTCGGGTTAGGTACAACAGCTGTATTCTCTGTTGTTGGTGCTCCTGATCCGAATTGAACTTGCATTTGGTTGTTAGACCTTAATCTTGTTACAAATCTTCTCGGAACATTGATTAATGTTAATAGGTCTTCTGACCCTGTGATGTTTGTAGTTTCATATACTGTTTCTTGACCTAAGTACGGTACTTCGTACCATTTATCTCCATTGCTGTCTACTATATCAAGTACTCCTATTATATTAATGTCATCTATTTCAAAAGTAAAGTTTTGCTGGTGTCCTATTACTTCTACTGTTTTAGTAGCTATCTCTCCTGCTGATGCTGTTGCCTTTTTTGTAAGTATGAATTCCGAAGGATTATCTCCCATTAATGAAAAAATTGTAACATCTGTAGGGTCATAAGAACTGGAAAATTTAAAATCAACTGGTTGATTAATTACAAATTTTTGTTTACCGTATTCTAATTGAACATTGCCGTTTACAGATAAGGCTTGATCCCAATCTGGTGTATAGGATGCTCCTGATGCGGCTACACGTTGTGATACTTCGATTTCTACTGATGATGCTCTTGTTGCTCTTGGTCGATATCCCATCATGTAAGCTAATGTATATAGGTTACTTGGGTTTTGAGCGTACTGTAGGTATGTTTCTTGAAGTTGTGAGTCTTGGTAGAAAGATAATATGTCTCCTACATAAGCAGACATTTCCATAAACATCATACCTGGTGATGTTGCAGAGAAGTCGTTATAGCTATCTGGGAAGTAGTTCTTAGACATCTCTATTAACTGCTGTCTTAAGCTGTTAAAGTCTTTGTCTGTATATTTTATACTAATATTTTGAGCCATTTTTATACTATGTTAATTAAGATTTCATCCTCTAAGTCTGTTCCTACTATGGCAAACTTTAAGCCAAACTCTATTGTGTTATATTCTGTTTTATTTTCTAGAAATAAGTCTATAATATTAAGTTCAGGGAAATAGTTTACTAATGCTTCTCTTATTAGTACTTCAATATCTTCTAAGTTTTCAACAGTAGCGTTTTCAAAAAGCATACTTCTAAGTCCTGAACCAAACGTAGGTCTAAGATATCTTTCACCTTTTCCTGTTAGTAGGTAATTTATTAAATTTGCTTTGATCGCATCAATAGATTGATATGTAGAATTAAATACAGCATTACCTGAGAAAGGTATCGCTACACCTATTGCTTTTCTAGGTTGTAAATCTAACGGATTAATCTTTTTTGCTTCAAATGCCATTTACTCTATATTAATTGTTTTGCTGCATCTACATTGTTAGATGCTTTAAATACTTCTCCTGCTTTTTTAACAAAGTCTAGAGAACTTATATCTATTCCGGGTGCTGGTCCTCCTTGCAGTCCCATTTGAGATGCCATGCTAGTAGCCATATTAGTGCCTCCTTGTACCATGTTAGATGTTCCAGAGAATACGTTTTTGTATTCTTGATTAGTCATCGTAGACTTAGTCATTCTTAACATCTCATCTAGAGATGTTTTACCTGTTTTTGGTGCTACTATTGGTTTCTTAACAGGTACTCTCTGAGTATTTACTGTTGCCTGTGGTGCACTAGGGTTGCTTGCGATCTTAATTGCCTCATTCATTACTTCTTGTAATTCTGATTTAACTGCAGATCGTACTTCTTCCCTGATTATTTTTCTTAGTTGATCTAGTTTCATATATATAAATAGTTATGTTATGGAAGTTGGTTATTAATTCTAAATTTTATTTCGTCTATCAACACTCTTGTTGAAGAACTAAAGGATTTAGGACCTTTTAGTACTGCTATATTAAAAGAATCGTAGACTACAGCGTAACGACGTTTTGCGTAACTAGGTGAATCTTTATCCTCTTCAATTTTTATTGTATATTCTTTACCTGACGATGGTTTAGTGTAACCGTAGACTGTTCCGCCTGCATCATCTATGGATTTCTCGTCAAGTAAACCTACATTTGACGGTAGGTTTTCTATTACAGACATAATATGGTCTTTTTGATCCTGGGGTAATTTATCTACACATGTAAATAATTTAAAATCTAAGCTCATTAGCTTTGCTTTGACTGGTGTCATTGTTGCTAGTGCTGAGTTTGTTACATATTTGATAGCTTTCTGATCTTGCTCTAGCATCTCTACTATCTTACATGCTATGTTTAACAGTTGAGCTAGTCTGTTTTGTTTCCCTACTGAAATAGAGTATATTACACCCCCACCTGGTCCAGGAGGTAAACCGATAGTACCTGGCACTGGTAGCATCTCTAATAACGTTATAATTATTTTTGCTGCTTTTATCGGAGGATCTAATTTATCAGCAAATGCTGCTATAGGTTCAATCTTCTTTTCGACTAATGTAATCTTATTAATTAGAGAATCTCTTGTCTTAAGTATATTTTCCAGTATAGATAAATCTGGGCAGAAATTACCTAGTAGTTCCTGAAGTACCTTAGCTATTAACTTAGTTACTTGTGCCATAATAAGCCCTTCTAGTTTACCTATTAATTTACCTATAAAAAGGCCTAGTTGCGATGGAGGGATAGTACACGGCATTATTCTACGAAGGTTTTAGTTGATTTAAGATTTGACTTTCCGCTTGGATTTATAAGAGCCTGTTGTTGCTGTAATCTTGCTAAAGCAGATGCTCCCTCTTTTACTAAACTTACTACTGGTCCTCCTCCGTTTGAAGCTGCTTGCATAGCGTTACACATTGATTTAAGTATATCTATAGTATCGCTAAGAAATTGCTCAACCTCGTGACCTTTCATTACTGGTTGTTTCTTTTCATTATTATACTCACGTGCTTTAGATCCTAAAAAGATTTTAGGTGCATCTATACAGAGGTAATCGCTAGCGTCTACGTTAACTGTGTTTGCGTTTATTCCTGCTGATTTAGCGCTTGATATTAATATATCGTCTGTCTTAGCATTAAATGTTAATCTTCCTGCGTTTAGTACTACCTGTTCTCCTTGGTACTTAGTTGGTAAGTCCGGTACATCGTCGTAACTATCTCTTTTTTGATTAGCTAATGTAATTGGTACTATGTGGTTGGATGTTAAGTATATAGATGAAGGGTCCTTATCTATATTTTCTACTATATGGTATATACCGTTCTTGTTTAAGTTTACATTAGTCTGACCGTTGCTTATTAGAATAAACGGATCGTTAATGTTATCTTCATCTGTTAATGGATTAATTTCTGAAAAACCTCCTGACATTCGTATCGATTGTGCCAACCTACCTTCTATTATAGTATCACCTGGGTACGGTTGTAAAGGGGCAATTTCTGGATTTAAGTTTAATCCGTCTTGAATATCTACCTCTGCGTCTGCGTCATCTTTTACTGGGTAGGCGTTAACATGGGGGTGGTTAAATATCTTATAAACTGTCTGATAATAATCTACATCGATGTCTCCGGAGTTACTTATTATCTTATTTGGACCTTTAACTAAGTATACTATTTCATTCTTTAGAGGAAGTGTGTTTATATTAGGGTTCAATGGATGTGCGAAACCTGTAAAGGCTTCTTCTCCGGATTCAGAATCATCATAGGACAGTCCTAACTCTCTATAGAATATACCACCTACACTTGCTGCTTTACCAGCGAGTTCATATCTAGGATGATCTTTATCTATTATTACATCTATAACCCTAACAGGTTTATTTAATGTATTAAATTCATCGTCTCTTAAGTCCGGTCCTTTTATACTCATGACTTTACTCTTCTTCTTTACCGTTATCCTCTTGTTTATCTACTAACTCTTCTTGTATATCTTCTGATTCTTCAAGTAGTGATTGAAGGTCTTCGAAGTTAAACATATCCTCACCGCCGCCTTTAGTTTGAGCTATTTCCATTCTCTGTATAATGGTAGCTAGTTTTACTAGTGCATCATCATTTTTAACACCTATTTCCATATACTCTTTAATCATAGGAACTATTAATGTTGCATCGCCAATGTTTTCTATTAGAGGTTTTAATTCTCCAATAAGGGATTTCACTTGAGATTTTGTCTCTTTTGAGTTATCGTAGATTTCACCAAAAAGATCAGATAATGATTTACCTTTAAAAATTTCTTTATCAGTACTCATACGTTTTTATATATAAATAGATTTAAAGTTCTTTTGTGCGAATTAAACCTACATCATTATATTTATCGAATAAAACATAGAAGTGTGTTTTTAACTTATTTACCACTTTAGTTAAGTGTGGAGTTTCACAATCCGTCATTTCCCTTATGTATATATACAGAGCTTTCTTTTTAAATATATCTAAATCCTGTCTTGTTTTAAATATAGTTAAAATAGCATCCGCTATCTTTCTTTCACTTTCTTTAGTAAAATTACTTTCTAAATCTACATATGCTTCTTCTACGTATATATCTAGAAATTGGCTGAGTGATATAGAGTCTTCTTCGTTTTTCCAAAATGGAGTATCGTATGAATCTTCCATATCATCAAAACTTCCGATTTTCTTTAACTTCTTATAATTTTTATTATTATAATTTATTAACCACCTTTTTACTATAGTTCCGAAATATGAATAAGCTTTTGCTCCATTATCCTTATCAAACTTCATAATCTTTTCTTCTAAGAGCATAGAGACTATTTCGTGTTTAAGGTCTTCAATCTTATCAACATCTGTGTAGTAAAACTTAAATGTATGTATTATATTCTCTGCTAGCTTATAGAACGGGTAGTAGATGTGTTCTGTAAATATCTTATTACGGTATTCGGTGTCTATTGAAGAGTTGTACTTGTTTATATATTCTTCTGTCTCTTTTGTAAAGTAATTAGCTTTTGATCTCTTTCTTGGCATAGTTTTCGGGTAGTTGGTATTTGTCCAACTCTTTTTGTATCAGTTTTATATTTTCAAAAAAATAACCGACCTCATCATCAGACTTGAAAACCCCACGTTCGTCAAGATTGTTTAGGTGCTTTTGTGTATCTACTATCAAAGAAGAGACTTTTACCAGGTATTCTGATTGATTATTAGTAATATCTTGGTAATTCTCTACCTTTCTTAGTAGGTTATATGTAATATACGATAAAATTCCGGCAAAAGCAACTAAAATTGTTACTATTATGTATAGAGTGGTAGGATTAATGTTCATACTATATATTTTTAAGTAAATTTGTTAAGCCCTGAGAAGAATTAACTCTTTTACCTGTGGTTGATTTAGTCTTCTGGGATTTAGGTTGTGAAGATCCTCCGTTTCTTTTCCACATATCGTACTCTACCTTAGAGGCTAAGAAGTCAGCAGTATGTAAAACGGATACTAAAGCTGTTTTTTGTCTAGATGATTCAACATTACTGAAAAAGTAAGCTTCATTAGCCTTATCAAACACTCCATCGTGGCATCTTATACCTAAAAACTCTTTTTGATCTACTTTAATACCGAACTTCTGTAAAATAAATAAAGATCTATCTGGAATTAACATAAATTGAAGGTCTGGATTATAAGTATACATTTCTGAAAGCTTATCTTGTCTCCATTTATCAGTCTGAGGTATATAGTTTGGTTGATCTCCATCTCCTATCTTACCTAAATCATGAAAGAGAGCGGCAAATACTAATTGCTCTTCAGTATAATCTAAAGTACCACCCATTTTTTCATATAATCTAGACTGCTCTACAGCATATTGTACTACTCTATTAACATGATCTACATATCCTCCAGCAAAAGCATTATGATACCAAGTCTTTCCACTAGCAGGAGCCATTACATAGTTATCCTCCATGTGTTTTAACATCTCTTTACAAGCGATAGCACGTCCACCTAAATAGGTTTCAATGATTTTTAAGTGTTTTTCGTAGTTTTTAGCAATCTGTTCAGCATTTAACATAGGTAACCTTTTTAAATTTATTCTTATTAATAGTTAATTAAATTATTATTAAATATTTTATTTATTTAAATATACTTTTTATTATACCTTATTAATTTTCTTATATAATATATACAAGGTATTAAAAATTTTGCAGAAAAGCAACTATTCTATAATATATTTTTCTAAATATTCATCTTTTAACACGGAATACTCACCGGCATCCCAAAATACCCTCATATAAACCGATATAGTATCACCTATCATCACTTCTGGGACTGGACCAACTAACCTTTTTGTAGTAAATCTACCTTCTTCATTGTCTGCAAAGTAAATTCTAGTATCATTCTGGACTATAGGGAGTACCATTCCTTGAAACTGACTTAAATAAACCACAGTATCCTGTACAGGTATTGGAAAACCATCGTAAGTCTCTAATCCAGTATAAGGGTTGTACAGTGGAATAGTGAAAGCAATACTATCTCCTAACACATAGTAAGTATCTGTATCAAATTCAGCACTAACAACAGGTACATCGTTATAGTAATAAACAGGATTAGTACGAGATGCCTCTACATCTATAGCAAAATAAGGTAAATACTCTCTAGTCCAATCAAGGACAGCGTGTGTATAACCGTTACTGTCTTTGTAAAATTGAGTAGACATATATGCATTACAATCACCTCCTACACAAGTGTTAGGTATCAAAACATCTTGCTCACAAGAAAGGGCGAGGGCGAGTAAAAACAAAAGGGCCGCCGCGCGAAACGCGCGCAAGTTGCCGCGAAGATTTATATCTAACATACCTCAAAGTGTTTAGCTACCCAACCGTACTTCTCAATATGATCTTCATAGAATTCATCATCACCGTACATAAAGTAAGCATCGGCTTGATCTAACCATCTAAGAGCAGTCTCCTTATCATCAGCCCCTACAGACATTACATCCTTAATAGCTTTATTCTCCCAAGCCCTCTCATCTTCGACTTGCTTTGAGTTTACTAACATAAGGTCGGTAACGAAATCAGCAAGCTCCTGGAAAGACCAATTATGGAAGTTATACCCTCTAGGTCTGAAACCATTAACGTCTTTGTAGAGATCTGAGACCCACATAAGAGTTTCATCGAATTGACTTTGATTTGAAATTGTGTGTGTGTTTGAATTTGCCATAACCTTTATCTTTTTATCTTATATCTAAATATACGAAAAATTAAGTTACTAGGCAACTAAAGTGACAGTTATTTATTAATTATTTGGTAAACTTCTTCTAAAATAAAGAGATCTTTGTATTGAACGATTTTAGCGCATTTCTCATACTGCTCAACACTTATATAATGCTCTATTAGATCATCTAAAGCTAATTGTATCTCATCCTTTGAATAGCTTTTGCCTATACGGAAAGCAGTCTCTATCTTTCTTAAATCCAATCTATTAAGATATCCATACATCTTATCGTAGTACTTACCTTTAATACCTGGTTCTGCTGCTTTAAACTGCTCTGGATACTTACGAGTATACATTAATACCATAAGCTTATAGTTCTCTAAACCTCTTAACACCATCCCCATAAGGACAAAAGGGTTATCTAAGACATCATCGTGTCCATGCTCTCTATATACCTCTTCATCTCCTTGTTCGAAGATGCTAAATAACGTATGTGGGTCTAGTTTTTCCATCATTAATAAATAGCATGTTTGTATAGATCAAAAAATTTGCAAAAAAAAAATTTCAATATTAGTTGTTTTTTCCCCAAAAATTTCTTATATTATTTAATATAATAAGGTATAGAAAATATAGATGAGTACTGGAGAAGATTTACTGTATATTGCATACGCTCAAGGTAAAAACGTAGAGCTACTTAAAAGGGTCGGAGAAATACGGTCGACCAAGCAAGGACAACGTAAAGATATGAATGAACTCATAGATATGGCATATCAAGAGCTAGTCAAAGAAGGAACAATCCAGTTAGACAACTCATAGATAGCCTATGTACTATAAAACATATAAATGTTAAGAATACTATTAAAGAAAGGTGAGGACATTGCAAGAGCATTAAAGAGGTATAAACGTAAGGTACGGGATACAAAGCTGTTGAAAGAACAGAGAGAACGTAAACACTATACAAAACCTTCGGATGCCAAGCGTAAGTCTAAACAAAAGACAATTAAGACCCGTGAGTATAGAGACAAACACGAAGATTTAAAGTAATGAGCAATAGAGAAGAAAATAAACAACTAGGTAAACAAGTATTAGGTATGTTAGGAGATACCGTATTTGCTTTAATAGTAGGAATGCTATGTTTGTTTGTATTAGGTGGTGTTGTGAGTGCTATGTGGAGTTTAATAGCTTAACATATATACATATATATTACTATATACCAAAATTCTATAGGAAGTATGCGATTAGGTATGGTAGAATCTTGCAGAGGACCAACCCTTTAGGGAACTTTACTGTCACTGTTCTATCACCATGATATCTACATGCCTTCACCCGACCGGCAGGATACCGGACGAGTTAACGAAGGACTTAGGAAGGTAAGGTTATACCTTGGAATTGTTTATACGTTTGATTACATACTCTATACCCGCCCATATGCCTAATATAGATAAGACTATAACACATGTACGCTCTGGATGTATAAAGATCTGATATAGTATACCATTAACCAGCTGTATAAAGGCATAACCTATACCATATACTATTATAATACCAGCTACTACCATTACGGCTCTTAATATATTAACCATAGATCAATTTTTGTTTACTAACAAAGTATATAAGACTATCTAGTGCCTCATTCATACCATCGAAATCATTGTTACTCTTAGCCTCATCAAACTTTGCTTGCCAATGCTCAATCTTAGGCATATAGCCGTTGAGGTACTTCACATAATCAGTAGCAGGATTTAAATCTAACTTCTTCTTCATAACCTTTATTTAATTTAATTAATAATTTATACTACACCTATTATACATCTCTCTAACTGAGCGATAGACATTGTATTTAAACCCGGTGTAGGATGATACAACTTATCTGTTCTCTTACTACCATCAGCTCTTCTACCAGACACATTGGCATATTGACTATAACACTCCATGTAGTAGGCCTTATTCATATCCTCTTCCACTCTAATCAATAGACTGGTCCCGGTAGAACTAAAATTGTCACTAAACATCTTACCTACATAACTCTTTAAATACTCTATATTACTCATAACCTTTATTGCTTTATACTTAAATATAAGAAAAATATCCTTAGGAGGCAACTAATACCCCATAGGATTTATCTATCCTTCAACCATTATCATTTCATTTAACGGGAAGTTATATGTAGTTCTCTGAGACATCATATCAAATGTATAACACTTAACCGTAGTAGGACCCAAAGAAGATACATTCATACCATTAAAGTTATTCCAGATACTATAAGACGTTTTACCATCTATACCATCCTTATAACAATTGATCTTATATACCTCAGGCTCTCCTTTATAACCTTTGCCGTAGGTAAACTTAATACTCTCTTCATCCTCCATGGACTTGATGATGTCTAACATTACTTTTGAACTCTTAACTTTGTCTGAATACGTCATAACCTTTATTTATCTTTATTAATATACCTTAATATAAGAAAATTTACGCATATAGACAACTGTTTGGTGGGTTATTTTCCTCTATATAGAAAAAAAAATATTGGAGAGGGGTGCATGCCTGATATAATTTCCTTTCATTCCATACATCCTATAGGTATTATTCTATACAAACAATATATCTCAATATAAAACTATATGTATATCAATATATTAATATATACGTTACACTTAATTGATATGCTTTAGGCTAACACTTGGTTGTTTACCCTCTATCTACCTTACTACCACGGTATCTCTCCATTGATCTTATATCTAATGATATGTAGTATTGATCAAAGTCGTACACTCTCAGACACATGCTTTAGCATGCTTACATATATGCTTTAGGTGATGGCAGACCTCCGTAATGACACCATTCCTCTTCCTTTAGATTGTTGGGTTGGGTTGGATCATTTGAGACATTCGTCGAAAATGCGCGTGGCACCTTCGGTGGAGAGAGAAACGCCCCCTCCCCCTTCAAAGCTTCTACGTCCATACCCCATCCTCTTAATTGTTCTTGTATTGTCATAACTCTTATTTTACTTTAAAATAGTATTATATTATCTGTCTCTATTGAAGTCCTTCTTATATAGTCCTTTATAAAGCCTTCCTCTATTACAAATGGTCTCCATAGTCCTATTGTTAAAGGTTTATACTCATATACTTTAAACTCCATATTAATCTTCTATACATGTAGGCGGTTTACTTCCTGTAGGTACTGAGACATAATCATCTATACCATCTTCTATTATATCATCTAACCAATCCCATTCTCTTCCGCTATTGATCATCTCTTTCGCATTTTATATATTAAGTACCCATTCCATAACATTAACACTACTATAGCTAATATCAAATCCGGTATTGATTCTTTACTCATCTTTGTTATGGTTTGATTGCTAATGCTAATAGTGTTAAAAGTGTAACTAATCCAACAAAGGAACAGCATATGAATACTACTTTTGCGCTAACTTCATATTGTTCTTCGTTACTCATCTTTAGAATTTACCTTGATTAGTCTTACCATTAAGATAGTTCTCATTTGCTATCTTTATACCCATCCACATATCTCTTAATATTCTTTTTATTGCCTTTATCATAGCTTATACTTTTTAATCTTACCCTTTATTCTTTTATCGATATACTCTTTGTCATAGCGTTTCTCTACAATGTTCAACCAAAGCTTAACATCTGCTATTTCATCTTGTATCTCTATTGTATGTTCCTTCTTAGGCTTATTATAGTTCTGAAGTAATACTGTAGCTAATTCATTTAACTCCTCTATTAACTTCAACGTTGTTTTATCTTTGGTCATTTTATATGCCATGATTCATCTCTTTAATATGTTTTTGATAGTCTACTTCGTTGACCATATACCCCCAATGTAGTAATGATTGTTGTATCCTTGGACTTACTTTCCAATCACCTGTCTCTTCTATCCTGTTATAGATTCTTTTACGCCATCTACCATTCACTCCACAAAACTCTCTCCATCGTTGAATCTGTCTTGCATCATCTGAATGCCTTCTACCGTTGTGATATTTTAAGTACCATTCAAACCAACCATATGGATCATCATTATGTATCCAACCCTTCTCTTTCCAATAGTCATAAGGCATGCCGCTCTTAATCTTAAACATATTCTTCTTCACTTGATACTTATCTCCTAAGTACTTTTCCGGAGATACTTCTGCTAATGTCTCTTGAAATAGAGATTGGTAATCATAATCACCTTCTAAGTCTTTTGTACCGAAGTATGATCCTCCAAAGGCACCACAATTAAGAATTCCTTTAGGAGTTAGTATGGGTTTAAATTCTTCTATCATATTACTTATTTAAATTCGCGCGTGGCGACTTCGTCGAGGAAGAAAAACGCCCCCTCTTCTTAAATGCCTCACTTACAAACTTCTTCTTATTATTATTCATCTCATTGTAAACCTCCCAATAAAGGCTTGATGTCTCTTCACAATATGATCTAGGCATTTTCTTCTTCTTCTATATTACGATCCGATTCACTTGCATGAGCAGTACAGGGTGATGCTGCCCTATTAATTATACCACCTATAATTTCAGTCTCTGCTAGATGATCAAACTCTCCATATGTTTGTATCTCATATGCTTTCTTATCTTTATTCCAATGAAAGCTTCTAACACATAACCCTTTTAACTCTTCACCAAACATAGCTCCTAATTCACTATGCTCTTTAATAAAAGGTCCTCCTGAAGGGTCAACCATATTAATACTATCAGTATCTGAGAATACCATCGGTCCGTAATCTTCTGTTATAGGTCCTTTTCTAAGCCAGTTACCATCTTGATCATATATCTGCTCATGTACCTTCTCTTCGAATTCATACTGGTTTAATTGTCCTCCATCTTTACGAAACTGTTGATAAGCTACTTTATATACGTTTGGAAAGCCTACTCTAACATGCTCAAAAGGTCCTTCCCATAATATACTTTCGTCTTCTTGCTTAGTAAACGTATAAACGTCTCCGTATCTATTCTTATATTCTACCATATTGATAATGCTTTACCTATTGAATAAAGGACTCCTAATGCTATAGCTGATAGGAAGGTCCATTCCATAATCTTATATGAATTCTCTACTTGACGAAGAGTTCTTCCTTGGTACTCAAACTTCTGTTTCTTTTTATTTTCCATGTTAGTCTAGTATTTTATTATTTGGTAGCTTCCCTTTAACTCTACTTGAAATAGGTATTGCATCTCCCATCTCATCTATCCTTACGAATGTTATATTCGTTTTTAAAATTAGATTCTGTTTACCATTATAGACATTATGAGAGCGAGCTTCCAATTTTAATGTTATTGATGAACCTCCTACGGATACAACTTCACCATATATCTTTAGTAGTTGACCTTCTTTAGCTGGTTTATTGAATATACATTTATCAATTGCTTTAGTTACCATTCTTGGAGTATCACAAAACTCACAAGCGAATGATGCTGCTGCTGCGTCTAACCATGCTAATAGCTTACCGCCGAATAAGTTTCCGTGAAATCCTAAATCAGATTTCTTTATAGGGTGTTGTGTAATGTATTTCATTTTACTTTATATTTTTTCTTATAAATTTCAGCATAATCTTTACCAACACCTATCTCTAATATATCTGTGTTAGGAGGAAGTAGCTTACTTTTAATCTCTATAATAGGATCTACACAAGCTAAGTCTGTGAATACCTTTACATATACTTTTCGCCCTTTAGTCTTCTTATAGGCTACAGCTATTGTTGGTTTTGGTCTTGCTGCCATTATTCAGACATTTCATTACGTTCCTCTAATTCCGTATCTTGCGCAATAACATCCCATGTAAATGGATCTCTATTACGTTGATATTGCTCCATGCTCCATTCTAAGTTATCAGTAGTAATATCTAATTCACTAGTTGCTCCAGTACCTACGTCGGTAAGAGTAACAATGTACTTTATCATATTTTTTCTATGCATTCCCTAAATATTCTTTTCTATCTCTCAGTTGAGATGTTAATAATCGAGCGTACTCGCTTCCGAAGGTTTCATCTCCAAACATAGTAGCGTAGTTCTTAATGTAATTAGCAGCTGCATTAAAATGCTCTATCTTAACACAGCTATTAATTATTCGGATGCCTTTCATAAACCCTTCTGTTCTTAAATTTCTTGTCATCTTAAAATAAACTTAATTGGTTAGTAGTAAACTCAGGAGTAATTTTAAAAGCTGAATCTACCTTTCTAGTAGGTCTAAATTCTTCTCCTGCGTTATCAATTAGTAAGCCATCTTGAACTGTAAAAGCATGATTGCTTACTCCAACTATATAAGTACCTTTAGGGTAAGTTTGCATAAAAGACTTAACTGTCTTCTTTCTATTAATAACCTCTCCTTTAAGTTTATACTGATTAGTAATCTTTTTAGTAGAAAGAACTTCTACGTTAAAGTTTTTACCTTCTAAATTAAATCCTTCGTCTTCTAATTTCATCATAATGACAGAAGTAAATTGAGTACCTTTTTTATTTTCTCTATGAAAATTAGTCTTAACAAATTCATGAGCATTGTCATAATTCGAACCAGTAGCAGAAGCTACCGCTCTTACAAAACAATCGTTTGTTTCGTTTTTAGCAATTTGAGAATTTTTGTATCCTCTTATTTCATTTGATGCGTAGCTGTAATCTAAAATTTTGTTTGTCATAACCTTTATTTATTTAATTAATATTAACTTCCTAACTCTATATCTAAATATAAGAAGAATTAAGTTCCTAGGCAACTATTTAGTTAAAAAGTTTCCAGTTAATTTCTTCTGCATATGCTGCAACTTCATACGGATGATCATTATAGTTATACCCCATGTTATAGTAACGTTTAAACCATGATGGAGATTGCAAGTAATGCTGATATTCATGAACTAAAGTCTCGATGATATGTTTTCTGCTTTTCATGTTAGGCCAGTATATTACAATACTGTTATCAGTTCTATCATACTCAGCTTGACATCCATCCTCTTCACCTTCCGCTTCCGGCTCTCCACTATGTCTAGCATAGATATTGTAATGAGTTTCAACGTAAGGAGTCTCTTCCGGAAGGAATTTAGAAAAACCATAATGCTTTTCAATCTTGGGATAAATCTCTTTAATAATTTTTTGAACTTGCTGTAATGTCATAACCTTTATTGCTTTCTTATTATACCTTAATATACGAATAATTAAGTTCCTAGACAACTATTTCTTGCAGTTTTTCTTATGCTTGAACCATCCTCCGCAGCAACTCTTTATGTAGTGGTAAGTAGTTAGGATCAATGGAGAGCCGGCTAACAAGGTTATGACGTTTGGGTGCCAGTGCTCTCCACAGATTCCTAATGTATGCTTTATTACTTCAATCATTTATTTCTTCTTTTACTTGTTTAATATGTTTGCACTTCTTATGAGCTATATACCCCCAGCAACTGCAGCTAAGCTCTTTTCTTATATTATACCTTACTATATATTCTTCGCCGGATCTTGCGGAGGTAAACTTCCATTGCTTATCTTCCTCTTTAAATAGCTCGGCAAAAGGTTTTTCTTCAAACTTTATATCGTCAAAAGTTGTATCCTCTTCTACTTCAATCCAAGTAGGCCCATGATACCTTTTACCTCCTATATGAAAAAATCCTCCTTTGCCTACATTAGTTCTAGGGATAGTATACGTTTTGCTCATTTATTAATCCTGGTCAACATAAGTACCCATCCATCCAATACGGTTATGAGTGCTAAGGTTAAACATACGTTTTGACATATCTCCTCCTCGACGATTCTTACTTAAGTAAAACATTCGATCACCTTCCTTAGTCCATTTCATATGAGCCATTCCAGTCATCATATGCTTGAATCGATTACTACCAGCAAACTCTCCTTGCTTAGTAACTTGTTGAATAACTAAGAATGAAGTATTAATCTTAGAATCATTGTCTCCCATATTATGAGTTTCAAATAAGTTTAAGATATCAGTCTCAGCTTTCTTTGAAGAGTAGTAACCTTTAGCAGTATCCACAACTCCATTAACTATCTCTGCCATAGAATCAATTAGTACAGTATCGTATCCTTCTGATAAAACATTCTTGATTACATCTAAGCAATTTTCTTCGCAGTAGTCTCCCATGAATAGAATATCTAAACTACCAAACTTAGGGTAACGCTTAACGTATCCGTACATATCTATCTGATTCATCTCACCAGATATAAATAATACTTTTTGACCTTTCGTTTTTAAGTCTGCTAACATATCTAACATTACCGTAGTCTTACCAATTCCTGGATCTCCTACAATAGCGTAATTAGTACCTTTCATAAGCCCTCCTTCAGAAGAGAAGTGAGCATCAATAACTCGTCCAGATTTCATAGGACGGAATAGTTGAGAATCAAACTTTAGATCCTCCATTTTTACTGTCTTTACATTTGTCATAACCTTTATTTTAATTACCTAATCATTTATATCTAAATATACGAAATATTTACATACGAACCAACCATTATGTTGGTTATTTTAGGTTTATTTAGGCTTCCCCATTAGCACTTTTCGATGTTTCTGTCCACCTATTATTCTGGTGTATGTCCCATCATAGTGCCAAACTATGCTTTTACCTTTGAGTACGCTAGTTACCATTTCTTCATCATCAACTATCTCTACTCCTTTTGCTTTTAGTATATCTAGTATTTTTCCGGAAACCTCTATATAGTGACCTTGTTTTTTTAAATCATCAGCTGTCTTATTAACTACAGAAGACTTAGCTGATTTACCTCCATCATGTCCCATTGCTACGTGCTTTGTTCCGCCTGTTCTATTTTTAGTAACAGCTACTGCATCTGCTTCTGGATCAGCATCCACATCGATAACAGATAACGTATCCCCTATATTGGGAATATCATCTGGTCCTTTTAAGTTTGGATGTCCACCTATTGGTGCATAAGCATTATTAATTAAATCGTATAGCTCTTCTTTCGATTGTGCTAGTTCTGGAGCAGTTAATGGCCTCCAGGTATTTTTTTTGAAAGCAGATAGCTCGCTTATTATTTTAAATAGTTTCATTTAATATCAATTTATTATAAATATCTTTAAAAACATTTAACGAGGTTCTATGCCCCATTCCTTTTATCTCAGTCCATGTATGAACTATTCCTTTAAGCACTTTAGTCATTGCAGGAGGAATAACTTTATCTTCAGATCCAACAACGATATTTCTTTTCCAATTACTTTCACCGTAACTAACGCCTTCTGGTTCAAATATTCTACTATGAAGAGCAGGATTAAAAAGCAAAACTTCTACATCAAGATGACTACCTAATGCATCAGCAAAGTATCCTCCCATAGAAGAACCTATAATCAAGTCTGGTTTGTTGTGCTTAGCCATTTTAAGTAGACTACTGAACATCTCAGGATGATTATAATCCATTTTAGGAGCATAAACTCTAGTAGCTTTATTATATAAAAAGTCTACTTTAGGGCCTCCTTGCTCACTCTCTAAACCGTGTAAATACCAAACATTCATTTCTCTCATCTTTATATCTAAATATAAGAAAAAAACTGCAGACTAGCAACTTTTTCCCGGTGGACCTTGATGGACTCGAACCATCGACCTACGCATTATGAGTGCGGTGCTCTAACCAACTGAGCTAAAAGTCCAAAATATTTGAGGGGCTTCACTCTTTAGCCGGCTTTCACACTCAGAGTCCCAACCTAAAGCTTCGTGCAATCCGTCGATTACACTTTAGGATTTTACGTTTTTCTCCCCTACATTGTGAACCAGGTAGGATTCGAACCTACGACCGTCGCCTTAGAAGGGCGATGCTCTATCCAGCTGAGCTACTGATCCTCCTTCTTCATTATGCGTTAATTGCATAGTTTCTATATTGCCATAGTAATGCTTCTACATTACTCATACGAACCTTTTCGTATACTACTGGTTCATAATCATAAGCTTGAATCTCTATATTACAAGACTTACCTGAAGCAGTTTTACTTAGTATCTTAGCAGAGTTAATACTTCTTATAGTCCAGTCCCATTTAATATCTATAGCACCTTTCTTACCTTCTCCAAATACTAGTCCTTCACCTTCAAGCTTCTCAGTAGCCTCATCAAGATATATAGTATTAATCTCAGACTTTAAGTTAGTAATAGAAACCTCTATTTTATAAATCTCAGTTCTAGCAGCATCAATCTCCTTTTTGTTAGTCAATCTAACAACATTCATTTCAGCTAATATATCATCTCCGTGATCTAATAATACTTTAGCTATTTCACCATTAGTAAAGATTCGTTCTAATTCCCATTGAGAGTTATCTGTAGTAGAGTAAAGACTAGTATTTATACTATCTATCTCGTTAGTTCTCCAATCCTCATTAAACCTAATAGTCATTAACTCCTTATCGTATTTATACTCTTTGTTAGGTCTCTTAACTTCATAAGTAGTACCAGAGTACCCACCTGTTGGCTTCTTAATATAGACATCGTCTAGAGTAAACTCTCCTCCAAAGTATTTCTCCATTACGTCGAACATAACATCTACTTTAGCTTGTTCTAGCTTCTTACCAATAGCATTAGCTTTTTTTAATTCCTCTTGCTTTTTAACGATAATCTCTTCAATGATTTCAATTTTTGTCATAACCTTTATTTTAATTAATAATTAACTTCCTAACTTTATATCTAAATATAAGAAAAATAATTGTAACTAGCAACTATATTACATGTTATCTCTTACTGAATTTTGTACTATCATCTGACTAGTAGGAGCAATTCCGAAAGAAACCCAACATTCCTTTACATTAAATTGAGCTCTACAAAAATCCATAATATCTTCTGACCACATTAACTGCTTTCCGGAAGCATCTGTTACTGGGTGCCATATCTTTTCAAATCCATCTCCTAGGAAAGTAACCCAGGCCATTTCTCTATCTAAATCTATTCTAAACATAACTTTTATTGCTTTATTAATATACCTTAATATACGAAAAATAATTGTAAGAACCAACTTTTAAAAGGGTAGAGGTGCTTCAGACTTATCCTTAGGTGTAAAGGTAGGATCATCTAACTTACGATAATCAAAACTAGCAAATGGTTGCTCACCTATCTCTTTAACAGTTACATCTTGAGAATGTCGTCTGTTCTCTAATGATAATCTTAAATCATTAGCTCGTTTCTTAGCCATATAATCATTATCAGCATAAACGTACATTTCCATTTGCACTACGTACCTTTTGTTTTCCTTATCCATCTTATGAGTGAATTTGAATTAATTTATCAATATCTTCTCTTGATTGCCATCCTAAAACTAAGTCATTATCGGCACCAATAAAATTTCCATCTTGATCAAATACAGCTACCTCAAATGAAGAAGCATCTTCAACTTTATCAATTGCTTCTCTAACACCACCTTTTCCTGTGCTGTACATACCTTTACCTGCTACAACTGAAAATTCAATACCGTTGGATAGTTTAAGTAGTCCTTGAATGTGACCTTTACCTAATTTATGTTGTTTAAACTTAATGTCTTTGAATGTTTTCATAACCTTTATTTTTAATTACCTAATCATTTATATCTAAATATATGAAATATAACAATAGCCTCCAACTACTTACTAAGTTATTTTTACGTATAGTACTAAATAATCTTTAAGTTAGTAACTACTTTAAACAGTCTCTACCTATATTAAAAATGAAGACTCCAAGTGAAACTGGCCATAAGCAGCTGTGAAATATTCTTTCTTTTAGAGTGAAATCCACATTATATGGTTCTTCTAAGTAACTTGTACAGTACCACTCTAACCAGCCTGCCCATAGCAGTCCTAATCCTATATATGCTAATATATAATTCATTTTTTATTATAAAACTGTTCTAATTTTTGTTGAAGCTTTTGTATCTTTAACTTTTCTGCTATAGATCTAACTCCTTTTTTGACTTTAAGTTCTAAAATCTTTGCTATAATTTCTGATTTTTTCATTCTTATCTTTTATATAAATATTCTACTTCCACAATACCTGTATACAAATTAATAGTAACGCTAACGCTAAACTAACTGCTGTCTTTGGAGTTATGCCTTCATTAAAGTGATAGTTAACTAATATAGCGTATATGATCATACCAACTCCAAACCCCATAAACCGTGCTGGCCATAATAATCCATCCATTCCGGAAACAGTATACTTCGTTCCCCAAATGTAGAAGAAGGAGAGGATTATTCCTGCTGCAGCTACGAGTGTTACATTGTTTTTAAACCAATCAGTAGACTTTAAAAACTGACCATTAAGCTGGTAAAATGTAAGTATGTGAGCTATGCTGAATAATCCTGCTCCTATTAGTAAATCCTTAACTACTACCATTACCCGTAAATTACAAAACGCTCGTTAGTATTGGTATTGAAAAGCTTTCTTGCTATTGATCTACCTCTTGGTTTTTTAGTTAACCTCTCATAGATATATCCTGCAATTTCTATGTGATGTCCTGAGTCGATTATTTCTGCTATCTTAGCATTTACTTTAATCGCTGGAAAATAATATGATTCTGTCATTTTAATTAGTTTTGGTTATTAATTTATTAGTGCAGTAGCTAGTTGAAATAACTGCTTATTTACTTTTAACTCTTTTTCAAAAGATTTAATCTTTCTTACCTTACGGACTTTAGCACCTTTTAAAGCTGCACTAAACTCTCCTTGAGTAATTTTCTCTTGAATAACATTAAAGACTCTCCATAAATCATCACCCTTATCTTCATCTCTTTTAGGATCAAGGATATCTTCAATAGTTTCATCATCGTAGTTAAACTTCTTTGCTTGAGGGGAATCAATTTTAATTCCTGCTCTAATTAACATAGCATGTAAAGCTAAAGTATCTTTCTCTTCTTTTGAAAGTACTCTGTTTTTCATTTGATTTAAAACTTCAACTTTATTAGGTAAATCTTCTACAGCTTGATTTACTACTCCTCTAAGCTCTTCAAAGGTATATCCTTTATGTTTAATTTTGAAATCACTAAACTCTTCATCAGCGACAACTAAACCGTTTGAACAAACTAATCTATAAATACCTACACTAAACTTAAAAGCTTGCATACCGTCGTGAGAGTTTGTCATAATAATTCTAGGAAAAGAATCGTCTCCGTTTTCTCCTTTTATCATAATATCTGGGTTCTGAAATGCAACCATATGCTTACTGAAAATAGTAGAACCTCCTCTACCTTTTCTTTGAGCAGCTTGGACTGGTTTCCAACCTAATTTATCTAGGTCATCAACAATTGTTTCTGTATTGACGAATAGATACTTACCACTAACTTTAGGGTTAGTAGCTTCTTTTGCGAATGCCAATGGGCAAACTTCTTTTAATTGATCTTTAGTCATGTATGACTGATCTCCTTTAAAACTTAACATTACATCTGACATAATATTCTTTTTTTAGATTAATAATTATACTTAAATATACGAAATTTATCTTTGTGAGGCAACTAACTCACTAACTATTTTTATAGAGTTTCATACTCTATATCCTCTACAAACCTAACCATTAGGAATTCTTCTCCTGCTCTTAAGACATGGTCACAATGTAACATATCTCTCCATGCTTTAAGTCCCTCCATATTTCCATTAACTTGAGATACTTTAATCCTTCTAATTAATTGAAACATTTCTCCATTAAATTCTACTACTTTATAGTTAGCCATTCCTTAACTTTTTTAATTAGTAGGTATGTGTCTATAATTTCATCGCTCATATCCCAAGACTCGTAATTCTTTAAACATTGCTCTAATGCAATCACCCATTGAGTAGAAGGTAAAGTAACTTCAAAAGTATATTCATCTTCATCTTCAAAACCTATCGTAAATAGTTGTGCTGATTTCTTTTTGTTATTAAATGCTTCAGTAATACCTTCAACCATCAGGTTAGTAATATCGTTATTATTTTTCTTAAAAGCCTGTGAGAATTCTTCTTGGTTTTTATATAGTAATTTCCTTTTCATTTACCTATTGTCTTAACATTGATTGTTTATTCCTCTTATTTAATTCCTCACTTGGTACTATTTTACCATCATTTGTAAACGGCACCATGTAGTTAGTTCCCCAAGCGTAAATAGGGCCTTCATACTCATACGTTGTAAGAGGTACTTTAACGTTCCCATGTTCTACATAATCTGGAAGTGTTATCCTTCTCGGACCATTGAAAGATCTAAAATCGCTTGAAGTAACTCTATACCATTTCTCATTTAAGAATATTTCTAACACACCTGCGGTATCAAAATCATACCTAATCTTTTCTGTTCTTCCTCTTTTCTCACCCATTCCAATGTAGTATGTTTTGTTCTAAATTCCATTTAACTAAATTGTTAAACTCTTCTGGGTATCCGAAGCCTTCATAAGCATCGTTCCATTCAAACAAAATAGAGTCTGCTATTGCTTCAATTCTATCATTTGATAATTCCGGAAGTTCTTCTCCCATAAGCTGCTTTTCAGCGATAAGGTCTATAACCTTTTGCACTGTTTTCATTTTATTTAATACCATAACCTTTTACTTATTTAAATAAACTTGGATTTCTTTATTAACAGCCTCTTCTAACACTAAAGCAGCATCTCTAACAGCATACTCTTCATCACTAAATCCAGGACCCATTCTCATAGCATCATTAAACATAACGTCAAAATCTCTACGCATTAATGATCCTTCAAAATCTCCAATATTAAATGTGAAATAGCTTCCTTGATCATTGTCAAAGTTTTCAGCTTTAAATTTACTTTCTAGTAAGTTAATAACTTCTTTTGTCTGTAATCTTTTTAACTCTGTTTTTGTCATAACCTTTATTTTAATTACCTAATCATTTATATCTAAATATACGAAATATTTAGTTAAGAAGCAACTTATACCCACTAAACTTTTCCATATATAAAGTTATAGAAGTCCCAAATCCATCTTGAAATTCAAATCCAGATTTAAAAAACTTACGAACGTTTCCCTGTCCTCCTAAATGTGCTGCTGCTAGAATTCCAGATTCTGTTATAAGTACTCCGTGTATAACTTGTCCTTCATATTTACGAATATACCTCTTAAGTTTCTTTTTGTTGTGTCTGAGTAGAGCATCCATAGCTTGTTCTTGTATCTTTGGATTATTTAAAAATTCTTCTTTTGTAACTTTAAATCCCAACCCTTTAAGTGTTGCCATTCCAAATTGATATCTACCCATGTACCCGTAACTGTTAACAATTGTGTATTTATTTCCGGACTCTTTAAAACCTAAGTCATTTAGGAAAGCGTAATGATCTTTAGCTTTAGGCAGTTCTTTAATTTCTATACTTTTAATCTCTAAAGGTTGTATAGGTTTAGATTTTAATACTGTAACTCTTTGTACTTTAGTTGCTTTATAGGTTAAAGCTGTGAGTGTACAGAATAGAATTGAACATAGTAATAACATTAACATTCTTTTCATAATAGTGTTTTTAGTTAAAATAAATCTAAGAAAGAGGTATTGATATTTTTCTCACGTAACTTTTCATTACGTTCATGTTGCCTTACTAGATCATCAGCAACTTTTCTTTCGAGAGGTTTCTTTTTTTTAAAAGTAGAAAGTTTGTTTTTTTTCTTCTTAGCCATATTTTTATAATTTATGCCAAGGTTTAATCCAATACTCCCAAATTATTTGTTTTACTTTTTTCATTTTGTAATTATACATTTACTAATAAATATTATTATTGTCTAGATATAAACTCTTCTCCGGGTTTTTCTTCTTCATATAGTCCTAGTTCTTTTAAATGCTCTATATGATGCTCGTCTAACTCCCAATCAGGTTCGTCTACTTTGGTTTTAACGTAATCTTCCATTGCCTCTGCTTGTTTCTCTTCAATTGGATCTACCGCATAAAGAAAAGAACAATTATAGCAGAGGAACTCTAAATTGTCTAAATGATAGTTTTTCTTGTTACCGTCCTTAAAACTTAGTATTACTGGAACTTTTGTGTCTGTTACTCTTCTCTCTGTAAATCCACAATTGGCACAGATCTCTTCAATCATTCCTTCGAAGATTAATCTCTGTTTAATTTTTTTAGCATCAAAGTGTTCTACTGGGATTCTACCTTCTATGAGATCAATGAGGGGAGGTTCTTTCCCTCCGTTTGTTAAGAACTTTGGTATGCCCTTCCCCTCTTGATTCATATGAGCCTCTAATAAAGTCTGACCTTCATCGTTCTTGTACATCTTTGCGTACTTCTTATAGTGGTTATATGACACATGCAGGTACCTAGCTGCTGCCATATTCGAACGAGTCATCTTCTGAGCTCTTAGCATTGCTTCTTTGCTAATTATTTTAGACGGTCTTGCCATTTAGTAGTCAATTCCTTTTATCATACCTGTAATGTCTGTATCAGGATCTTTATGTTGATCATCAGTTACAATATTATCACCATTCAAATCCTCATCCATTATCTCAGTAACTTTATCTCTTATTACTTGTTCCTGTTTATCATCATCTCTATCTAAATCTAAAAGTTCTAATGCAGAATGAGACGACCTACCGGATAACTCTGCTTCTTTTTTAGCAATTGCTACTGCTCTTTTACGAGGCATTATTATAATATCGTTGTATGTATGGTCTCCTGTTCCTTCAATAGTTGTAATACCTACTACAGCTTCTTCAGTAGAGCAATTAACACAGGTATGGTAACCAAATTTAGTTTTTCTTAGTTCAGGAAAGTCTTCGCCACATACCGGGCATGGTATCATTTTTAAGTTTTGCATATATAACCGTTTTTAAATTATTAATATATAAATATACGAATTTAAAATTGAATAAGCAACTTTATTTAAATAAGTTTATAACTTCCCATACATCTTTAGGTTCTTTAAATTCGACTATTTTTGTATCGTCTTTTATCTGTAACTCAATTGTTCCGTCCCACTGTTTATCTGGGAATAGCTCATAGAGGTATAGTTGAATTAGGGAAAGTTGCTCTTGATTGAAGTGTAATCTGAATAGGTTTTCTATAACTCTGAAGTATGCATCTTCGAATGCTACTGTATCTATTCCTATCTCTGTTGCAAGGAACTGACTTCTATCCTGTATCTCTGTCATACCTTTCATGGTATCAATAAACAAACTTTTATTTATTTGCTCAGGGGTAGGTGTCAGCGATTTTATATTAAACCGTAGATTCAGTGACTTCTTTAGAATTTTTCTTATTTGCTTTTTATCCTTCATCTGATAAACTAGTTGGGTTTTGACCTGAAAGAGCCTTCCTAACTATTTTATCGAAGTATTCTATATAGACGAAGAATCCTATGATTGTTTTATCCTTTAAGTTTCTGTCTCTCTCAACTCTTAATTCATAATCCGTTAAGCCATCTTCTAGTCTTTTTTCTAGTTCAATTGCTATATCGTTCTGTTCCGTAGGTGTTATGCCGCCAAAACTAGTAGGTAAGAATTGTATCTTTAATCCTTTTTTCTGAGGATCTTCGTTTACATCTACTTTAAGGAGAAACTTATGCCCAGCAAAATTGATTTTAGCAGCTTCACTTAATACATCTTTTATTAATGTTTCTATTTTATTCATAGGTTTTGTATTTTTTGTACTATTATAAATAGTAGTGTTTATTTAAAATGTTTCGTGTTCGATGTCAATTTGTGAGAAGCCCCATGTGTCAGGGTTTGTAGATTCTTGCTGGAGAGTTACTGCTCTGTTTATGTCGTTTGACTTCTTATTAACTCCGTCAGCAATTCCTCCGCCTCCCCAACCTTTTGAACCGTGATTGATATGAAACAACGGTGGAGAATATGCTCCAGTTAATCTATGTCCTTTGAGTGCTGCTTTCTTCTGCACGTTAGTATCAGCAAAAAGTGGGTATATTAACTCTTCTTCAAAACCTTTGATATCATCCCATACTTGAGCAGGAGCTAATTGAAAGTCTCCACAGCAGTTTATAATGCTGTATTCATCTCCTGGTGTTGTTTTTTCTTGCATGTTACGGGGAGTTGAATTAACATATGCATAGTCTCTAAATGCACTCCAATTAGAGAAGTTATAATCTCCTCCTTGGAAGTTTTTAATTTCTTCCCATTCTAATGGTCTCCTACTAACAGTTGTAAAAAATCCTTCTGTACCTTTATCCTGTATCAACTTAATAATATCTTCTCTTTTAGGTTGTATAATATCTATGTTTGTTGATACAATATAATCTCCGGTTGCTCTTCTAATACCTATATTACGAGCTAACACTTCACAGCATTTTTGTGCATGTGGATCACTATTAGTAAGCTGTGCTGCTACGTCGGGAGGTATGACTATATGTTTTAGATTACCTTTAACATCTAGGTTATCTTCTATATCGTAAAGTAAACTACCTTTATCAGAGTTCCAATCTACGTAAATTACTTCGTCGTAAGTATGTATAGCTGAGTTTATTGCGTATGTAGCTCTTTCATTTAAATGTCCTCCGTAGTTATCATTACGGGATACTATTATTGCTGATAGTTTCATATTTCTATATCTTTTACAAATTGATTTCTCCAAACATCCCAAAACTTTTGACTCTTTTGAGGAAGGTAGTTATAGTAGTTACTTAGATCGTTTATTAGTTTCAAAGTATTTCTATACCCAATAACTTCATTTTCTAAATTAGTTACTAGGTCTTGTTCGTTTCTATCTTGATACACAGAAGCTTTGTTATATACTACTGAACGTGGAAAATAGAGTTGAACTATATAAGCACCCCATATGTCGTCCATTCTACCTGCATGTGGAAGTACTGAGTAGTACGGTATAACATCTCTATGTAAAAAAGTATTTTGAGAATTAAAAGGTGCTATTTGATTAGATCCAAATGGTTTAAATTTAGTAAACTTACAGACTGGCATTTTACTTAACCTGCAGAGAGCATCTATATCAGGATCACCATCCCAAAAATCAGCTTGTATAAGCACTTTTCTTTCTGTCTTACCTTTATACTCTATTTCATTTTTACTAGGTACACACTCTATTGGATACCCTCTATGCCATAAGTCATTATGGTTAGTAGGAGAAATAGGATCAAACACATTATAAATCTTATGGTCATATAAATCTATTTCTCTATATTGACCTACCATAACATCATCTCCCCAAGTGTCATATGGTATATTATCATCATCAACAGTAGCTATAATTTCTGCTCCTCTATCATATGCAAGAAGTAAACCTATATTTCTCCTTTGAATACTCTTCCATCCAATAGCTTGACTTAAAGCAGGGTATAATTGCTCCTGTTCCTCTGGAGTAATATATTCGAAGTTATCATAGTTCTCTTGTAACTTAAAATACTGACTGTGAGGTGTTTTTGTATCTCCTATGATTATAAATTTCCAACCTTTCTTATCTGCTAACTTACAAAACTTCCTTGTAGCTATTGTTGGAGGATTAATTGTTGTTGTTACTATATATCTATTCATTTATTTTTGTGTGTTAATCCATTTAAAAGTTTCTTTCATTCCTTCAACTAATGATTGAGAAGGTTCCCATCCCATCTTCTCTTTAAACAATTTATTATCAGAGTTTCTTCCTCTTACTCCGACAGGGCAAGGGAAACCGTACTTATCAATAAAGTCTTGACCTTGTATGTTATTGATTATAATATCTTTTCCGGAACAATTAATAGCTATATTAGCAAGCTCATTTATTGTAACCATTTCCTCTGAACCTATATTGACTGGGCCAGCAAATTCTTCTTGTCTCATAAACCTTAACATAGCTTCTATACATTCATCAACATATAAAAAGGATCTAGTCTGTAACCCATCACCCCATACTTCCATTTCAGTATCTGCTTCTGCAGCTTTACGGCACATAGCAGCAGGTGCTTTTTCTTTTCCGCCAGTCCAAGTTCCTTGAGGTCCAAATATATTATGAAACCTTGCAACTCTAACACTTAATTTATAATTCCTAGCAAAAGCTAAAAATAATCTTTCACTAAATAGTTTTTCCCATCCGTATTCTGAATCTGGGTCAGCTGGATAAGCAGAGCTTTCCTCACAGTTAGGGTTATCAGGATCTAATTGATTATGTTCTGGGTACATACAAGCTGAAGAGGAGTAGAATATTCTTTTTACTCTTGTCTTGCTTGCCTCTAGTACTGTATTAAGGTTTACTAATGCTGAATTATGCATAATATTTGCATCATTCTCTCCTGTAAAGATGTAACCAGCACCTCCCATATCAGCTGCTAATTGGTAAACTTCATCAAAAGAGTCTATAACCGTGAAAGGTTGTTTCTGTAAACTGTAATCGTAAATTACATCTGTATGATTTGGGTCACGTTCTACTCTGAATGCTGCTGCAACAATTGAAGCTTCTCTTAAGTCACCAGAAACATAATTATCGCATATAAGTCCATGGTTCCAAAATTCATGTTTTGATTTAATATCTACAACTCGTACATAGTAGTCTTCTTCTTTTAATCGTTTTGCTAAGTGACCTCCTATAAAACCACCACCACCTAGTACTAATGCTGTTTTTCTCATAACTTTGTTTGTTTTTTAAAATGTACTTTTAATTATATTTTCATTACTTTTTTTCCTTAATACTATCTGGTAACCTGTTGCGATAGTATCGTATATGTTTTGATACATTGTTGCAAATGTTCTAATACCAAACTCAGGAGAAGATACTAGTTCTGGTTGTGCAGGGTCTTTCCAGCCAAAATCATCAAATATTAATAAGCCACCATCTTTTAACATTTTATTAGCATAGTATGCATCTACAAATGTATCATCTGCTCTATGAGAAGCATCTACATATACAAAATCGTACTGTCTCTCTTTATCCACAAGGGTTGGTAGAATTTGCTGAGATATACCTCTGTGTATATTAAAGTTAATATCCTTGAAAAATGATATGTTATGTTTAAAGTTATCGTAGATTATATTATTATTTTTATCTAACCTATTCATTGTTTCTTTCATACCGGACTCCGCTTCTGATCCTCCAAATGTATCTACTACATCGTAATTAGCATTAGCTTTAAGAACCTTTTCACAAAGGTACACTGTTGCTCTTCCTTCATAACAACCTATCTCTAAGACATTTTCTATATTAATATCGTCTTTAAATTTGTCAAAGACTTGATTCCATAGTTCAATTGAATTATCAAACCATGTTTCATTAAATTTATATTTAGTATCGTACATCATATCTTAAAGGGTATCATAATAGTTATTTTGAGCTTCCTGTCGGTTAATATCTTTTTTATGTTCTAATGAATACTGTTCTAAAAGCGGTAACTTTACAAAAGTATTAAAACCTTCTAACACTTCGTGTACCTTATTAACCCATTTAATCTCAGGTATATTTTTCCAAATCCTCATTTGATAATCTGGCCAATTAACCCAACCTTTTTCATTTACATTCCATCTCCACTTTTGGATATGCTCATCAGTTAAACCTTCAACTGTATTGACTCTTGGGACTAGTATAGTCTCTACAGCATTACTTTCTAGTACCTGAGGGAATGTTTTTAGTAAAAACTCTGAAGGAATTTCATCTGCATCAATCTGGAATATATAATCTCCAGTACAAAAAGAACTAAGTAAATTCTTCCAGTCTGCAAAATGCCCTTTAAAAGATTTTGGATATGCTTTTATTAAATCTTGGCTCTGTAGACCTACTAAGTACTCCCATACTTCTGCAGTTCCTTTTTGTTTATCAAATAAGACTATTACCTCATCTTCTTCTCTGATATTGAGCATAAGTGTGGATATTAGTTTTTGAATCTCCTCATACTCATTACATACTGTTATTGCATAACTTATTTTCATGCTTACTCTTTTGGTATTTCGTAAAATCCTATCATTTCTAAAGCGTCCATAAAGTCACTGCGCTTAAACTCTTTTCCGTTTCTCATATCCATTCTATGAGTTTGACCAGATGGATACTTACCTAAATCTTCTTTTGGAATCTCTATTGCATTTACTGCTTTCCATTTCCAATCCTCTTTACTTACTCCATCTAAGAAAACCATTCCTTTTTCTGGTAGAGTAATTGTAGCTGGAAACCATACTCTTTTTTCATTATCAATATGCAATAAATCTTTATATAGCTCAGGTGCTGTTTCTAATAAATCTTTTACTGATTTTGATCCTTCAGTCATTAATGTTGATGTTGTAAATCCGCTACCGAAACATAGCCACGTTTTAATCTCTTGTCCATCTTGTTCGAAACTTTGTTCGTAGCAGGCATTACTTCCAAACGGTCCTTGTACTAAATTCATATTTACTATTTTACTTTTGTTAATTTTCTTTTTGGTAATCTTATCTCTTTTGGTAACTCTAACTTAGGAGGGGTAAACTCTTGTTCTACTGAGAATTTAGGAGTATATTTATCTAAATAGTTTTTTAGTAACTCCTCCATCTTCTCAAGGGAATAGTGCTCTCTTGTTATTCTTTTCTGAGTTCTACTTTTAATGATATTCTGTTTATAGTTTTTATATACCGATTTAAATGCTTTACTAGCTTCTTTATCATCAAAAGTAAACCATTTTGATTCAGGTATAATCATTTTTTGAACTACCGCCGATGGGTGTACCGTTTCTAATTTACCTCCTACAAGTAGATTTAAATCACTTCTAAGAAAGTCCGTATGTCCTGACCATCCTGATGCAATAATAGGTTTCCCTGTGGTTGTAAATTCTAGTAACGGTCTTCCAAAGCCTTCACCTCTTGTTAGGTTAACCATTGCTTTAACTTTACTGTGATTATATAGGTTATTAATGTCTCTATCCGATAGTTCTCCATGTAGTAAGTATACATTAGGTATTCTTCCTTTAACTTTCTTTCTAACAAAATCTATCTTTTCAAGTATCGCTTGCTGATCCATTATAGAACTATTTGCTGATTGAGTTTTTATAATCAAAGCAGGTTGAGTGTGTTGAGTTTTAAATGTTTCAAGGAAGCTTTCTATCATTCCTCCTATATTTTTTCTATCCTGTGTATGTTCACCTTGTAGCCAATGCCCAACGAATAAGAAGCAGAAATTTTCTTTAATACTATCTAACGAATTAATTAACTCTGTGTTTTTATATTCACTTTTAGGATCATATGTTTTAGAGTCAACTCCTTCAAATAATACTTCTACTGGTTTGGTAATTCTTAGTCTACTCTTTTCTTTAGTTTCGTTATTTTCTACATCGAACATACTGTTGATAAGAGAATTTTTACCGTGCTCTGAAGAAGTAAATACGATATCCATATTATTTGCTCCAGTCACCCAAGTATCATGACATAGTGTAGTCTCCATAGCTGCAGTAACACCTATGTTAAAATCCCCTACTGCTTGAAATTCATTAGGTACTGTTATTTGTACCCATACATTTGGTTTCTTTTCTAGCTTACCTATAACCATAGGAGTAAAAAAACTATCTCCATGCTCTTTTAAGTAACCTGCTTTCGTATTTCCCCATACTTGAGGTAGTATCTTTATATCCCATTCATTTCCTTTTGCATTTGATAATGCTCTTACAAAATCTCTTGCTCTCGCTCCATATCCTGAGTATGTATCTATCGGGCATGATATAACTGCTAGTGGTTTGTTCATAGTATAACCTGTAATATTTAGTAAATTAATTTATGTTCTGTGTATTTAGGTGCAAGGTCTTCTACCTTTATAAAGTCAAATTTAGGTCTTGGTATGAAGTTTTCAAAACATTCATCAATACAGTTACCAATATTCTTTGACATATTTTTAGAAGACATCTGTGCTTCTTCTGATGTTACCCATTCTCTACCTTTCTTACCTTTCTTTAAACGATCTTCAGGTGTCATACTAAAAGACTTAAATATTGCTTCTGCTATATCTTCTGCTGAACATCTATCGTCAAATATATAAGGTGTGGGAACTGACCCAACTAATGAGATGTTACTTGGAAAGATCGGTATAGACCATTCACCATGTTCTTTATAAGTACCTCTATGATTAGAAGGTATATCCTTACTCGGTGTAAACCATTCTCCTTTATCATCAGTAAATCTCATTTGGTCTTGCATACCTCCTGTTACGTTAGCTGCAATCATAGTTTCTGACATCATTGCTTCTGTCAATGCTAATCCCCATCCTTCGTTAGAAGAAGGTAAAACAACTAAGTCTGCTAAATTATATAACCAATTCATTTGAGGTGTTGTTAATTTACCTTCCGAGAAATATACATTAACATATTCTGGATCACATAGGTTCTCTCTAACTGCTCTTAAGTCTGTACCGTTTTGATCTACACTTTGAGTATGGAGTATTAAAGCACATTTTTTAGCTTCTTCCTTTCCTATCTTATCGCAGAATAGTCTATAAGCAAAAATTAGATCTGGTACGCTCTTTCTTCTTATGTTACGTGAATTAAACATAACTACGTATTCTATATCTGTACGGTTCTCAAATACTGAGTTTTTAAATTCCTGGAAACCTTTAAACTGCTCATCATCTTTATGAATCTTAAAGAACATATTCTCATCTATACCGTGAGGTACGTATCTGATGATCTTACTTTTAGCATCTTCTCCTAATACCAATTTATTAATGTTAACAGTTTGTTTTGATATACCCATTAATAAATCACAGGAATTGTAGTATACTTTATTGTAAAGTGGTGCAGGGTAATCATCCCATATGTTTAGGTACATAATAGGTATATGCGATCTAATTTCTCTTTCAATATCAAATAACCATGTCCAATATCTAGGGTCAGTAAAAATCATTATAGCATCAGGTTTCTCTTGAGCTATAAGACTCCTAACTAAACCAACGTCTCCATATCCATTATAAGGAATCAGTTTAACGTCTGAGTCAGTCATGTTGGTAAGTTTATTTACTTCATTAGATACATCTTGCCCTTTTCCAGCATCTGGATGTTTTAATGCTCCTGCTACATGTACCCAGTTAAACTTATGAGCTAACCCAAATACAAACTCTTTACCCATAGTTGCGATACCTGAGTGCATTCTAATATCATCACAAAGTAGAAGAATCTTTTTTCTATCTTCTTTCTTTATATAACCTTCTCTATTTGTCATCTAATTGTTCTATATTAATATTACTTATTTTATGTATACCTTCTCTAAACTCCTTATCTGTAAGATAAAGAAAAATACTACGGGAGGCAAGCTTTTGAAAAGAAAATTTATTTTTTATGCATTGGTATTTAAACTCTTGGAATAAATCATCTTCAATACGAACGGTCGTTAACCTTTTTTCAGAATTTTTCATAACATATATACTTATATATTTATATATAAATAGGCCCTTTATCCATTAATAGCATCAGGACATATTCTCATATCTTTGAAAGCACAAAAATTGCAACCCCACTTACTAGGGTTAGTTGGATACTCTTTATCAACATACTCTCCATTTTTATCTACTGCTGTTTCTACAAATGTATTCATAAGAGAAACTGCTTGACCTACTTTTATTTTACCAGCTGTTGGGCTAAATTCCTGTACTCTTCGTTGCATTGCTGCATAATCTGCATCTACTGGTACTTTACGTTTAACTATAAAATACTCTACATCAATTTTTTCAATTGGAATATCAAACTGTTCTGAAAAGAACTTTTTATATAGTAGTATTTGAGCTAACTTTTTATCATCTGATTTAGCAAATTTATTCCACCCTGATGTTGATGTTTTAATATCTACTATTTTCCATCTATCAACTCTTGCATCATAAAATACTAGATCTATAAACCCTTTAAACATTACTCCAGGGCGTAATTCTTGATAAAGCAATGTCTCTACTCCTGCTAAATATATCCCCTTAGTACCAAAGTAAGCGCTTCTCTTCTTTTTAAGGTAGTTAAGTATATGCTTACCGTCTATCCAGAACATAGTTAATTCATCTGTATTAGAAAAATGCTGATGACTATTTTGAGCTTTCTGTCCTTTATATGCTTTTATCATATTCTCATATAACAAAGCGTCTAGATCTATTTCATTAGCAGTCTTAACTTTATCGTGGTACATTACCTCCAACCATGTTTGCATAGTTTCATGCATTGCAGTTCCAAAGGTTGCATGTATGGATGGTTGGTAAGGAGCTAATTTCCTAACGTATTGAAGGTACCATTGTCTCTGACAAGAGGAAAAACTGCTTAGTTGAGAGTACGAAATATGCTTATTTGATTTAGGAGATTGTTTTATCTTACTCTCCCATACCTCTTTTACTAAAGGATCAGCTTTTAAAACCTTTCTATCTGGATAGATTTTTTTCAAACTATTAATCGTTTTTCCATAGACCTTTAGACACTAACTGAGCAATTATCCCATAGTTAGTTATATCTTGAAAGGTATCTAATAATGTTTCATTTTGTGCCTTACGCCCTGATATAATCATATTCTTCCATCTGTTAACTTTATCTGAAAGTCTATACCATAACCCTGTCATAGCAAACTCCATTTCGTCTGCTGTTTCTAGATTGGTTCCTGCACTAACATTATGCATACCGTAATCTAAATGTTTCTTAGCAAATAAGTCAAACTGTTCATACATTATCTGTTCGTAAGCGTCATGTATTGTTGGGTACTCTTCTCTTAGGATTTCTCTTGCTGAAGGAGGATTCTTAGCATTGCTGATTTCTCTACTGCTCATTTCTGTAACTTTTATTTTTAATTTATTTTCGTACTCTTTCACTTGCTTACTCATAACTAACCATTTATAACCTTAGATGGATTATCTTCTGGGAAGTATGTTGCTATTGCTGAAAGTTTATCATCAGCATCTACTAAGAGTTCTAAAGACTCATTAGCATCTTTTAAGAAATCATTAGCTGTATGATCTCCTATACCAGCTGCGTGGGTTGTTAGTAGCTCTAACGACATAAGGGCTTTTGCTTTATCTGCTTTTGCTTGAGCTTTAAGTGCTTCAATAACTTTGAATTGTGACATGTTTTAGTATTTTTATATTTATATAATATAAGAAATAATACTCAAACAAGCAACTATTACATATAACTTTTTGTACTATCTTTATCTTTTGTTAATGCCGCTTGTGCTGCTTTTTTAGGCACGGTAACTGTTTCACCTGATTTTAGATTTACTGTCCAGTATCTAGGGCTTTTATGTTTAACATTGAGTATGTTATTTTCTAATACGTACCCCGATTTTGAGTCGTAATGTTCACCATCGTTTCCGTTTTGACCAATTATATCCATTCGGCTAGAATAAGGACTCTTTTGTTTAACCTCTTCAGGGTCTTTAACTTCAAATTCCATAGCAACTTTTTTACTATCTACCTCTGCCTCGTAAGTCTCTTCTCTAATAAACTCGTCCCATTCTTCTTCATCCTCGTTATATAAGTTCTTTTTAGGTCTAGCTTGATCAAAGGCAAAGTTTGCTGCTACTACTAAAGATATAGCTAAAGGATCAAATACAAATATAATTACTAATAATAATATATTAATAATTTTATCCATAGGAGTACCTGTCAGTCCGGAAAGGTATTGTAATGGTCCTAACTCTCCAGCTACCTCTGTATTATTATCTAATTCTAGTATTGCCAGTTGGTACTTCTGTAAACTATCAGCTACTATTTCTCTTTTCCTTTGAATGTTGTTACGATTCTCCTCTTCAACTTCAATACGTTTTGCTGCCATCCTAAGCTCTGAAGTAGAGACGGTTGTTCTAACGCCCCCAGCCACCGAGGTGTCTCGTACTTGGATTGATTGAGATTTCGCATTAGAAAGAGTACTAATGTTATTACTAATTCTTTTAAGTTCTTCATCATACCTAAAAACATCGTTTTCATAAAATTGTTTCTTTTGTTCTAAAAATGCTGTTTGGTTTTCTTTTACAGTCAACTGTCTATAAGTATCTTGATAAGCTGCACTTAAAAATCCATATATACCCATACTAGTAATAAGTACTAAAACTACAGTAGCTACAGTCAGATATGTTCTAAGATACTTATTTAATGTGTCCCAATACTGGTAAAGTAATGATGCTATAACTAGTTTTGATACCTCTAAGGATCCAGCCATAATAATGACTTCAAGAGATGCTCCAGCAAACAACTTACTTAGCCCACTAACCGAATAAAATGCTGCAGAAATTGATACTGATAATGCAGAAATCGTTATAATGAAGGGGAATAAATTCCTCTTAAGTTTTTTATACATAATTCAAATATTACTTAACAAGTAGTAGTAACGTTGCAACTGCTCCAACTGTTGTTCCTATTTTATAAATAGTAGTCATCGCTTTTTGTCGCTTAAGTGACCTTTCTAAATCCTCAGATAGACGTTGTTGCACACTGTATTTAGTGTTAAGTTCAGTAAATATGTTATCGTAGTTACTTACTTGACTTTCTAGATTAGTAACTAAAATAGATTGCGTGTTTAGTTTTAAATTAGTCTCCTTAAGTAGTTTATTAGTGGTACTAAGTTGTAGGGTGATTTGATCAAAAGATACAAGATCCTTTACTACTAACTTTGCTACTGGTTTACTTAATACTATCTTTGTACTGTCTTTGGTAACGTTTTGAGAAAAACTCTTGAAGCTGAGAGCCACCAAAAGTATCAATAGCGTTAAGCTTCTGTTCAGTTTCTTTTTTAATAACATATATCTTTGTATTTAATAAGTTTATTTTATTGCTAAACTTATCCAACTCAGTATTTAACGAATCTGCTTCTACTTGTAGATAGCTATTTTTAGTTTGTATTGAATCTATTCTACTCTGTAAAATATTTATTTGAGTTTGGTAAGCTTTTATATCTACATCAATTGAAGGATTATTCCATATCATATATGCTACAAATCCTCCTAAGATTGCGCATAATAAATACCTGCTTGTATAGCTTTGTTGTGTGCCCATACTTTAATATAAGAATAATAATTCAATTAAGCAACTATATCTTTACTTTCTAAAAGAGTGTAGGAAAAAGAGTTACCGTACTTATCTGATGCTTTATGCATAATTGCCATAAATTCATTAAAATCAGATTCTTTAGAAAATACTTGACAACCTGCTGACCATTTATCAATCTGAGTTGAACCATTCACAAACTTTCCAGCTTTATGAATATTGATTCCAAATATACCTTCATGTACATTCTCTTCAATCATATCGTATTTACCGTCTTTATTATTATCTCTGTAGACTTTTACAGGTGACTTCTGTCTTAGTGCTTCGTATTTACCTTGGTGTAATCCTATTTTATGAGAACCTCTATATTGACCTGGTTTTAGTATTGCTACTCCGTCTTTATTTAATAAATTCCTTTCCCAATGTGAACCTGGGTCTGTTGTGCTTTTATAACATTTAAATTTCCACTCTCCATTATCTTTATAAGATAGTGTTATACAGTCGTCAAATTTATTTGTAACTTCGTTATTAGTGTTAGAGTTTCTTACTCCTATTATATTTACGTCATAATCTCCTCCAGTAAAGTACTTGTAACCTTTACTCTTCATCGTCTCTTCTATTTCTTCTCTCGTGTAACAGTTCATATTTATCTGCATTTATTTTTAATTTCATTATATAGTTCCTCAGCATACCCTGCTGGGTCTTCAATGTGTTCTTTAGTTGATTCTATTTTACCTATTAAGCAATTTTTGAAATGCTTACCGCTTTTACCTTTCAATAAAGTTTCTATTGCGCATGCTTTCATCCAGGTTCTAGGATCATTTCCTTGAACTGAGGATTTAACATCATTTATTGCAATCATACAAGCTACTGCGTTTGCCATATTATTTTAAATATTATCGCTTTCTTGATGTAGAATGATAAACTCTTCTATAAGCTCTTCACTCTCTAAATTTATACCGTATGTCATAGTTCTATTACTTTTATAGTAGTATCTAAAATTTACTTTCCTTTTTCAATTCATCAATCTCTTTTTGTATATCTTCTAGTGATTGTGAGATTGTGAAATCTAAACCTGCTTTAAAATGTATTTCGTCAAAACCGTCTTTAAATATTATGATGTGTGGGATTGTTCTGACTTTATGTTTCTTTTTAGCTTTTGGTGCTTTAGCGATATCGCATCTATAGTATTTAACTCCTTCTATTTTATCCCAATGTTCAAAAGAATTGTCATCATTAAAGGATGCCCAAAATTCTACGACGACTATCGAAATGTTATCATCTTGAAAAGCCGATCTACCTTCTACAGCTTGTTCAAAATTATCATCAGTTAAAATCTGTTGACCGTAAATTGAGCTTGTAATAAGCACCAGTGCTATAACTATAAACTTTTTCATATTAGTTTCTTTTTTGTAAATCAAAGAGTCTCTCATCAATCTTATTAAGCTGATTCTTAATTTCTTCTACATCATCCTGAGTATTAATGATAGCATCTCTAATTGCTTCATCTTTCATTTGAAACTCTATCCTTTGAATTTCAGGTTCCGGAAGTTCTTTTGCTTCTTCTATATCTGCTTGAAGTGAAAACCACATTCCGATAACAGTTGCAAGACCGAATAAAACTATACCTATTGTTTTGAGGTCTAAAGTAATTTTAGTTTCCTCTCCTATTTGTTTTGCCATTTTATATTATTTAAAAGAGTAATTTAAACCAAATGTTGTTTGATATAATTTACTGTCCCACATTTTAGAATATTCACCTTGTATAAATATACCTAAGTTCTTCCCTATTTTAGTACCTAATGATGCTCCAAATGAATAATCAGACCATTGCTCTAATTCTGCATCTTGTCTCAATCCACCTTTACCCCAATTGTTTCTATTTAAGTACGATGCTTCTTCATCACCTTTTATGTATCTATGGTAAGGTAGAATGTAGTTAGCATATCCATGGAACCAAAAATCTCTTTTGTAGTGGTAGAAATCTAATCCTACTATAGGTGCTACTTCTACCCATGAATCTAATTCATCCCAAGCTAATCCATTAAATTCATTCATAAGTGATGGCATTATTCTTTCTCTGAAGTCTAAGTCTGATGATGCGACTTGTGTTCCTTCTTCATCTATCCAATACCAATCCTGTGTAGTTATTTCTTCACCTGTGGTTGGGTCAGTGCTTGTTTGAGTGTAAAAAACATCTTGGTATCCATTTTCATATCCTAATTGATACCATTGATTAACTGGATTGCCATCTGCATCTGTTTCATTTAACCAAATCTCTATTGGATTATATCCATATGCTCTTTCATGTCCTCTAGCTATAGCACCTGCTGATATAGAAAACTTCTTACCTATTGGTAATCTAGCTCTAAGTTCAGCTGAGTTAAATTTTAAGTTAATTTTCTCTACTGATCTAGATTGTACTTTTAGTATATGGTACTTTCCAGTGTGTTTTAAAAAGAAATTATAATTAGTGAAATCCTGCCCTCTCCATCTTTCTTTCTCAAAATGAAATAAATATTCGAGTCCCTGTACAGCTGATGTTGGTGCTGAAAATACTAACTGCTCTTCAGTACCATCATAAAAGTTCTTAGGTTTTCTTTCGTAATCAAATCTAGCTAATTTTCTTATTCCGAATCCATATCTATAATCAAAAGGAAATACTTCTGTATTGTTAACTACATCCGGTATAGAATATAAACTTCCATCAGGATTAGTTCTAAGGAAATATGTTTGTTCTTCTGCTTCAACAGAATTGGATATATCTCCTGCTCCGTATACTGTACCGTATTTTAAGAAATCTGTATATATAGATTTAAAGAAGCCCGGCTTTTCTTCCTGTGCCCATACTTGTGTTGAAAGTAATACTGTAAATAATACTAATAATTTTTTCATCTCTTTAGTTTTAATTTATTATAAATAGTTATAAAGTATCTTCCAATGCTTTTTTTACTGCTGAAGCAAATACAGTTTTACTAAAAGGAAGATTTTCATTATTTAAATCTAAGAATGTTGCTTGAACAGTTGATTTTGCTATTCCGATTCCTTCTATTACTTCTCCTCTTATTATAATAACTAATTTTACCTGAGTTACTTTCTTCTTTCTTTCCCATGGTCCTATCTTAAACCCTGTAGATGGAGCTTTGATTGATGTAATCTCTATAAAGATAGGGGTACCGTTAAGACATAAGTCGTACTTTTCTGATAGTATTTCTTCTGCCATCTGCTTTATACCGAATATAATTCTCTTTTGACTTATATCTTCTGTTTCTACTCTTGATACAACTCTACCTACTTCGTAGCAATTTTGTGAAAATAGTAGTGTAGGTAAAAGTAATAGTAATAATGTTAAATGTTTCATAGTTTAAAAGTTTATTTTTCCTCCTGTTAATATTTGATAGTTTAAAGCACTGCCAGATGTCTGCCATACTCCGGTAAAGCTTATATTGTACTTAAATGTTTTTGTTATTTTAATATCCCATGAACTAAAAGGTACAACTAATAATCCTGCATTAAACCATTTACCTTCATAATATTGAGTAAAAGGTGAGTACACTCCTAGCATAAGAAAACTTGTTGATATTCTGGGACTAACCTTAAAGTTTCTATGTACTCCAGCAACTGATGATAAGTTCTGTAGACTTCTTTCACCGAGCTTACCGTAAGTGTAGTTTATTCCAGCCATACCTGTATACTTCTTTTGCTTACCGAATCGGAAAGATTCTAATGCTGTTGTAGTGTTGGTTACGTCTGTTTTAAAATTAGTTAGTGTTGTGTTAGCTAATACTAAGTTAAAAGTCTTTTTTGGATTTATCCACGATTTATATAAGGTTATACTAGCATCATTGGTAACTGATGTATATGTAAATAATGCTCCTTTTATTCTACTATTATCTGTGTTGGAATGTGTAATACTTCCAACAAATCTAAATTGCTCTCCATTTGAATTATCTTGATTAGATATTACGACTATATCTCCTGAAGCTATTAAGCTACCTGAGTTTTTTCCTGATTCATTTGATTGTTCGTTATCTCCTCCATCTATAGCATTAGCTAAGGAGTTAGCTACAGCTTGTGTTGATGCCCCTTCGTTATCTTCTACAGGCGATTCAGTCTTTTGTTCTCCTGTTTTAGCTGATTTATCTGTATTGCTAGACCCTCCAGTTGTATTTGAATTAGATCCTCCGCTTGGTTTAGTAGAGGATTGATTTCCTTTGGCTTCTTGATTGCCTTTATCTGTTTGAGTAATGTTTGTGCTTCCTTTTTTATCTGTATTGCTTCCATTTGTTTTAGTGTTTTTCTCATCTGCTTCTTCATCAGAATCATTTCCATTAGATGAGTTGTTAATACTTTCTGCTGGTGGTAACATATTGCCTCCCATTACGGACATTATATTAGTCACAACAGTTAATGTAGTCGCTACAACCGTACTATTTGCATTGTTAACTATTACCTGTGTAATGCTTTCACATGGTGATGATGAATTAATTTGAGTTACAGAATTAATCCAGTTATCAAATACACCATTAGTAAAATCACTTTCTGTAAAGCTCTGTACATTCCCAAAGTAATTTAAAGCAATGGATTGACCTATAGTGTTTGTTACTGTTTGTTGATTAAGGGTACAGGGATCGGTAAACGTATAGTTCCATGTTTGAGAGAAACCAAACATAGGTATAACGTTCAATAGTAATAGTATTATTTTATTCTTTAAAGATGCCACGCTTAATCATTTTTTTCACGATCCTTGCTGAAGCTGATTCAAGAGCTTTTTTGGTTGCTATTCCAATTGTAGATTTATTGAACTTAACTTCATCCAAACCTTCTAATAAATTAGATCTTTTTATTGTAACTGCTTCTCCACTTCCGGAACCTGTTAGTATGGAACCAGTCTCGGCATTTACAAATCTCACTTGCATACCGATAATAGTTTTTAGAACAATCTTTATACCGTCTTTAGTTATTTCTTCTTCTTCAGATACTGAGTAGTCATAAATCTCAACATAGGTAAAGTATTCTGCTAATATTACATTACCGACAACTTTAATCTCATTTGAAGATATACCTTTAGCTGAAGCTTTATGTTGTTTTACCATTCTTTGTTTAATATCTTCTTTATCTTCTGTAAATATAAACCTGTCAGTCCATTCTAGATAAGATAGAGTAATATTACTCACACCCAATCCCACTCTATTCTCTCTTAATTCAGGATAAAATTCATACAGTTCTGGTGTAAAGCCAATGTTCAGTACTTGAATTGGTAATTGATAATCTAACATATAATCAGATACTTCATCTATATCTGCATCTTGTTCAAATTTACCCTTATAGTTTTCTGTCTCCGTTTTACCTAATTGAGCATTAGCAGTAAAACTTAGTAACATCGATATAATTAAAAATATTCTTACCATGATATTTCTTCTTCTTTCTTAGTCTTGACTGGTTGTACTTTTATAGTCTTAGTTATTACTAAAGTATCTTTAACTCCTTCTGGAATGCTAATTGTTTGTTCTATCATTGGTGGTTGTTGAACTTCTTCTTTAGGTTCAAATATAGATTGCATATTAGCTATTAATAATCCAAATCCTGCTGTTATTACTAATCCAATTCCTGTTACTATTTGGTTTTTAATTTCCGAAAAAAATGTTTTCTTTTTACCCATTTTTAATAATTTTAAATGTCTTAACAAACCTACCGTTAGTTACTTGTAATAAATAGATACCAGTAGCAAGGTCCCTAACATCTACTCTAAAAGAAACATACCCCGAGAAAAACTTCTTACTATACACACCGTGTTTTTTACCTAAAAAATCAGATACTATAACCTTATATTCTCCATTTTCGGGTACTGTTAACTCTAGTGTTATACGCCCGGTAGTAGGTACTGGGTATGCTATTCCGTATATGCCGTCTATAGGTGGTACTTCAAAGGGCATTGATCTTTTATTTACATACCCATCTGTACTTATAACCTCTATATCCCAACCTAACTCAGTTCCTGCGGTTTTTCTTCCAATGGTAATAGGTATCTCTACCCATGATTGATCAATTACTTTAAACCTAACTGTGAATAGTTCTGTGGGTGAGTTTATTGTATAAGTACCAAATGAAGCATCATATCCTCCCCATCTAACTGTTTCACCTTGCCAGTCCATAGTGTAGGTTAACCATTGTTGAGCTTTAGCTGTTACCGATATATCTTCAAAGGCTAAGTATGTGGGGTCATAATTTAGTGCAAATTCTAAACTACCTACATCGTTGCTATTAGTTTCGATTACAACCGGTAAATTAATATAAGTACTAACAGGTACCTCAATCTCAGGTACGTTAAATTTGACCTGAGAGTGAGCTACTGTTGATAGTGTTAGTAAAAATATTAATAACGATTTCATTTATTAATTTAATCCTGTACCATTTGCATCACCTAATACTAGTAAGTAGAAATTACCTGCTGTAGTTCCATTTATCTGTGGTGATAAGAATTCTTCTTGTCCTGAGATTGTCCCAGATTGATCTGAGGTAGCAGCATCAATAGTGTTGTATTGAGCTTCAGTAAAGAATAGTACATCTGGGTTATTTGTATAAGCACTTAAACCTTGAGCTAATCTAGCAAATAACAGATAAGAATCTGATACCGTAATACCATTTGCTTGGTTTGTATTACCGGTATAGTACTGTATACCTGATGTTGTTTGTACTCCTGCTGCTATTTGAGCAATCATATTTGCATCTGCTGCTGATAATGCTGTACTTGCATCTAAACCACTTGCAATTTTTAATCTAACTTGCCAGTAATCTTGATCTATATTCTCTGAGAATGTTGCTGTTCCATCGGCTTCTGTTGTATCTGTAGCTACATCTACCCAAGTACTACCATCTGCTGATTTCTGTAAAATTACAGGAATTAATTCTGCTGGGTTTGTTGCATTATTTAAAATAGTTGCTACATAATCAAATGCTGGTTCTATAAAGTTACCACCGTTATCTGATGTGCCTAGAATAGCATCTGTACCATCAGTTTGTGCATAATAAGCAGTTAAATTGTTTGTGAAGTCAATCCCATCAACTGTACCATTAGTATAACTAGATTTAAATGGTAATTCAACATCAAACATATTACCAGCAATAAGGTCAAAGGTAGTAGTAGCACCATCATAGGCCCATACGACTTTTACAATACCGTTTGTTGCATCCACATCTGTAGACATATACCCTACAGGTCCTGAAGTGTTGTTGTAAGTTACAGTTGGTGTGTCAAAAACATCTTTATCGTAACTGAAAGAGAATTGAATACCTTTTACTGTGTTACCTGATGTGTTATCGTAGTAAATATCAACTATAGTATTATTTGAGGAATTAACCGACTCTAAATTATAAGTAGAATCAAGAATTATATACGGCTTAGTTGCATCGGGTGATGTAGTTTGTCCATATGTAAATACTGTGATTAGTAATGCGGTTATGAGGGTAATTGTTTTTTTCATTGTAATTTTATTTTAACATTAATTTATTATAAATATAACTAATTCCTGTGTCCGGTTCTTATTAAATAGAATATAGTAGAGTCTCCATTACTTCTATCAAATAAACTATAACTTCCATATCCAAAATTTTCAGATTTATCATCAGTATCAGTATCTAAAGGGTCCCAAAAGTAAGGAGTTTGTTGATAATGAAATACTTTTGTAGAAGGTGTAGTACTACTATACTGAGTAAATATACCATTCATGTAAGCTAACATAGAATATAAATCTGCAACACTAAATTTCCCGTCATTATTAACATCCATTCTCCAATAATCTTTGGAATTATAAACCCCACTAATTAATTTACTAGTAAAGTAACTGATATCATTTAGAGTTGGAATTGATAATGTAGGAGGCACTACATCTATAGTGTAATCGTAATCATCATAATTTAAATTAGTTGAAAAACTATAAGCTCCATTTGTATCTGTTACAGCTTCTGAGTGTAGATTGTAACTAAATCCAACCTGATTTTTGTTTTGTGTTTTAAGTTGAACTGTGATTCCTTCTAAAGGTTCTTCTTCAGCGCCGTAAACGTACCCACTATGATTTATTGGATCAACAGCTCCTGTAATTGTAGTTTTGAAGTCAACTGTATTTCCATATGAGTAATTACCACATAAGTTGGGAGAAGAAGAATATACCATCATAAACCTCATATAAACTTCTCCATTGAAAACTGTTTGCGGAACGGTAAATGTTTTATTGAAATTTCTAGTTCCATTCCACGTACTATTACTAGAGTGAACTAGTTCTCCTGAATCGTTTAAATTTCCATTTCCATTATAATCAATCCATAATTTAAAGTACTGTCGGTAATTACCTCGGGTTTGAGCTTGAAAATTAAGAGTAATTACATCTCCGGCATTTATTGTAGGAACTAAGGTATTTGTATGGTCTATATATCCTGGTCCAGTCCAACCTGTATTTACAATGTAATTTTGTCCATTTATATTTATCGAATTTAAACGTTCATACCCAAAAGCTTGTGCAGATGAAGGACATAGTGGTGATTGTGCTTTTACTATACTACTGAGTAGTATTAATATAAAGGTTAGTTTCTTCATATAAATAATTGTTCACAAAAAAGAGGGCTAATGCCCTCCTCTAGAAGTTATACTAGTTTTAAGTTACTTCGCTCTATTACCGAATACTTTACCGACTTCAGCAATTCCAAAAGCACCTAATACTATCCATACGAATGAATCGTATATAAATTCATTAATTACTAGATCTTTACCGAAGTAGCCTGAGACTAAATCAGCTACTGCAAAAATTACCATTATTGCAAATGCTAAAAATCCAACTACGGATTTTTCGTTGATATCGTTGTTGTCTTTAAAAATGTTTCTAAATGCCATCCATTTATTCTTTAAGTGTTTAAACATAGTGCAACTTATTAAATTAAAACGTTTAAATATAAATAGCTAACAAAAAAGAGATCCTTATATAAAAGATCTCTTTCCGTATAGGCAATAGTTAAACTACTTTAAGCATCTCATGATAGCTAAGGATGCGCCGTATTTTATTAGGAGTAAATTTCTCCTTGTAATCCTGAGTAGCTTTCTTTTGCTACCTTATTAAAGTTCTTGGATTTCTTTAGGTTGGAATTCCGAATTAACGTGCCCACATGATTTGCATGCAAATACTGGGATTGGTATGTAAGTTGGTTTTCCTGTTCCTGTGAGTAATCCGGATGCTTTTCTGATAATAACAACTTGCTCGAAGTGAATACCACCACATTCATCACAAGTAACCGGTAAAGTTTGGTTAATGTCGACATTTAAATTTTCTTGCATTATTTGTTATTATATAGAGAATATACTTTATTTACTAAGTTGGTCTTAGTAATAGATGTAGGATATTCAGTATCAAAATCCTTACTTGCTAATGCTAAAAGATCTTTCTTAGTAAATTTACGTAACTTTGTTTTAGTTACTTTTCCTTGTAGTGCAGAAGAAACATCTGCTAGTTCTTCTAATACATCTTCAAGTTCATCTTTTGCGTTCTTTGCTCTAGATTTTACTTCTTTTGCTAATGCTTTAGCATCTTTTAGTAATTCCTTACCGTCTTTAATTTTATCTTCAACAAAGTCTTCTATGTCTTCTGCAGTATCTTCTACTACGTCTGGAATATAGTCTCCGTCTCTGTCTTTGATTTTACCTTTTTTGATAAAGTAAATAATTGTACCTACGCCAATTGCTGCAAGTACTAAAATAACTAAAATTGTTTTCATAAAACTTTTTTTTAAATTTGATTTGTTTATTATATATTTATATATAAATAGGCTGTTAAAACCTATTTGCTTTTAGTTTTCCTAGGAATCCTAATTCTTTTGCCGTACTTATCTTCTATCTTAAAGTAAAAAGAAACCAGATCATCACAACCTATAGTTACTTCTACATCGTACTCTTCTTTTGATATTTTAAACTCTTTTACAAACTGTTCTCTTAAGTCGGTTAACTTACGAAACTCTTCTTTTTCATGATCTTCTATAAGTCTTTTTTTTCTCGCTCTATCTACAGAGGTTTCAGAGACATACTTACCATGATCTACCTGACCATCTCGTCCTATAAGGGCTGAAAACTTTTCATTCATAGTATGTAATACTAATTCTACCTCCATTAAGTAGGGCCCTGATTCGTAATCTCCGTTTCTCAATCTATCAATAAAAGAAGCTTTATACCCTAGCGGTTTAGTTTTAGGTGTATAACTTCTCCACCACATAAACCTATCATAAGGTTTTTTAAAGTATCTCTTTCTGAGTTGAGTTTCAAGCCATTGCTTGCTCCATCTGGGATTATAAGGTAGTTCTGTATTCATATTGTAATATACGAAATATTATTCAATTATCCAAACATTATTTTATTAAAAGCATACTTTATTACAACTTCATCATACTCTGTTAAAAGTCTGTATGCTTGTTGTTTCTGCTGTTCTGTGAGGTTGTTTGGTCTGTATTTTCCTAGTTCATGAAACTCACCATTTGAAGTTCCTTTTGGTATTAAACCATCTTGTACTAATTCATTATACTTTTTAATTGAATCACTCATAACTAATTTGTTTTTAATATTACTATTATTCATCTAAATCTTCTCGATAATCTCTTTTGTGTTTAGGTTTTCTTCTATAAGCTGTATCATCTCCATGATGCTTAGTCAGCATCTTTCTTCTTACCAATTTCGACAGCTCTCTTTCCGAATAACTCTCTCCGTTGTCCATCCGGATATTCATTTTCTTTTTTTTCATCTTTATTTAAATTCCATTCATCTTCCCAGTATAAAAATTTCATATCGTTCACCATCTATCCTTTATTAAATAAATATAAGAAAAATAATTCTGATTAACAACTTCTTACTTATATTTATTATAAAGAATCCTGTGTTATGAATAGATGATGTGCTGAAGGGTTTGGTTCTATTAAACCTTTAAAACCCACACGCATTGAGACTATTTACTACACTTCTACTATTCTTAACTCTTTCCACGGCTCACGCGCAGCTCTTAACAGAATACGACAAACAGTACCATTTTGCCGCAGGCGCGTTAGTATCCGCAAGCACTTATACTCTAGTTTACGCTAAGACCAAGAGCAAGAAAAAAGCATTGATTTACTCCGTTGCTTCTTCTATATTGGTTGGTACATTAAAAGAACTTTCCGATAGCAGAGAGAAAGGCAATCGCTTTGATAAACGGGATTTATTAGCAACAACTTACGGAGGCCTCTCCATTGGGGTAACCTTTAACATATTCACAAAGAAAAGGCCCTAGCCGTTTCCGGAAGGACCTTCTTTTAAATTCGCGCGTGTCGACTTCGTCGACGAGAGAGAGAAACGCCCCTCCCCCGCCTCCTCATCTTACTTGTTCTCTGCTACAGAAGCTTTTCTATAGTCGGTGATTAATTTCTTAATTTCACCTGCTGCTTTTCTAGCTCTCTGTTGAGATGCTTTTGTAGTACCTGCATTATTTTCTGCTAACTCATTAAAGTTTGCTTCAATTGCTTCGAATAATTCTTGTTTTTTACTCATAATAGTTTTCTTTTTAATTTTAGTTTTTGGGTAGGTCATTTCTGTACTAATCAACGTATTACCCTTATACGTCCATTTATCTTTTAATCCATACTCATTAGTATATTCTCTAACTATAATGTCATTCATTACATCATCATTGATGGATCAATACCCTGTGCTGGGTCTTGTTTTTTATCCTTTTTATTACTAATCACTGCTTCAGTTATTAACATCGTTCCTGCAACTGATGCTGCATTTTCTAATGCTAACCTAGTAACTTTAGTTGGATCAATAATACCGGAAGCAAACATATTTACATACTGTTCTTCTCTAGGATTATACCCTGACCAGGCATCTCCTCCTTCTTTAATATGTTCTTCTATACCTCCTATATCGCTGTCTGTATATCCTGCATTTAATAGTATTTTATAGAAAGGTCTTTCGATTGCTGAGATTACAATTTCGTAACCTAGATGATACTCTTCTGGTTGGGCGCCAATTTGGTCAGCAAGCATCATAGCAGAGTTCAAGAGAGCGATACCTCCACCTGGTAGAATTCCTTCTTCCAAGGCTGCTTTAGTAGCGTGGAGTGCATCATCTACTCTATCTTTCTTCTCTTTCATTTCTATTTCTGTCAATCCACCAACGTGTACAATAGATACACCGCCGATAAACTTAGCTAACCTCTCTTGTAAAGTTTCAATTTCAAAATTAGAATTACTATTATCAATTAAACTCTTAATATCCTCTACTCTATCAGTTATTGCAGCTTCTTCTCCTTGTGCATCGATAATTGTTGTAGTATCTTTACTAACTGTTACCTTGTTAGCTTTCCCTAACCAGTCAGTATTAAACTTATCAAGTTTCATTCCTTTTTCATGAGATACTACTGTTCCTCCAGTTAGTATTGCAATATCTTCTAATATTGCTTTTCTTCTGTCTCCAAAATCAGGTGCTTGAACTGCTACAACTCCTAAGATACCTCTCATCTTATTTACTACTAAGGTAGAAAGTGCCTCTCCTCCTATTTCATCTGCTATAATTAACAGCTGTTTATTTTGAGATGAACATGCTTCTAAGATAGGAAGAAGTTCTTTTATGTTATTAATCTTCTTATCTGTAAGAAGTATAAACGGATCTTGAAGAACAGCTTGCATTGAGCTATTATCTGTGACGAAGTAAGGAGACTTGTAACCTCTGCTGAATTGAATACCTTCAACAGTTTCTAAATATGTTTCTCCTGTTCGCGACTCTTCGATTGTTACTACCCCATCACGGCCAACTTTGTCCATGGCAGTGGAAATTAACTCACCTATTTCGGTGTCATTGTTAGCTGAGATAGTAGCTACTTGCTTTAGCTGTTCTTCATCCGTTATGTCTTTTGAATACTCTTTTAGATATTGTACAACTTCTTTTGTTGCTTCATCAATACCTCTTTTTATGTCTACTGCGTTTTGACCTTTCTTAAGTTTGTCTATACCTTCTGAAAGCATAGATTGTGCGAGAAGTGTAGATGTAGTTGTTCCGTCTCCTGCTTGCTCTGCTGTCTTAATAGAAGCTTGTTTAACAATTTGTGCTCCTAAATTTTGCACCTTATTTGATAGTTCGATTGACTTAGCTACTGTTACTCCGTCTTTAGTTGATATAGGATTCCCCATATCTTGTTCTATAATAACGTTTCTTCCGGAAGGTCCTAATGTAGCTGTTACAGCATTTGCTAATTTATCTACTCCTTTTGCTAGCTTCCCTCTTGCTTCGTCTGAAAATATAACTTTTTTACTCATTGTTTGATTCTTTAATTATTGCTAAAATTTCTTTGTCTGGTGTTATGAAGTATTCCTCTCCATCAAAATCTACTCTTAAAGATCCAATTTTTGGAATAAGTACAGTATCTCCTACTTTTGCATTTACTCTAATAAACTGACCAAATTCAGATTGACGACCTGGTCCTACTGAGATTACTTCTCCCATTTCCGGTTTGTTCTTACCCATATCAGGTACAACTATATTACCGTACATTTGTTCATCTTCTTCTATAGGTTTTATAATAACTCTATCATTGAAGGGTATTAATTCTTTTGCCATGTATAACTTATTTTTTATTGTTTATATTAATATAAGAAAAATAAATGAGGGATCAAACTTGAGAGCGAAAAAAAACCTATTTAATTTTCAAAGTCTTTAACTCTGAACCTTTGCTAAAAGGTATACTGATTCGAAGTAGTCCGTTTTCAAATGAAGCATCAGCTTTACTTAATTGGAACTTACTATCGATCTTCCAACCTAAATTAAAAGCTCGTTTAGCTATACCTCTATGGTAAAACTTACTATCAAGCTCTGATTTTGGTTTATCGTATATTACTCTAAGAATGTTTCCTTGTATTTGAACATCAATATCCTCTTTATCGATTCCTGTACAAGCAATATCTATACCAATACCGATAGGTGTTTCGAAGATATCAACAGGATGTGGGACTTTTGATTGATCAATTGGGCGGAAATGCCCTTGGGATTGTAAAAAATTTCTGACAAGTATGTCAAAAGGGTTGTTGTTTAATAATTCTAATGTACTCATATCATTTTAAGTTTATGACGTCCTAAGATCGTCGGTTAATGTAATAAAAAATCGCTCTCAAGTTGATCTTTCATTTTATATAAATATAGGTTAAATTCGTTTTAATGTCCTTCTGCCCAGTTATTAGCAATCTCTGGTGGTGCTTTTAAAGTTACTCCAGGTAGTTTAGTAGTATTCTCCATAATCTCTTGAACATAAGGAGCAAACATTTCTGCGTCTTTTTCATCAACGTTTACTATCAATTGATCATGCACTTGAGCTTGACATATAGCATCGATATTTAATTCTTTAGCTTTCTGATTAATCTTTAACGCTGCTCTATTTACTACTGCTGCTGCTAGAGACTGTAATTGAAAGTTAAGACAGTTATTAAGTCCATTACGGTAATCTCTATATGCTTGAAGCACTACGTCTTTTCCGTATGTTCGCTCTAGTTCTTTTCTAAATCTCCAATCCATCATCTTATCTTGAAACTTAATATAAGTCTTCTGAACTTTAGGTAGGTGTCTTACTCTACCAACATAGTTTTTAATGAACCCATGAGCTTTTACTTGCAGTCTTGAATTTTCTCTCCATTCCTTAAGTTGAGGAAATCCATCTAGGTAACCTTGTACTAAACGTTCAGCAGTTTTCTGATCTACTCCTAAGGTCATCTTTAAAGCATAAGCTTCCATACCGTATGCAATACCTAATGAATAGGCTTTAGCTTTGTTACGAGCTGGAGCATCTAGTTTCTTTAAGTAGTTAGGAGCACTTTTATCAGCTGAGACTCCGTTAGGGAACCTGGCAGTATCTTCGTTTAGCTTTTCAGTCTTAATAGCAACCGTAGAATAAAAATCCCAATTCTTATTAAAGATCTCCTGTAAAGCTTTATCTCCTGTTACTGAAGCAAAGCAGTGAGGTTCTAGAGATTCATAATCGGCATCAATAACCTTTCTACCATTTCCGGCAATAAGAAACTTTCTTACTACGTTTACATATTTCATAATAATAGGAGCTTCTTCTCCTTCTTCTAGAGGTTTAGGTAGTTGCTGAGCATCAGATCCATAACGACCAGATACAGTTCCGTTCTGCTTAAAGTAGAAGTAGTATCTTCCGTCTTCTTGACGATCTCTAAATCTATCTACATAAGTAGATTTAATTTTAAGTAACCTATTATACACTCTTAAGTTCTCTGCCCATGGATATTCTTTTGCTAACTCTTTAACCATATCCATATCAAATTTAGCTCTTCCAGATTTAGTATTAGCTCCTTTTACTTTAGGTTCTATACCCATATACTTAAATACGATTTCACCTAAATGCTTTTTTGATTGAATATTAATATACTCTCCGTCATTAGACTCTTTCCACATCGCCATAGAAATCCTAACTTTTTCTACATCTTCTAATATAGACTCATCACCGGTTAGTAAAAACTCTTTAACAAGTCTTTCATTATCATTAGAAGGTTCAAAAGCTTCTATATTCTTCTGAGTAAGAGAATACTTTCCAGTCTTTTCGCTTTTAGGTAAAGGTATCGAGTATCTAGTTATTAAGTTCTGAGCCCAGTTACCTTTATGAGAAACAGGAAAGTTAGTCATAGCAGTTGCAACTACCCACTCTTTTACTTCCGCAATATCGAGGAGAGATTTCATTACTATTTCCTTATTAGCTTTTTGATCTTCAACTATTTCGTTATAGACTTTTTCAATAAGCTCTATATCTAAGTCAACTCCTGCTGCTTCCATAGGAACAGTAACTTCACGGTAGATAGGCATTACTTCTTCTTCAAAGAAAAACTTCTCTAAACCTTCTTCTTTTAACTTCTTTAAATATAGATTACATATACGTAAAGTTAAATCCGTATCTGCTGATGCGTATTTACTTAGTATGTCTAAGTCTGCTTTAAATATTTCATATAGTACCTTAGTAGTAGAACCTCCGTTACTCTTAATAGATTCTTTCAGCTCTATCTGCTCTTTATTAGCTGCTTCTTGTACATCTAGTCCTAGTTCCTTTTGATTCATTATAGCAATAGACTTTAACCCGAAAGGGTTACCAAATCCAAATGCACCTTCTTCGTAGACAGTATGTACCAGTAGCCCTGTATCCACATAAACGCTAGGTAGTAAGTCAACTCCAAAATAGTTCTTTATAAATTGAACATCAAAAGAAGCATTATGGAATACTAATTTTTTACCTATAAGTAATTTTAGTAAATTTCTAGATATTACCTCAGTAGATTTACCGTTTATTTCCTGCAGTACTAGTTCATCTTTCTCATAATCAAAAACTAAGGTAGGTAAGTAAAAACCTACTCCTTCACCACCAGAAACAGACCAACCAATAATTTTATTCTTACGAGGGTTAAGTCCGGTAGTCTCCGTATCGACTGCTATTACATCTGAGTCTAAGATATGTTGATGAAGTAATTTTAAGGTCTCTTCATCTTGAA